GCCATAGGAGACATTCTTAAAGGGCAGTTGATTGCAGAAGGACTTACTGATGCAGATATAACGTTAGAGAACCTAACAGCCATAAAGGGACAAACGAACGACGAATACGTTAATGCTTTAAGAAGAGCAAAAGAGAGTGCCGCCGCAGAAAGAATTGCCGCAGAAAACACCAATATTCCATATTCTGAAACATTTAGAATGGCACCGAAAATTGTTGATCAAAACATATCAAAGCAGGCATCAGAAATAGCTGAAAAAATCAGAAATGATGGTGTTGATATCTCAAGTTACGATGGCGTTAATGGGCTTTTAACAAAAAGCCCTTCATATCCATGGCTTCAAGGGTATGATGATGAAGCTATATCCACTGCGATTAAGTCACTTGGCGGCGATGTCAACATGGTAAAACCGATTCCTCCTCCTCCACCCGCAAAGCCAACTTTGGGCCAAAAAATATCCGGAGCATTTAAAACCGCCTCAGAAAAAATGGCAACTATCCAAGCGCAACAAAATAAACCGGCACCAATTCAACAAAATAATATCGCTAAAGAAGCGGCAATAGCTAATTTAAGAGCAAGGGGAACTCCTCAAGATAAGATTGATGCGTATATCGCAAGGAAATTTGGTAATTAGTATGAATACCCGACAGGAGAAACATGAATGGCAATCAATACACCGATCTCCGATGAAGAGTTTGCGTCATTAGATTCTATTGCAAGCGGAGCCACTCCGCCTACAACACAAAATATTCAACAGCCAATTTCGGCCTCAATAAATGACGATGAATTCGCATATCTTGATTCAATAGCAAGCGCTCCTCCCTCAAAACCATCTCCTGTTCCCGTACAAAGCGCACCGGCACCACAGCCAGAACCGGTTGATCCATGGAATATTTCAGCGGAAGTAATGAGCGACGCCGCTATGCGTGCGCAAGAGGATATTGCAAAAAAAAGCGCAATGCCACCAGCGGAGACTGTTTCACCATATATTCAACTAAAGGGACAAACGGCGTTGCAACAAGAGGCTTCTCGCCCAAAGCCACCAACCTATGACACAAGTGATTTCGATCTTATTTCGGGAACCGGTGGAGGGCGCGGAATAGTTGTACCGCAAGAAGTAACAAAGCCACAAACAGTTTATTCTCCTGCCCAAAATATAAGCGTTAAGTTGCCAAAAGAAGTAAGCAAGCCTGTTGAGACTGTTACCGATACTCCTTCCTACGCTTTGGAAAAGACAGCCGACCAAATTTTTTCACACCCGTCGTCGGAGCACGCCAAACTAATTTCTGAAAATGTTCCACCCGACCAGCAAAAAGAAGTCCTTCAGATGGTTGTGGCAAAAGGCCAGAAAGATCCGCTTGAGGCTGCAACACAAACGGCACTTGCTTCAATTTATCATGGAGAAAAAGAAACGAGTAAGTTGCGTAGCGGGTATGAAGAATATTACGCTACCGGTGGATTAAAGAAAGACCTAAAAAAATACGGCGTTTCCATTGATGATTTTAAAGATGCTGATGGTAATTTTGTTTCGAGGAAATCTGAATTGGCGAATGAAAACGTTGGGTGGAAAAAGATTTCTTCAATACCAGAAATCAAAAACAGCGTTAAGGATGATATTGATTTCAATCTTTCAAGGCTCCAAAAATCAATTGACCAAAAGAAAATATCTGAATTTTCATCTGAACAAGAAAAAATTTACTCTGAAGGTGCCAAAGCTTTTGATCCTATCATTTTAAAAATTCCCAAGATAGAACGCCGAATAAACCAATTAAAAGAAAGTGGCGGGAATGAATATGCTAACGCTTTTGAAAGGGGAGATATTTCTTTTGTAATTCAAAAAGCTATGGGTGGATATAATTACGCTGGAGACAAAGATTCCTTTTTGAAAATGCAAAAATTAATGCGTGATTACGAAAACACTGTTAAAATTGAAGATAAAACAAAAAAGAACGGCGCATTTAAAAATCTCATTTTGCAAACAATTGAAATGCTTCCCCCGATGGTGCAAACAGCTGCAATTTCTTCTATTCCTGTTGTTGGCCCTGCTATTGGGCTATCGCAATGGGCTATCCAGGGTGCTGGCGACGCTTCAGATCAAATGGTGCAATCCGGGGTATCTTTTGAAACTGCCAGAGAAATTGCTCCATTAACAGGAATAATCTATGCTGCAATTGAAAAAATACAATTAAAACAATTGACTAATCTTGGTGGAAAAATAACACAAAAAGCAATTGGAGATAGTATAGCGAAAGTTGTCGGAAAACTTGCTGTTGAAAAAGGCAAAGATTTTCTTAAGGAAATAAACGAAGAGGGGATGCAAAGACTTGTAACGGACATAGGTGTTGAAATAGGGAAGCAAACCGATGGAGTTTCGAGTAAGGATGTTGGAGAGCTTCTTCCGCAGTTGCTTAAAAATTATGTCCAAGAAGTCGGTGGGGCTGCCGGTCCAATGGGAATATTGGGACTTATAGGACTTGGTGGAGGAATTTCAAAACACATAGCAAATAAACCAGATGTTCCACATAATATTACTATTGGAAAGCCAACCACTCCGGAACAGGCCCCACCTTCTGCCGTCGGACAATCGGCAGAACAACCACAGGCTGCTACACCACAGCCGGGGCCTGCTACTCCGGACCTTTTAACCGCTCGTCGCGATGAAGTTGCCAATGCTTCAAAAAATATAGCTACGGCGACACCAGAAGAAAGGCTTGCAATAAACGACAAGTATGCTGGGCTTTTTACTGATTACATGGATGCCAATCCAGAAAAAACACACGATGACTTTTTGGCGTGGATGGATGAAGGAAGTACGGTTCAAAATCAAATAGAAAAACCGACTTCCGGTTCTAATGCACAGGAACAGAAAGAGCCAACAAAGATACTTTCTCCTGAAGAGATATCTCAGTTGCCACCCGATCAGCTTGCCGCAGAATACGCAAAGCTGCACGCTGCACATCAAGAAGAAAAGAAGATAGCTTCAGTTGATCCTCTTACCGGAATGTTTAACCGAAGAGGGCTTGAGACAAAGGCAAACGAAATAGGCAAAAGCGTCGATAAATCAGATGTCATAATCTTGGACGTAGACAAGTTCAAAAGTGTAAATGACACTTATGGTCATGGAGTTGGAGACGAGGTTCTTGAGTCGCTTGGTAATTTTTTAAATGACAATTCAAATGGTGAATATATCGCCGGGCGATGGGGCGGGGAAGAATTTGCGATAGTTCCAACTACCGATAAGCCAATAGGCGAAGTTTTAAATAGAATTGATTCGTTGCGAGACGAATTTAAAAAGGAGGAATTTGCTGACGGGAAGCTTACGGGAGTAACATTTTCGGCTGGTCACGGAATTGGAATTTCTAATGCAGACGAACAATTATATAAGGCAAAGGAAAGTGGCCGTTCACAAACATGGTCAGGAGGAAAAAGGAATGGAACAGAAACAGTACAAAATGAATTACAGCGAACCGGAGCCGGTGACGCCGGAGTACGCCTCCCAAGTGAAGGCGAAGCGACTGTTGCGCCAGAAATCCAAAAAGAAGCAAAAACAGACGATGCCGCCATCGTTAAATCGACCGGGAATAGACCAATACGGTCTTCCGGAAGATCCGCTTTTAAGACGGACAATCTTAATGATGAAGAGTTAAGCGATCTTAACTTTGAGGCATATAAGTACGATCTAAATCTTGCGTTCAGAGACGCTTTTAATCTTGGCGACGTTACCGGAAAGAAATATCAGCAAGCCATAAAAGACCTTGGCGAAAGCAGAATGTCTCCGGAGCAAAGGAAATACTTCAAAGGACTTACCGAATACTTTTCCACCGACGAAGGAAAGCGCGTCTGGACAGAAGAAAACAGAATGTCGGAAGAACTCATTCCCGGGGATTACGATTCTTTCAGACAGTTAGTTATCGATGCTGTTACAAATCGTGACGAAATAGCAGAGATGTACAAGAATGCCTCTCATAATGCTAAAAAGGCTATAGAAGAGGGTATTGCCCAGGGGGAAGAAGTTGCAAAGCAAGAATATGTTCCCGACCAGGCAGAGATTGATAAGTGGGCGCAATGGCTTGTCGATAAAACAGGTGGAGAAATCCGCGAAAAGCCTTCAAAGATTGCAGCAAAAAAGGTTCTTAAAGCTATTGCTCTTGGCGAGTATGGCGATATTCTTCATCTGACTAACAAGAATAGTAGGAAATTGTTTACTGAGATTACCGGTGTAAAATTGCCGGGAACGCTAAAGGGAACAAAGGCGCTGTTTACCGGCAAACCGTTTGAAAAGAAAAAAACAGATGAATCTTTAACTAAAATCCCAGAATCAGCAAAAAAACAACAACACTCACTAGAAGTTCATTTGTTGATTACGGATGCAATTGGGAAAGAATACGACAGATCACACGCAACAGCGTATAGAACAATGTTAAAGGTTTGGACCGATGCCCACAATCCTACGGATGTCGAGTTGATTGATTGGGCAAAAAAGAAATTTTCCAGACTAACAAACCTTGATTTAGAACAAACTTATTCAAATAAAAAAGAAGACAAAGCCGCAGAAAACAAACCGACTGCCGAACAGCAAAAACAAGAAGATTCCCTGTCGAAAGTTTTTACCAAAAAGGCACCAGACGTAAAAAAATTTACTCTTGGAGAGTATTCGATAGGAGACAAGGTTCAATATTTGGGGAGACTTGGAACTGTTTATGGCTTTATGCGTTCAACTGATGAAACCGAAGACGATGTAATAAATGTAAAATTTCACGACGACATTAAAGATCCATTCGTAACCGTAAGGCCGGAACAGCTCAAAAAACTAACAAAAAGCCAAGAGGAAAGCTTAAGAAAGCCACAAGAGATATCTATAGGATCTAAATTTGATTTTAATGGACGACAATATAGGCTGGAGAGCGTTTCTGTAAGCGAAGACGGATCTGTTAACATAAACGCAATTGACCTATCTCTTAAAGGTATGGTTGTCTCAAGGGTTTTCATGGCAAAAAGTGTTGGTGAATTTGAAAAGTCAACAAATACAAAATTAGACGAATCGTTGACAAAGATACCAGAACCAGCCAAAAAAGAACTTACCCCAAGAGAAAAAGCTCGTGCGGAATTAAAGAGAATGCAGGAAGAGGAAGCTCAGTCGTCAAAAGACAAAAGCAATCTTACGAAAAGCAGAGATGCGCTTCTTCCGCTTCCAAAGATGAATTATTTGTCGCGCCTTCAGTTAGTGGCCGATTCTCCCGAAACGCTTAGGCCGATTGACATTGATCGCCTCAAGGATGATCTTGGAAAAGATTGGCCAGAAATGTCTTCTTGGCTTTTAAAACAGGACATATCAGATAGGGTACGACATGGTATTCTGGAAGGAAAGATAACTCTCAGAAAGCCGTTTAGCAAAGAAACAGAAAAGGAATCACAAAAAGATTTCATTGATAAACACATAATAGTAGCCAAACCCTCTCATGGTAAAACTGAAAAAGAGGCTTCTCCCGAACAGAACGAATCTATTAAGCGTGCAATGGAGAAATTCAAAAAACTTGGTGATAGGATGCAGGAGGAACCGGCTGAATATTCATTAAAAGAGCCAGGTGCTTCATACGAAAAGGCTTCCCAGGAAGACGAAGACCTTGCGTTCGATGCCGTTGCAGATATGATCGAAGGCGGAATGACAAATTTTGATTCTATCGCAAAAATGATAGCTGAAATGATTCCGGAATCAGCCGCTAAAGCAAGTTTTCAAAAAGTTGTCGAGATGTCTTACGACGCCTACTACAAGGTTAATGGTGGAATAGATCCGCGCAATGGCGTTTTGCTGTCAAATTTCGTCGCAAAACAAGAGAAGAAGGTAGAAAAACCAGAAGTTAAGAAGGTTGGAGTATCTGCAACTATTCATCCACACATGAATGTGTTGGACTTAAGAGGAATAACTTTTGGGAAATATCCCGGAAAACAAGTTACTGAAGCGTTGAAGAGCGGCCTTTTAAAATACGGTATTCCGAGAAGGTGGAATTCAGTTAGTTCAACTTGGGACTTTGACGTAAAGGATGAACCTGATGTTGAAAAGGTTCTTTCCAAAATGGCAAAAGACAGATTGATTGACGATTATTCCGTTGATAACGAGCATGCTATAAATGTTGACAAAATAATCGAAGTTCCTAAAGAAGAAGAAAAGAAAACTATTGGATTTGGAGATGAATTTATTCGTTCTAACGGGAACAAATACATTCTAACCGGAATAGATGTAATCGGCGAAAAGGTTTTTGTTAAAAATAAAGTTGGTAACAATTGGTTTATTCAAGACTGGAATGTCAGTATTGCTGATTTCCAAAAGACATACGATGTTGAAATAAATCCAGATTTGGTTCAAGAAGATATCGCAAGAACACAGGCGATGCTTAAAGAGTGGACGCCAAAAGTTGGAGACTTGGCGAAAGCAAGAGAGAACGTTGGAATTCCTATTACTCTTTTCAAACTTGATGTATTAGAGGTTGAAGAAGTTATAGGATCGGGAAGATCGGCGAAATTAAAATTTAAAGGAAGCACATTATTCTACGATTACGAAAATTTCGTTCCAACATACGCAAAAGTAGGTGGAGACAAAAAAGAAAATCAACCTCCTATTAACGTTCCTATTTCGCGGGTAGACGATAAAAACGTTGTTCCCGGAACCGGTGCTTTGATCGAGACTATTAAGCAGCAACTTCGTACCGGTGTAAAATTTGGGAATCCTCAGTTGACAAAAATGGCAGACAGCTCATTTGGCGGAACCCGGGGAGATGGCGCATACGATCCAAGGGACATGTATGACGCTCTTGAAGTCGCTATCAATGAATACATACTCGAATCTGGAATCGTCGATTTCAGCAACCCAGAAGATACGGTAAAGAGACTTAACGATCTTAATGATATAATCCCGAGGCAAGTTGACCGTACTGAAGAACAGATTGAGTTCCAACAGTTCTCCACGCCACCAGCGGAGGCGTTTATAGCTGTTTGGGCATCCGGGGTATCAAAAGGCATGACCGTTATAGAACCAAGCGCCGGGACAGGGAATATTGCGACAATGGCGCACATTGCCGGTGCGAAGGTTGTAGCGAATGAGATATCTCCAAGAAGACTTGGATTGTTGAATATGCAGGGGTTCGAAACGTATAGCGTTGACGCCGAAAAGCTGAACAACAATCTTCCTCAGACAATAATGGCCGATGTCGTTATAATGAATCCTCCATTCTCTGCTACCGGAGGAAGAACAGCTTCCCATAATACCGAAGTTGGCGCAAGCCATGTAACGCACGCCCTTCTCAGGGTAAGGGATGGTGGTAGGTTAGTTGCCATCGTTGGTCGCGGAATGGCACATGAAAGACCATCGTTTAGTGCGTGGTGGGATAAGATGGAGCAGAAAAACGACGTTCGGGCGAATATCGGTATAGACGGAAAGGCTTACGCAAAATACGGGACCGGATTCGACAATCAAATATTGATTATCGATAAAACGGGTCCGACTCCCGGAATGAATAGAAATGAAAGAATGGCGAATGTTGTTCGATCTGAAGGACTAACGCCTGAAGGAACTATAGACCTGTTAAAAGATATCGCAGAGGAGGACATAAATGAACGCATTGGCGGAAAAGCTGGATCAAGTAGCAAAGGAAAAGCTGGCGGCAATGTTCGATCTAACAAAAAGAAACTTCGCAGCCAATCAGACAACGTCGTTAATCCCCCTGATGGATCTTCTCTTGGAGAACGAGACACAACCGGACTTTCTGGAGATACAGGACGAGTGGGATCTGGTAGTGGAAGATCCAAGAATACACGGGGCGGTATTGGAGATCCTAACGGAGCAATTTCCGGAACAAGCGAAAGCGGAAGTCCTGAATCAACTGACAGACCAATCATCGATGCGCGCATGGGCGATGCAGTTAGCGATGGGCTTAGTCCAGTGGGGCCAGGCAACGGAACGAGCGGCGTTCCAGGAAGTGGCGGAGTAAAGGACGTAGAGCAAGAGGAAGATTCGCAATACTCTCCTTACGTTGTCAAAAAAGCCACAATTGAAGGAACAATAAAACACCCGGGAAACATCGTTCAATCTACGGCGCTTGCCGCGACAGAGGCTCCCGATGTCGTTTATACCCCAAAGATCCCAAAGGAAGTTATCGAAGAGGGAAGGCTTTCTGATGTTCAGATGGAGGCTATCGTATATGCAGGGCAAAGACACAACCAAAGATTATTAAGTGGCGAACGCGCGGAGTACTTATTAGGCGATTCTACAGGGGTCGGCAAAGGTAGGACCGCTGTAGGTGTTATTTATGATAATTTCATGCACGGAAGAAAACGTGCAGTTTGGATTAGTGTTAATTTTGATTTAAAGCCTTCGGCAGAACGAGACGTTTCAGACGTAGGCGTTCCAATGGAAGTAATTTCTCAGGCCGATACAAAAACATGGGATAAGCTACCAGATAAAGACGGAATACTTTTCACGTCATACGGACTTATGTCGGGAAGCGAAAAAGATAAAAATGGAATTTCTACTCAGGCGAGATTGAAGCAAATACAAGATTGGCTTGGAGACGACTTCGACGGCGTTATTGTCTTCGACGAATCTCATTTTATGAAAAACGCCGTTGGTGCTGGTATCGGCGGAGAGGCAAGTTCAAAGGCAGGTTCAGAGCGCGGGAATGTCGGTCTTATGCTTAAAAAAGCGTATAAGAACGCACGCATATTCAATATGTCGGCTACGTCTGCTACGGTTGCGCGAAACATGGCTTATTTAAGTAGACTTGGAATGTGGGGTGCCGGTGCTCCATTTACTGATTTCATGGATTTCCTGACAGCTATGACGCGCGGTGGGCTTGGCGCAATGGAGGCGCTTACAAGAGACCTTAAGGCTATAGGATCTTATATAAGCAGATCAATTAGCTATGCCGGGGTAAAATTTGAGACAATACAGCACAACGTTACCGAGGGAGAGCGAAACGTATATAATGATGCAGCGGATTTGTGGTCGAAGTTATTGGTTGCGTTTGAGAATGCTGCCGAAAATTCGGGTGAGAAAAAGAAAAAAGGATCTGGACATTATACGGCGTTCTATTCTACTCAACAGAGATTCTTTTTGCAGTTAATGACTTCTCTTCAGTATGACGAGGTTGTTAATGACGCAAAAAAACAGCTTGCGGCAGGGCGCTCAGTTGTTATCAGCATGTTTAGCACGAACGAGGGACTGACCAAGAAAAGCGTTGCCGCAGCAAAGGCAAGTGGAATTGAAGATATTGACGACATGGATTTTAGTTCAAAAGACATGATTGCCAGCATGGTAAAAACAAGTTTTCCGATATATCAATATGTAACACAAAAGAACATTGTTACCGGCAAAGACGAAACAGTTATGGAGCTTGACGCGCAAGGGGAACCGGTAATAAACAGAGAAAACTTTCAGGAACAGCAAAGACTTCTTGAGATTATTTCAAACTTGAACCTTCCTCCGAATCCTTTTGATAGGATTGTCAATGCTTTTGGTGCCGATAATATTGCTGAAATATCCGGAAGGAAAATGAGGCTTGAAGGTGTTGGTAAAAACCAAAAATATGTCAGAAGAATAAACGAGAATGGAACGTCGAAGGATGTCAACGAGTACGAAACTAAGCAGTTTCAGAGCGGAAAGAAGCGTGTAGCAATCATATCGGCAGCGGCATCCACCGGGATATCGCTTCATTCCGATAAAAAGGCAGAAAATAAGCAGCAGCGCGTATTTTACGCAATGCAATTATCATGGTCGGCAGACACTCAGATGCAGGTTTTTGGTAGGGTTCATAGATCAAACCAAGAAGTCCCGCCGATTATTAAGCTGGTTAAAACAGATATCAAGGGACAAGAAAGACTTGTTAATGCAGTGTCTCGTAGGCTTGCCAGCCTTGGCGCTATGACCAGCGGGAACAGAGAGTCTCTTGGTGGTGGAATGTTCTCAATAGAGGATCTTACCGACGAATACGGAGAAAACGCATTACAAAGCGTCATTACTGGACTTTCAAGAAAATCGCTTGCCGAAATGGGTTTGTTAAACAAAAAGGGAGAGGCGAAAGAAGACGTAACTGTAGATAAATTTCTTAATAGAATACTCGTTCTTCCAATTGGCCGCCAAAATGAAGTGTTTGAAAAGTTTTATGAAAAATACCAAGAGAATATTGCAAACGCTAAAGCAAAGGGAAATTTCGATTCTGGTGTTCAAAAGATACGTGCAAAGAACCTTAGAATAGACAAGCCTGCCGAATTGATTTATGTAGATCCAATTTCGAAGGCAAAAACGCACTTGGTATACTTGGCCGGTGAGGTTCCAAGCAATAAATTGTCGTTCGAGGTTTCTCATATTCAAGACTTCACTGATTATTGGGTTGGATATTATCAGAACGTTAAAAGCAAAAGAATATACTCTGTTATTACGGTAAAAATTACTACAAATGGAATAGAGAAAGAAGTATATCAGCTAACGAATCCAAAGGGAATAAGACATAGTCTGGATAACGAAGAGTTTAATCATGGTCTCATGGAAGTTAATCGCGGAGACGCGGAGGTTCTTTGGGAAAAGGAACTAAGTGAAATTCCTGAATACACAACGGAAAAGCATACTATTCTTACCGGGATTATTTATCCAATTTACGATAAGATTTATCCTAAAAAAATTGACAACGATTCTGCTTTTGCTTCTCACGAAAAACAGACCGTTGTTCAGGCAACAACTGGAGATAACGAAACATATCTTGGCATAAGCCTTAAACAGAAACAAATTGCCGGTATAAAGTTAAGGCTTGGTATTGGGAATTCTTTCTCGCAATTGTCGGCAGTAGAGCTGTTTAATCTTGTGAAGTACGACCATGGAATAGTTGAGCTTGATAACGGATGGCAAATAGCGCCGGTTAACGTTCACAACCAGCCGCGTATTGAGCTTAGAAATTTATGGTCTCCTAATCTTGACGAACTCAAAAGATACGGGGCGTTTAGCGAATACATTAGTAGCTGGAATAAAAAATGGTTTATTCCATTCGAAGACGAAGCTGGAATTAATTCTATCAAAGAAATGATTCTTGTCCATAAGGCAGTCAAGGACCTTACTGCTACCGACGCGCCGTCGTCATCATCAAATAAGGCAAAGGACAATGTCAACAAGTTCATTGACGATAGCCTTCCTCAAATTGGCGCAACGATAAAAATGATTAGCCCGTATCAAGGGTTAGTCAACGACGATCTAATTACGGAGGAGCCAAAATCAAAGTACGAAACCGGTGACTTATTCTCTGGAACTGGTTTTGAGGATAAGCGAACCCCTGTTCAAAAAGCTATTGCCGCTGAGATTCGAAAGAAAAACGAAAAGCGTATCGGTGGATCGCCAGACGTTACTGGCCTTCCTATGTTCGAAGGTGGTGCCGGAATAGTTGGCGGAACAGAACAGTTGAGCCTGTTTGAGCCTGGCGCTTCTTATGGCGGAGATATTCAATCAACAGAGTTTAAAAAATGGTTTGGCGATTGGGAATCAAATTCGGAAACAGCAAGTAAAGTCGTTGATGATTTAGGCATGCCGCTGGTTGTTTATCACGGAACTCCTGACGCAAGAGACGTAAAACAAAACGGGGTGTTTAAAACCGCTAAAGAACAATATTTTGACACTCTTTCTCCCGAAGGACAGACTAATACATTAAAAGAAAGAGCGTATTTTTTTACAAACCACAACAATACTGCCAGAACATACGCTAATGACAAAATGGCTTTTGATTATCAAAACGCAGAGCCAAGTGTATTTGGAGTATATCTTTCGCTTAAGAACCCAATGGTTATTGACGCTGGCGGCGTTGAGTGGGGAAAGCGCGGGGGTCCGAAGGCTCAAAGAGAACAGATTGAATTTGCAAAAGAAAATGGTTATGACGGAATAATAATCAGAAACACAAAAGACACTTACACAGATACCAAGCGTGCCCCGTTGTCAGATGTCTATATTGCTTTTAATCCAAAACAAATAAAGTCGGCTACAAATAATAGTGGCGAATATTCAACCGATACCGCCAACATGTTCAGAGAACCTGGCGCTTCTTATGGCGCAAGAGAATCATTGTATAGCAATGCTATGCAAGCAGTCAATTCTATCGATATGCCAAAGGCTCCCGCAAGCCAGTGGCTCAAGATGCTCGATCCTTCAAGCGGTCGCGGAACAAAAATGGATGAAATGAAATTCACTGGACTTTCAGATTATCTTTCCAGCAAAGGCGACGAGACCGTATCGAAAGAGGATATTAAAGGATTCTTGAATCAAAATGGTGTTATGTTCGAGCCGGGAAGTCCTTATGGCGATATTGTTGATTACGAAGAAGACCGCGCAGAAAAGATGGCTTCAGAAGAAGGAAAGTTTAGCGAGCTTGACAAGGGTCTTATTGAACAGGCAAAGCAAGCAGCCGACAAATACGGAATACATTTTGATGGCCCCCAGCTTGGAATAGCTGACCGGGTTGTTGCTTTGTCTTTTTCCGATCCAGTTACGACTGGAACGTTCTATACGCGAGATCCGCGTGACGTTGGTGATAGACTAAACAAAATGCGCGAAAAGCTTCCCGCAAAATATCCTGAAAAGATTAAAAAATACGCTTCGGTCGAAGAGTATCGGTCTGCCGTTCCTTATTTTTATTCTCCCCTACTCCGTGCAGCACAAGACTTAAAACAGGAAAAGGGAACTGGAAGTCAGCTTGTCGCTATGATTCTCAATCAGCCCGGAGTAAAAAAAGCGGAGGTTGATTGGATTGGATTGTCTCAAGAGTTTTCAGGAAAAGAATCGGTCACAAAAGACGAAATAATTAAATTCATCAGCGGAAACATGATTGATTCTAAAATAGCCGTTAATGATTATGATATACCAAAAATAGAATGGGAAGAACCAAATAAACTTAGTGGCCCTATTATTTACTCGAACACAAATTTGAGTATAAAAATCAGAAAGATTGGGCAATTGGAAGATTCTTTTGCTATTTATTATAATAAAGAATTTATACAGAATGAATCTGATGTTAATGCTGCAAAAAAATTTGCACAAGAATGGTACGATAAATATGAACCAAGAAAAACGAAATATGGCCCCAACAAATACGACGATCTAACATTGCCGGGATATCAAAATTATAAAGAAGTTACTCTTTCGTTGCCAGAAGACACATTTGGAATGTTTGCTGAATACGATGAACCACATGGTCTCGGAAAAAACGTTTATGCCCACATTCGCATGGACGATAGAACCGATAGCGAAGGAAACAAAGTTCTCTTCCTTGAGGAAATACAGTCAAAATGGTCCCAAGAATTGCGCGAAGGGAATGTGGCAGCAACAAATAGAGTTCCCGATAGGGTGTTTCAGTCTGGAGATAAGTGGAGAGCCGGTATATCTGGTATTGATTTTGTAACTGGAGATACGCGAGAAGAGGCTATTGAAAAATTCAAAAAGTCTTATGGCCCAGGTGTTCTTCCTATGCCATTCGCAAATAACTGGATGGACGTTGTTCTCAAATTTGCATTGCGTTACGCATCCGAAAATGGATACGACAAAGTTTCGTGGATAACTGGAAGGCAGACAGCAGATAGATATGACTTGCAAAAGCAGGTAAAATATATCGATTGGGAAAAGAACGACGATGAAACCTATAATATCGATGCACCACACATAGACGAAAACGACGGCATTTATAAAGAGGATTTAAGCATTGAAGAGGTGTCTCGTCTTCTTGGAAAAGATATCTCAAAAAGAATATTTAATTCGGAAGGCACAAAAGTAAAAGATAAAGCATACAGGGATTGGACAAGGCTGGACGGCGAAAGCCTTAGTGTCGGTGGAGATTGGGCTTATAATCTTTATGATAAAAAGATTTCTCAGTTTTACGAAAAGTACGGAAAGCCGTGGGGTTTGAAGGTTGAGAATATCAATATCGGCACTGGCGTTTCGCAGCAATCGATAGCCATTAATGACGCCGTTAAAAATGACGTTGTTTATAATGGGCAATCGCTGTTCGAACAAAGGGAGTTCTTGAAAGATTGGGGTGTGCAAACAGAGTTGGATTTTGGAACCCCGATGTCGAAAAATGATACTGAAATAGTGTTTGGGTCGAAAGAGGAAGTTGAAAAAGCAAATACTGAAATAGAAAACCAATTTTCTAAATCGCCTATTTCTCCTGTTCTCGGTAAGGCTGGCGCAACAACTGTTCGCGGGGATTGGAAGAAACATAGAAGAATCGATTTTCGCGGCAGGGTAATAAATAATGCGACCGAACTTGCCAATATGTTTTCTGTGTTCCGCCATCCAAGAATTGAGCATTTCCACATTATTTATACTGATGATAACGGTAAAATTCTTGCGCATAACGCAATGTCTTCTGGTTTGACAAATAGTTCTGTAGTAGGAACCAGAACTGGTCTTTCTGCAAATAATTACATTATAAAAAATAGAATGGAAAGACTTGGAGCAACAAAGTATTTCATTGTTCATAATCACCCGTCAGGTAGAATGGAAGCAAGCGATCCCGACAAGTTTATAACAAAATATTTTATAAATAATATTCCCGGTTTTTCTGGGCATGTTGTTCTTGATCATGACAGATTCTTGTTTATTGGTGAAGAAATTGATCACAGAGGATTACCTACTGCTCAAACAATAAGTTTTGATATACCAAAAGAAGACTTTAACGAAGCGACAAGAAATCGACCACAAATAAGACAGGCTATCGACGTTGCCAACTTAACACGCGATACTTTTCAGGGAGAAAACCATACAAGTCTTCTTGTTTTAGACAATCAAAATATGGTTGTAGCTTGGTATCCAATAAAAGGAATAGAGCAATTAGCTCCAAGCAGAGTCTATCAGAGAGTAAGAGAATCTGGTGGGACTTGGGCAGTTATTGCAACCGATGATAGAAAAATTTTTATGACTGGTTCGAGAATAATTAAAAGCACTCGGTCGTCTTCTGAACCGGAATATGATATAACACATGACATTGTTTATGTTTATAAAGACGGATCTTATGATAGCGCTCGAAAAATTGGTGTTTTGGGTTTTGGAGATGCGCGTGGATCGAGCACTAATAATGGTGAGTCAATTAAAAACATTAAAAATACCCCTCAATTGTGGGAACCGAGAGCCAAATATAATATCAAAGGTGGCGGGTTCAAGTCGGTTGACGAAAACGTTGACAAAATAATGAATGAATCCCGTGGTCTCCAAAAGAACCTGAATACCATTTACGCTAAAACAATGGCGGCTATTACGACTGCCAAAAACGATATGACACGCCACTATCCTCTTCTTGACCCGGTTGTTTTTGCGCGAGAGATAGATATTTTAAGGCACTTTGAGTCTGTTCCAGAATTCTCAAAGGCGAGTGCATACAATGTGGTAAAAGGCATTATCGCCGGGATGGGTCCTAAAAAGCAGATTGTTTTCGAAAGAAACATAATACTACCCGATCTTCTGAAAGACATCGAATCCGGATTATATACATTTCCTGACGGAACACCAAAGAAGCTTCCGTTTGGATACCAAAGCATTGACGATGTCAAGGCTGATAATAAAGAGGCTATGCGGCTTGCTGCTCTTAATCCGGATATTTCTAATGCTCTTGATTTAAGAAATCGATTTATGAGGGACTTGAGGGAATCTTTAGTTAGAGAGAAATTCTTGCATGAAGACGTATTAAAGGATGATAGATATTTCCACCACCAAGTTATTGAAGCTATGGAAACAAAGGAATATCTTACAACTGGAACCACTTCTTCTGACTTCAGGACCAAAAGAAAAGGTTGGCAGAACGGTCGCGTTGGATACGATAAGCCGTACAACACGAAATATACCGAATCTGAATTTGAGGTTGTTGCCCAAGGAATAGCATTGCTCGAAGCGGCAGATTCTCTCAAAAAGATGAAAATGGTGGCAGATATATCTGGCCAACTGAAGCAAGATGCTACTGAAATGAATAATGAACTTACAAAGAAGAGATTGGCAAAGGCAGCCGGAATAGACGAAAAATCGCCCGACTACGACATGTTCGATCCATTTATGCCGTATCGAAAAAGTATTGCCATTGCTGTTAGTCAGCTTGAAAAAATGGCATCAAAGGATGAAATAGATGCACCAGAATACAGTTTGATTATAGAGAAGTTGTCAAGCGGATACTTCTCTAAAAAAAGTGGCGTTGAAATGGATGTCGATTCCACTGCCGGATCTGACGAGGATTGGTGGGAATTTCTTTCTTATTTAATGGACAAGGGGCTTGATGGTTCACAGTACGCCGGAATGATATTCAAGGCAATTAGCCAAAGAAAAGAGTTGATTAAATCTACCACCGGCGCACAATTTAAGAAATGGCAGGACATTTTACCTGAAGGATATGTCGAATGGCAGCCAAAGAGAGGGTTTGGAATGTACGAAGCGACAACTATTCCTGACAAAATTGCTTCTCAAATAGATCAAAATGGGAGCCAGGTTGTAGAGGAACAGGATCTTCAGACATTGCTTGCCCTGAGAAAACGCCAATCGTGGGCATTGCCGTCAGAACTTGCAGCTACGCTTGACAAGGTTGTTGATTTCCCGATTGACAATTTTATAGCGAAAGCACTTCAAAAAATCCAAAATTCTTGGAAAATTTGGAGACTTCTCAATCCTCCGAGTGTTATTAAGTACAATATCAATAATATGTCTGGGGATTTGGATATCGCTATGGCTTATGACCCAAAAATAATGGCCTATGCTCAAAAAGCAGCAAAAGACCTTTGGGGTTACAATCTTAAGGGGAAAGCACCGACAGAAGAAATGTTGAAACTTATCAAAAAAGGCGTAATAAGTTCCGGGCTTTCGGTTAGCGAGATAACTGATTTGAACAAAGACATGTTCCTTAAGATTCTCTCGGGAGAAAAAGTCGGTATGATCGAAAGATATTGGCAGACAACCAAGAATTTCACTCAATGGAGAGAAAATATTTTGAGGCTTGCTGCTTATAGATTTTTTGTCGATCATCTCAAGAAGTATCCCGATACTACGTTCGGCGCATCCAACAGGCTGGCGATAGAAAAAATCACAGACCAAGATGACAAGGCGGCAAAGCTGGCGCGTGAGCTTATTGGAGACTACGGCAACATATCGAAAGGCGGCCAGTGGCTTAGAAGGTACCTAATTCCGTTTTATAGCTGGCTTGAAATAAACGCACCAAGATACTATCGCCTAATGCAAAACGCTCCGCACGAAGGGGACCGTGATTCAAAAACCCGTGCAGCCAGGACCGCGAAACTTGGTCTTACGAGCGCAGCAATTCTTGGGAAGAACGCCGCATTCTCTTCGGCAATGCTTATGGTTAAAGCTGGCGCTCTGTATGCAGCGGTCATGCTTTGGAATCAATTATTCCCGGATGACGAAAAAGAAGAGCTTATGCAGCGGAGACGGCAAGCGCACTTGTTATTGCCGAATATCGAAGAGCTGGCGAACGGAAATTTGACGTCACGAAGAAGCGATGGGACAATTGCCTCCTTAAGATTCCAAGGGGCGCTTTCTGACGCGCTTTCGTGGATAGGCTTAGAAGACCTGCCCTATGACGTTTCGGACCTTGCAAGCGGCTCCAAGAAGTTTTCTGATATGATCAAAGAGGCGGCGGTTGCCCCATTCCAGAGAATCGGGACATCTTTGACGCCAATGATCAAGTCTCCCGTTGAGTTATTGACAAAGAAATCTTTTTACCCGAATGTTTTTAATCCTTCCCCGATACGAGATCCATGGGAGAATGTTGCGAGAACGATGGCTATGGATATCCCGTATAGGTATCTTGCCGGAAAACCAAGCAAGGGTTTTATCAACAGTATTCCGACTGCCGTTGTTTATATCACAGATCCCGGCGAAGCGGCTTATCAGGAGATAAAATCAAAGGTTTATAAATTCCTTGACGACAACAAGTATGAAGTCAATCAAAATGACCCAACAAACAAGGCGAATGCACTATATTATTATAAGAAATCGATAGTGTATAAAGACCAGAAGTCAGCTATACGTTGGCTTAAAGAATACCTTAAAGCAGGAGGTACGATAGATGGCATAAGCACAAGCATTCGAAACGCAGATCCTTTAGCCGCGTTGCCGGACAAATACAGGAACCACTTTATAGCTTCCCTGGCTCCGCGCGAGTTAAGACAGCTCGGAAGAGCAAACGCATGGTACAATTTAACATACAAGGGGAGGAATAATTAAAGATGGACCCAATTCTTACAACACCACTCGCTAGTGACTTCGCTGGAACGGGCCTAATGGTTGTCGGCATTGTCTTCGGTGTAAAGCTAACTATAGAGACAGTCCAAAAGATATCTGCTATAATTAGCGCTGGAACCAAAAAGGATTCTTCAAAAGAGTCTATTGACGTTGAAAAAATGCGTGCGTTGCTAAAAGAATCGGCGTCGTGCAATGTTCCCTGTAGTAGCCATGCTGATCTGATGCAGAAAACAACCGAGATGGTAATACTTCAAAGATCAAGTATTACCGCCGTTGCAGAATTGGCCAATCGTACCGACAAATACTTCGACGAAACGTTTGATCGCGTAAGGCAGGTTGAAGAGCGCGTTGGTGCCGTCGAAGGTGACATCAAAAGTATCAATGCGAGGATGCCATAATGAAATCAATAAAAATTACCGTCTGTTCCACCCCGGTTATGCCGAAATACGGATACGCAGACCATTTTGTCATGTCGGAAAGCGACGGGTCCATTCTCGATTCCGGGCACTGTTCAACTTGCCCGAATCCATTTAAGCCAAAAAGCCTTACCCCGTGGGCGCAAGCGTATGGTTGGGTTGCTCCGGGCGAGTATAATTGGACGTGTGTTGAGCACCCAAAATACAAAAAGTGTTTACTTATCAATGGCGGAGAAGCTATTTTATCAAGGATTAAAAATTCGAACCATAAGAACCAATTTATCATAAGCGAAGTTTTTTGGCACGTCGGCGGATTCGGATCAAAAAATCCTGAATGGCGCGGGAGCAGCGGGTGTCTAACTTCACATAAAGAAGAATTTGACAAGATGATCTCATTCATTACTACGGGTGAACGTGGAACCCTTACAATCCGCGATTACTTACAAGGAGATGGTATGCCTACTAAAAAAGAAGTTGCCGAGGCCAAAGTTGATGCCGTGCTTGAAAATGCTTGCCCAGGGCTAGGGCTTAATCAGGCGGCAAAAACAGACCTTATAATGGCAGCAAAGAACATTCCGCCCGAATTCGATCCGCTTATCAATATGAAAAAGGGAATTGACGGCGCTACACTTGGCGGAATATCGACAGCGGTTGGTTACGCAGCCTACGAGTTTTTAATAAAAGCAATGGAAGGAATGCCGGGAGATACCGAAAAGGCAGTCGCTGCAATCGCTGGGTGCCTTCTTGCCTCAATGACTGCGGCAGCAATTAAAATGATAGTAAATAAGATGAAAATTACAAAAGCAAACGAATAGCGCCATTCTATTCGTTGCTCTTGTTGGGTAGGGGGAAGCACAGTCTTCCCCTTTTTCGTAATATAGCTTGTTTTTAATAATATTGTTTGTATTTTTTTTGTTGACAACAGTGTTGCAATTATGTATTTTAAGTGCATATTGGTGTTTTTGTCAAATCAACTATCGGTGGATATATGATTGAAAAAATCAAAAAAGAGATAATTGGAATGCTTGTTGATATGAATAAATCAAGAGATGCCATGAAGTCTTTTATGGATGACGGAAAAGGCAAGGATGCAAATTCTGTTTTGTTTGGTATGCTTGGCGTTCAAATGGAAACGCTGAGAATGGTTTTAAAAATTATAAGAAAGATAGAAAGTGAGGGATAATATGAAGGTAAAAACTTATATCGGAAAGGAGGTTCGTGTGAGTGAGGTGCCAATGTCTTATGGGTGCGATGCCAGCTACCGAAATGGAGAAGACGGGTTTGGCGCTTCCGCGTTTACAGGGATGACGGATTCGGAGTTTAAATTTCTTGAAAACGAGCTTAGCGTTTCGTTGAGCGTTCGAATGTTTGATCACGGTGATTTTTCGGCTGCAACAAGGGTTGTTGCAAAAATACCGTATGACTCCGAATGTTTTCGTGTAATTCTTGAGAAGTGTCGAGAATTGGATTCAAAAACCACAAAGGTATAGGGGGTTGCTTTGTCTCAAGTAAGGTGTACCGAGGCTGATCTTGGGGAAATTAATCAAATAGTTGATAGGAGAAACGTCATTGCCAGGGATGTTGGCTCCCCAAGACATACTCAAGAAAGTTTCGTGCATGAACTGGTTTCGTTCTGGGCAAAAGGACATTGCCAGCAATGCGATTCCGCTATGTTATTTCAAAACCACAACTGTAATATGGAGATTTAGGTATGAATGTTACAAATAAAGCAGGATTGTCAAAATCCGTTGTTGACGCATTGACTTTCGACGACTATGACTTGTCTCTTCCTCCGCCGAATATCTTTTCCTGTACGACCATTATCGACGCTCCAAGGCCATATTTTTTAAGAACTCGTCACGATTCCGAAATAACGATTGACGTTCTTGATAACGTATGGCTTCTCGATGGCAGCGCCGTCCACTATGCCATTGAAATGAGCAACAAGTCAAAGGGAAGCGACCGTCTAAGCGAAGAGCGTTTCTATATCGAAGTTCCTGTTTATCGCGGAGAATGGGCTGTTTATCAAAAAATGCCGGGAACAAAAATTGAGGACCAGCCGTGGTATTCAATGGAAAAGTATTATTGCTCTGTAAAATTCGACCATTACGATCCAGAAGAAAAGGCGATAGAGGATTATAAAAGGACATCACCGTGGGAATGGGTTCACGGAATTAAGCCTTCGAGAGAGCGCCAGTTGAACATAGGCGCATTCGCTCTTTCTCTTGCCGGGTTTCCTGTAGAAGTCTGTCGCGTATGCTTCTTCTTTAAAGACTTTGACAAGCGCAAGGCCGCAGAAGGCGGAGATTACCCCGCGACACCAATTGCTCAAAAGAACCTTCCTGTTTGGCCAGACAAAGACCGCAAGGATTACATTCTTGAAAGAACCAAAATATTCATCGAAGCGTCAAAGAAGATTGATTCTAATCTTCCCGAGTGCTCAGAAGAGGATCGGTGGTATAGCGCCGGAACAGTAGCATTGTTAAAAAACGACAACGTAAAAGCTACAAAGGTATTCGATGAAGGCGACACTGATGGTATGGCAACGTATCTTGCAAAGGCCAAAATGGAATACCCAAAGGCGATTTGGAAGTGGGAGAAACGCCGGGGGACCGACAAACGCTGCGAAGAGTATTGCCGTGGAAATAAATTTTGTTCATATTTTAACCGAAACGTTTCGTGCGTTGGTCAGGCGGGATATTAATCAACAATATCTTGCATTTATAATTTCCATTAGTTATATTTTATCAACAACAAGAAAGGAATTTTATGGATAAAATGTTTCAGGATGAATCGTCAAAGCAAAAGCTGTATAGTGCAATATCAAAAGCGCAAGCGGCTTGTACTTCTGCCGGGAAAAGTGGGACGAACGATTACGACAAGTACGACTATGCGACACTTCATGATTATTGTGAAGTTGTTCGCCCGGCAATGGCCAGTAACGGACTTGCACTGACCATTAACGTCGCAAACGTTGAGCGCCTTCCAGACAGAAAAACATCCAACAACAAAGACGAGCACGTTGTTGTTGTTACTCTAACCGGTCGCCTTCTCCATGAAAGTGGAGAGTTCGAGGACTATATAGGTTACGGGGAGGGACAGGACCGTGCTGACAAGGCAATTTATAAAGCCATTACCGGAGGAAAGAAGTATCTGATATCGAACATATTCAATGTTCCTACGACTGACGATCCCGAACGCGACGAGGGGAATCGTGACCAGCCTAACAATCAGTCAAACCAGCAACGCCAGCCAGCAAGTACTCCTCCGTCAAGTAACGGTCAGGCCGCAATTCCACCGAAAAAGGACAAGCCCAAAATTCCTTCTCCACCAAAAGAGCGCATGAAGGACAAAAAGCTTGACGACGAAAACCAGAAAAAAATTGGTTGCATTACCAGCGATCAGGCAAAGGGATTATTTTTGATTCTCGAAACAGCAAAAGTCGATACTCAAAAATTTCTTTCTTTCATTAGCTCTGAGCTTGGCGTTTCTTGGTGGGACATACAGGAAAAGCATTATGCTAAAGTTTGCATGCTCGCAACAAAGCGCGGCAAGGAAATAGAGGCATACGTTCCTTCTTCTGAGTCGGGGAAGCGGTATATCGACCTGAAGCTTAATGCCAACTATCAATATTTTAATGATTTGTTATCTGCGCATCAGGTAGAAGAAATCGAAGGAATATTGATCGGCGCACAAGTTGACCCAATCGAATGGTACAATTGGATTGTTGGATTCTCGCAAAGCCTTAATGCAAAGGTTGAAAAACTAATCGATGTTCCGTCTGCTTGGTACGTCGATGTTTTGACCGCAGCAAAAGACTTGGCGGCAAAGAAGTAATATCATGAAAAAAATAGTTCCTGCCTTTCCTGTAAGTTCGGTAACATCTTACAAAATAACAGTAGATGAAAAGGTGAGGTGGGACTATTTTAAATGGCTTGAGTATATCGATTTTTTGATTAAATCGGGAAAGAAAGTTGAAGTTGTAGTCAGAACTGTTAAAAAGCCAAGTAGCAGCAGGCAGCAAAGATATTATCGCGGAGTAGTTATTCCTTTGATAGCAGAACATACCGGGTATACGGTCGAGGAAACGCACGGTGTACTGCAAAGCGCCGGGCTATGGAACGATTTTCTTCCTGATGGGAAAGAATACATTCGGTCTACTTCTGAGGGTAATTGGACAACGGTCCAGTGGGAAGAACGCATGGAAAATATACGTCGATGGGCTATGGAGTTAAATATTTATATACCATTACCAAATGAGTGTGATGATAAATGAAAAACAAAATTTTAGCTGCGCATAAAACAATGCCCAACAAATTCCGCCATTGTCTAAATATAGAGTTCATTGGAAACAATGATGACAATAGCGTTGTTGTAGAGATTGTAGAACTGCTTAACGAAAACGAGTTTCGTAATTGTATTTTCAAAATAGAATCCGAATATACTTATTGTAATCCATGTCTTGGTACTGGTGCTTCGTTTGGAGGCGACGTTGGAGGTGAACATGTTTGCGGAACATGTCATGGAGCCGGGAAAGTAAAAATTAAAGACAAGTGCGTTGAATGTGATGAACAGAAACCCAATCCCAATTTTGCTTTTTGCCCTAATTGTGGAAGGAAATATTGAGTGCTCCGTAAACTGAGCTAGCAGCGCTGAAAAAATGGTTGCCTACCGGTAACGGTCGAATCTGCAAGAGTGCTTCGGCAGGGCAAGGGTAGCTCAGTTTATAGAGCATTTTTTTAATTAATAAACAACAAAATATGTCTGATGAAGTTTGGAGATTAAATCCTCTTAAAAACAACGAGCGTAGGAGCCTTCAGGAGCTTGAATTGTGGGCAATGGTAGATGAACACCACCCGGAGAGAGAAAAGCTACTGGCTATGGTCTCAGCTAAGCGAGAAATGGAAAATAAATGCAAAACAAAAGAGTCAAAATAAAGTTTGATGGCGTAGAGGTTGAAATGCCATCCGAGGATTGGATTAAAGCAGCAAAGATGTATTTCGAATATCATTCATTCTTAAACAAGGCAGACATAAAAGAAAGGACCGGAGATGTCAGAAAAAATTGACTTGGACATTTCAAGGATGTGCGAACATGTATCAAAAAAAGGTGATGCTGAAACAATTTCGGCGTGGGGAAGAATACTAATTGAGTGGCATATTCTAAAAAATCCACCAAAAAAAAGTGAATTTGAAGACTATGAAAAGGTTGTTGTGTCTGGTGTTTTTAATAATGTTGGAAAACAACAAGTTTGACTTTTATTTTAACGGATAGTATATTGTTTGAATATAGATGGATTGGTTAACCATCTTTTGTGTCTTGGGAACATTAAAATTTGAAAGCCTTTAGATACTTAGTAAAACCGGACCCAAGCCGGTTGAATGGACTAACCACCCATACTAAGTATCTAAGGGTTTTTTTTATTTTGGGGGACACCTTATGGGATTTACGAAACTTGACGAGGGCATTTTAGATAGCTCTATTATGTGGGTCAATCCAGTTGCTTTTAAGGTATGGATTGCCCTGTTAGCAAAATGCAAGAGTGATGGAATAGCAAGAACAACCGCTCCCGGTATTGCTGGATGCTGCTTTATAAGTGTTGAGCAAGCTGTTGAAGCTTTAAAGGTGCTTGAATCGCCAGACGAATACAGTAAGTCTCTAAACGACGAGGGAAGACGAATAAGGCGCATAGATGGTGGGTATGAAATAATTAACTACCAAAAATATAGGGAAAAATCACACTCCGATACACCTGATGCCATTAGAATGAGAAAAAAACGAGAATCTTCTTCTAAAAAAAACGAATCGTCTATTGATAATTCCGAACAAGAACGAACATGTTCGAACAATACCGAACACGTTCGAACATGTTCGAACTCCTCTGCTTCTGCTTCTGCTTCTGCATTTGTATTGGAAGGGGATGCAAGGGGAAACCTTGAAAATAAAATTATTTCTTTGCCATGGAATACTGAAACATTCGTAGCTGCGTGGGATAGGTGGAAGAAATATAAAAAAGAACAGCACAGGTTTAAGTTTAAGTGCTTCGATTCAGAGCAAAGCGCATTAAACAAGCTTAAAAGAATGTGCGACACTGAAAAACGTGCTTTGGATGCAATAGAATATTCTGTTGCTTCTGGGTATCAGGGGATCTTCGAAGAGCGCAAGAATACTTATAAACCAATCACGTATGCGTCAAAAGAGCTTATGATAGAGCCTGATTACCACCAGAAAGCGCCTAAGAGAGAAATTCCAGTAAAACAACCTATACCTGAAGATATGTTTGACTCTGATGGCCATCTAATAATTAAACAACTAAGCGAGCAGGAACTCGCCGATAGAGAGGCTGCCAGGGTTGAACATGCTAATAATTATATGGCAAAGTTAAGAAAAGCAATACACGAAAAAGGAAAACTTACGGGGGGAAAGTATTAATATGGAACACTTAAGAGTTCCTCCAAGTGCAATAGATATCGAAAAATCAGTTATCGCTTCTATGATGACAAACATTTCGATAATAGCAGACAATGTTGGTTTTATAAATGAAGATTATTTTTATTCTTCTGCAAACAAAACAATTTTTAGTGCAATCGTAGAAATGTTTTCTAAGGGTGTTGCCGTTGACGTTCTTACCGTATCTGAAAAATTGAGGTCGATTGGAGAGCTTGAGAGCGTTGGCGGAGAATGCTATCTGAGCGATATTGCATACGATGTTCAGTCTTTTAATTCGATTGATAGTCATATAAAGATATTAAAAGATAAGATGATGCTTCGTAAGATGATATCTGTTTCTACTGGAATAGCAAATAGATCGTTTGATCCTGATGCCGATTGCTCTGAAATAATAGATTCGGCAGAAAAGGAAATATCTGAAGTATCGTTATCTCGGTTTTCGGGAGAAGAGAAAACGATACGTGAAGTTATGGCTGAAACTACTGACGACTTAGACAAACGAATGCGGGGTCAAATTGTTGGCCTAACAACGGGGTATGTAGGACTTGATATGATGATCGGTGGAATGGAAGGTGGAAACCTTATAATTATTGCTGGTCGTCCATCTATGGGAAAGACAGCACTTGCGCTATGTATGATTTATAGTGCAATGACTGTCCAAGGTGCTTATTGCGCTGTTTTTTCTTATGAAATGTCAAACAAACAACTTATGCGTAGATTGATTGCTATAGCACTAAGCATAAGTATTTATAAGATGCGAACAGGAGACTTGGGAACAGAAGAGTGGCGTAAGATAAACGATATGTGTTCAAACCTTGACAAGTACCCTCTTTTCCTTGACGACGATAGCTCAAATACTCTTTCTGTGATAAAAGCAAAGTGCCGCAGAATGAAAAAAAACAATAATCTAAAACTGATCGTTGTTGACTACCTTCAGCTTATGCCGCACGAAGGAAAGTACGAAAACAACAACCTTGCCATAGGCGCAATATCCCGTGGGCTTAAGGCGCTTGCAAAGGAGCTTGACGTTCCAGTAATAGCTCTTTCTCAACTATCCAGGCTTGTCGAACAGCGCGGAGATAACAGACCAACACTGGCGGATCTTAGGGGGTCTGGCGAAATAGAGCAGGATGCCGATATTGTTATTTTCCCGTTTAGAGAAGACAAGTATAAAAAAGACGCTCCAAAGGGTGTCGCCGAAATAATTGTCGGAAAGCAGCGTGATGGAGAAACTGGAACCGTCAATTCAAAGTTTATGTTCGTCGGAGAATACGGCAGATTTGACGAAGTTTCTGACGTTGACGGAAAAAATTTCTAAGGTATTGACACGATAACCCCAATTAGTTATATTTAGACCATGTTGACTTATTCAAATAATATTTTTGTGTGGTGTGGTGGATACGAATCCAGAAACATTCCAAAAGCTGCCGGAATGAATTTTGACCCCATTATAAAGTGGTGGACCGACAATGTTAATGTGGCAGTAAAATTAATGGGAAGCGCTGACGAAAAGGCTACTGGAGCTATTAACAAAATAATAGCTGATAAAAAGAAGGCAATTGAAGATTCTATGGCGTCAGAGTCGAGCGCTAAAATTCCATGCCCTGAAGGTTTGTCGTATCTTCCGTATCAAGTGGCTGGAATAAATTATGCTGTAAACATTTACTCGAAAGGAGGGCTAATTCCATCTTGTTCCGGCGTTTTGTTCGGCGACGAGATGGGCTAAATAGGTTTAGGCAAAACTATTCAGGCTATTGGAGTTATAAACGCAATTGATTCTTTCAAAAAAGTTCTTGTTGTGTGCCCTGCCAGTTTGCGTGTAAATTGGACAAGAGAAATTTCAAAATGGGATGTATCACGCGGGAGGATAGTTAATCTCAATAAAACTAATGGGCTTATCAAGGAGGAAAGAGAGGGCTTGAATTGCCTTAAATCTCTTGATTTTCATATAAGGAGTAATGGCGGAGAGGCATGCGATAACATCGGTTTTCCTATTAATATGCCATCCATATTGAGTCAGATTTCCGAAGCCACGGGGTTTCCTTTCGTAGGAGAACCCTCCGAAAGAGCAACACCAATCAATAACGGGCTTATAGGTGTTATAAACACAAATAGACCATGTTGTATGACTTTTTCTGGGAGGACTAACACATCCTTCTCCGTCGATGATTCCCGCAAGATAGGAGAGGTCGATGGGTCTTTGGGGGACAGTAAACGGGCTATCGGGCCGCTGCTTGTTAACACAAATTCCAAGCCTCTTACTAAGTCTTCTGAGTTCACAAATATGTATTCCAATAGAGGCGCAAACGGTTGTGTAGGACTCCCCTTGCTTGATTCTTTCGACGGATGCAATGATGGTGGGAATATCTACTCTCGATCTCCAAAAGGAAAATCCGTTTTTGACGATGATAGCGGGTGGTTGCCATGGAAGGTTGAGCTTGCAAAGATGATTTTTAAGGGTGGAGTGATGGATTCCAATGCTATCTCCAGCCTTTCTAAGTGTAGTCTTTCCGATCTGTATGTCCTGAGATATGTTCTTCGCGAGAGATTCAGAAATGCAAACTTTGTTCATAATAATATCCTTTCTGATGATTTTAAGTGGATAATAATTAATTACAATATACTTAATGCTTGGAGAGAAAGCATTGATGCTATTGGAGAATTAGACTCTCTTATAATTGATGAATGCCAAATGGTAAAGTCTAAAAAATCTCAACGCGGATATTCTGTTTGGGGTAGACAAAAAAAAGGACATAAAGATTATGTTCCACCAATTGGCGCTAAATTCATAGTTGCATTGACCGGTACGCCTATACCAAATCGCCCTATTGAGTTATGGCCATTAGTTCACGGAATAGCGCCAAAAGCGTTTCCGAATTGGGTTTCATACGTGGAAACCTTTTGCGAGGGAAAACAAACAAGGTACGGGTGGGAAGTTAAAGGTGCCAGCAATCTTGACAGGCTTCAGATGGAGCTTAGATCTTCGTGTATGGTAAGAAGGCTTAAGTGCGACGTTTTGAAGGATCTTCCTTTAATTAGGCGAACGATCATGGTTATTCCTGCCGATGGGTGTCGAAAGCAGATAGAAATTGAAAAAGAAATAGAGAAAAAATCTATTGAGAGTGTTGAGAGGTTGCAGGTTCTTGCTGAAATGGCAAAATCTGAGGGAGAGGAAGAGTATTTAAAGGCGATAGACAATTTAAAAGAGGGAAACAGGATCGCCTTTACTTCTATGGCGAAGGTGCGTCATGATACGGCTGTGCTTAAAATTCCTTATGCTGTAGAGTCGATTTCAGATATGCTTGATTCTGGTGTTGATAAAATAGCTGTTTTCGCTTGGCACCATGACGTTATAGATGGGCTGATGTCTGGGTTGTCTGAATACAATCCAGTTGTTTTGACGGGAAAGAATAACATTGAAGAGAAACAGGCTTCGGTTGACGCTTTCCAGCGCGACAAGTCGGTCAGAGTCTTCGTAGGATCAATTACCGCTGCCGGGGTTGGAATAACACTAACCGCAGCTTCTAACGTTGCTATCGTCGAATTTGATTGGGTTCCGGCCAATATGAGCCAGGTTGAGGCTCGGTGCAACCGAATAGGGGCAACCGGTAACAGCACGAATGTCTATTACATAGCTTTGGATGGGTCGCTGGACCAGAAGCTTGCAACAACGGTTGTCGATAAGTTGAATATTATAAGTGCTGCTTTGGATGGTGGTGGAAAATGTGTCGATGATGTTATTGCAGACATAAATCAACATGATTTCGACGTTGTTGATAGTATGTCGAACCCGAAAGATGATAGCAGTGTTCCGGCCACAAAAAGAGTTCGGAGGGACCAGATAGAAGAAATATCGAAAAAGATTGACGAGAATGACATTGGTATTATTCATGGTTGCTTGTTAAAGTTAAAAGGTTTTGACTTCGACCATGCAAACATTCGTAATGGAATGGGTTTCAGCAAAGTCGATGTTTTTATAGGCCATGAATTGGCCGATAAAGTTAGTTTGACGGCTAAGCAGGCTGCCCTTGGATTTGTTATTTGCAAGAAATATCGCAGGCAATGCCCTGAAATTTTAAACGTAAGTATTTTAAAGGAGGTTTCTGTTTGAACAATGAAGACTTTAATTTAATTGTTGATGATTGCATCGAAAAGATGAAGTCGTCTCTACAAAAGAAAACTGGAGAATATGTTCGCAATGGCGAAAGGTTTCACAATTTCAAAGTTGCTGGCCGCCGCAGGAATATTTCTCCAGAAAGAGCACTCGCCGGAATGAAGGAGAAGCATTGCGTTTCCGTCGAAGATATCATTGATGATATCGATAACGGAATATTGCCCACAATGGCTATGCTTGACGAGAAGTTCGGCGACGAAATTAATTACCTTGTTCTTTTAAAGGGACTCATAATCGAGCGAATTCGGTTAGAAGAAAAGAGAAAGGAAGATTCTCTGAGGGATATTGATTCTGGGATGATAGCATACAGTATTTCAAAAGACAATGCCAGAAGAATTTCCGATGCTTTAAAATACGAATTTCATAAAAAACGACAGTTAAAAAACAAAATGACATCTCTTCCACCAAAAAAATCAACCAAAAGGAAAGTTGGTAAAAAGTGAATCACGTTGTATTGATCGGAAGAATTGGAAAAGATCCCGAGCTTCGGACGACGGCATCCGGGACATCAGTTGTTGGAGTTTCCTTGGCGACAACCGAATCGTTCAAGGGAAAGGACGGTAATCGCCAAGACAAAACTGATTGGCATAACTTGCAGATATGGGGAAAGTCTGCTGAAACATTCAGTGAATGGGTTAAGAAAGGAGACAGAATTTGCGTTATGGGTCGCGTTTCGTACCGGCAATGGGATGACCGGGACGGTAACAAGAGGAATCAAACCGATATCGTTGTTGAAAAATTCGAGTTCCTTCAGGACAAGAAAGATGGTGGAGGGAATGGCGGAAGAAATAATTCGTCTCCACCACAAAGAGATCGGAACCAGCCAGATCCTTCTCCCCCAATGCCTTCAGAAGACGAGTATAACTTCTAATGGCGTATGATAAAGGTGTGCCCCAATTCAAGGGGCACATTCCAAAACCAACAAGAAGAAAGTCCAGGCCGGGAGGGTGGCGTCGCGCAAAGGTTGTCGTCGATAAGGATGGTAAGATAACAATACAACCAAGGCATGATGACGTTCTTAACGCATGTATTGACCTTGTTGAGGCTCACGGATTGAAGTATATGCACATACCTAACGAACTATATCAGTTGTGTGCTATAGGCGATCCGTTCAAGCCCAACCAGCTTTCATTCTGCTTTGAGCGCCAGTTGGGAATAAACCAAGCATTACATCTTAAGAAAATTCTAATGGATGCTTTCAAGGGAGTTATTGACTTGATAGTGTGGTATCCAATAGGAGAAGGCTTTAATACCTGCTTGCAGGGAGATATTAAGGTTGGCAAGGATAGGTTGAACCATGCTCAAAAGGCGTGGGGAATGGGCAATAGCATACGGACGTGGAGTAGCGTCGATGAATTCAAGGTTGATTTTGATAAATTTTTAACCAAGTCCAAACAAATGGCTTGCGCCTATAACGCGCAATAGTTATATTAAACACATGAAAAACATACAAATGATTTTAGCGAGAAAGAAAAAAGGGCTTGGCCAGGTTGCCCTGTCAAAGATTCTTGGTGTCAGCCAGGCATACGTTTCTTTTGTTGAGAGTGGAACGAAAACACCAAGTAAGGCTATGTCGGATAGAATTTTTGCAGTGCTAAAGGTTCGGGTATCTTACGAGTCAAAAGTAAAACGGCTTTCGCGTGTTATCAAGAGGCTTTCTGAAAAGAAACTTGATATACTCGATTCGATCATACGCGCAGCTGAAAAGGAAAGTGTATGAAGAAAAAGATTTTTTGGGTTGATACTGAGGATTCTGGTACAAGCCCGGAGAAGAACGGGATACTTCAAATTTCCGGATTGATGGAGATCGACGACGTTGTTATCGACACTATTAATCTTGAGCTTGCCACTTTCCCGGATGACGAAATAAACGATGAGGCTCTTGCGGTTAACGGTATAGATCGTGCGTCTATACCTTCGCGCATGCCTCCGATAGATGCCTACCGGAAATTGCTTGCGTTCTTGTGCAAGTATTGCGACAAGTTTGACAAGGTGGACAAGCTTGTTCTTGCCGGGAAAAACATTGCGTTCGACGATTCTTTTCTTCGAAAGTTTTGGCAAAAATGCGGAGACAAGTATTACGGAAGTATGTTTTTTAATGTTCGCATTGATGTTCAATCCGAAATCGCCAAAAAGGTTGTTGATGGGTTGCGCCTTCCGAATTATAAGCTATCTACTTTGTGCGAGCATTTCGGTATTGAACTAAAGGCGCACGATGCTATGTCTGACATCGTTGCAACAAGGCGATTGTATCTTCTTCTTACGAAGAAATAAATTTGTGGTGTGTTCTGTTAAAAATTTTATTGGAGGTTTTATGGGTGAGTCTCTTTTCGACCGTCTTAAAATGGCAGAGCTTTTGGTGCGCGCTGCCGACGAAATTGGTGATGTTAAAATCACCACAAGCGTAAATAGCCTTGGCCGTTTCGGGGTGAAGGTAAAGGATGTTCTTGTTACTGACAAGCTTGATTCCGAGACAGCCGAAGCCGTTTCTTCGTTGATACGTGATGCTCTTTCTGCTTCTCGCCGGGTGCTGGTAAAGCGTGCGCATGTTGTTATGAATGGTATTCTTTCTGATGCTGAAAACACTATTCCGAGTGTTTTGCCGTGTGGTGATCTACAAACCTACACTGTCGGCGTTGCGCCGGATAGTATTGGAGAATAACATGGTAAAAAGGAAGTTGGCTTTTTACGAGATTGGAAGTGGCCGGTTCGCTCAGTGGATGCAAGAGGCGTTCGAAGATGCTCAGAAGCAGGCTTTTGATCGCGGTAAAGAGTGCAAGGTTACGGCGACAATAACTGTTTCTCCACCCAACCGAGACCAGGACCGGTTTGGCCAGGTAATGTTTAACGTCAAAATTGCTACTCCTCCCCGGCAATCGATAAAGGTTCCCGTCGAAGTTGATTCGCAAGGAACGATCATAAGCGATTCAGTTTCGGTTGTCGAAGGAATGTTGCAGCTTGACATGTTCAAAGATGAATTCGAATTCAAAGTTCAAGGGGGAGATGGCAATGGAAAATAAAGTTGTTGTTGTTGCAAAGGATGGTGCGGCAAAAGTTGAGATTCTGAACGGATCTTCGTATCGCGTGCTTCAGGATCATACAAGTTCGACTTTTAAAACGTCTTCTCTTGAGTCTTTCGTTGATTATTGTGAAAAATTCAGGGGGAACAATGGGTTCTCGTTATTTTATAGCGACAACCACATTTCATTGCGCGAGGTCGCCGTTAGTCGATATTGCGTACCTGTGGCCGAATGCAGAATCGAAAAAACAGAGCAATTGCATTTGGTGCAAAACCTGTTTAGTTCGAATAGTTTTAGCCTGAGCCAGATTGAAAGCCAGTTTATCAATTTGCGAAAGTATATTGATTCGAGAAGCATGCAGATTCTTGCAATGGCAAGAAGTTTGTCTCTTCAGAAGGTAACAGAAGTCAATCGCCAGAAGGATGATCGGGGCAATTATGTTTACATGGTTACAAGCAAAGTCGGCGGGAAAGAACTTGCCGATTATCCTACCGAAATATCTGTCACTGTTCCGATATTGAAGCTGTGTGATTCTGTTGTAAAGATTTCCGCAGAACCTACATTCGCGTTTTCCGAAAACAATGGCGACATTACGATATCGTTTTCTTTTCGGAGTGTTGGTATTGACGAGCAGATAACTAACGCAATCCGAGAGACGATTGAGGATAAGTGTGGAGATCTTGGTGTCAACATGTATTATGGGTCGATCAATATGGTTGTCCAAGATAATTCTTGGGAATTTCAATCTACGGGGAAATAATGCACATTGAAGAGTTTGTTTCTGTTGCTTGGACGATGAATAAAAACAAAGATATGCCTGATATTCGCCCGATTGACGAGCGCATATACAAACTGTATGCTCCTGTAGAGTATCGTTGGCTGGCATCCTTTAAAACAAAAAAAGGGTGCCCCAATGATACCTCTATGTTTAGGATCAGCATATCTGAAGGTTTTATTTGTGATGGCCAATCTGTTCCGTCAATATTCTGGTCAATTGTAAAAATGTCTCCTGATGGCATTTGCCGCATGGCTGCTCTGGTTCATGATCTTTTGTATCGCACGGAAGGTGGAAAAAAGAATACAAATGTTCCGTATGAGTTAAATATAATTGGTAAATACGATGAACCTATGCCGCTAACTCTTGGTCGCAAGGCGTGTGATCAGATGTATAAGGCGATCTATATCGATTGTGCTGCCGGGAATATTGACGAAATAGACCGCGCTACCCTTGGATACAACATTCTTCGGCTTGCTGGTGGAATGCACTTTGGAGGACCGGTTCCAGGGTTAAAGAAAAATGAATAGAACAAACATAGATTGGCCGGGACTTGTCTATACTTGGAATCCTGTTGTCGGGTGTCTCAGAAAATGCCACTATTGCTACGCTAAAAAAATGTATAATAGGTTTTACAAGATACCTTTCGAGAAGATAGTCTTTCACCCTGAACGGTTGGATCAGCCAAAGAAAATAACTTCTCATACAGTTATATTTGTCGGATCGATGACAGATATCGCGTATTGGACAATTGACGAAAAGCTTGCTGTCATGAAAGTTTGTTTCGAGTGTCCTCAGCATACGTTTATGTTTTTATCTAAGTCTCCGGGCGCTTATATGGGAATTAATATTCCAAAAAACGTCATGTGTGGATTGACTGTAACGCATATTAATGATTCAAACTATGAACATGTTGATTGGTTTGCCAAGGTTGGTAGGCGTCCATTTTTGAGTATCGAACCTATTCTTGGTATGGTAAAATATTCAATAAGCGATAGGTTTGAACTTGTTATAGTTGGAGCTATGACGGGAAAGGGTGCTTTGCCTCACGATCAGTCGTGGGTTGACAGTGTGTTTGAGAAAAGTTATTGCAAGAATATTCACCTTAAACAAAACGTTAAAAAGGAAGTTGGTTGTGGAACAAAAAACATTGCAGTTGGTTGATGGTCTCAGCGAATCAAAAGCAGCGGAATTACTTGATGATTTTGGTGATTTTTTCGCTATGGCAGAAGAGTGGAAGTCAAAAGCTAAAACAATTGTTGTGACAAATCCAATTCAATTAAAGGAAATGAAACTGGCTCGGGAGGGAAGACTGTTTTTGCGTGATAAGCGCGTTGCTGTTGAAAGAAAACGGAAAGCTCTAAAGGCTGAATATCTTGAGGCTGGAAAAGCAATCGACCGAATAGCCAAAACATTGACTGAATTGATAGAGCCGATAGAAGAGTACCTTGAGAAGCAGGAAAAGTACGTCGAGATACTTGCCAAGCAGGAGGAAAAGCGGTTGGCTGATGTCGAGGCAGCACGCTTAGAGCATGAGCGCGTTGCAAAAGAAAAGGCGGAGGCGGAAGCCAGGTACGCCATGCAGCTCGAAAATGATCGGTTGCGTCGTGAGGCCGAAGAGCGAGAGCGCGTTATAGCAAAAGAGCGCCATGAAAGAGAGGCTGCCGAAAGAGAGGCTATGCGCAAGGAGGCTCAGGCTAAAATGGAAGCGCAAAAGGCAAGGCAAGATGCAGAAGCAGAAATCAATCGTCAAAAAGAGGCGTCCGAAAAGCTTCTTCGCGACCAGAAGGCAAAGGCTGATGCTGAAATAAAGGCGCAAAGAGAATTGGCAGAAAGGAATGCTGCTATCGAAAGAAAGCGCGTCGAAGACGAAAAGCGCAATTCAGAGATTGCTGCCAAAAAAAAGTTGGACGAGATAAAGGCTTTGTCTTCCAAGGGAAACGAAGAGGCTGTCGAAACACTGAACATAATCGCTTGCGAACTTGGTATTGCCGCTGACAAGTTTGCCGATACCGACCATGATCATTCAATGTGGCTTCGCGTTGCAGCGGTAAATGTTCGTCATGTTATTACTATGTTGACAAAATAAACGGCCAGTAGTGCCTGTGTAGGTGCCCTTGCGTATCTAATCCTATGGAAATATACCCGCCGGAGAGCGTGCGTAGGATAGTGAAAAGCAAGGGCTTTTTTTATTTTAAAATAGAAAACAAGTAACTTGACAATATAATCTCCATTAGTTATATTAATGGCATGTTAATATCTAATGTGTATGCGACTATAGGTGCTGGTGAAAAAATAGGTGACGACTTATGCGGTGCGTGTTCTGTTCCGGGAATGCTGGATCTAAATAGCACGCCACACTGAACGTAGCATACACGTTTTTTTAATTTATTTTTTTTGGAGGTTTTATGTTTAAGGTTTTTTTGTTTGTTTTGTGCTTTTCGTTGGTGTCTTTCTCTGGTGATGGTTCGGTGGTTATGAATCGTCGCGTTCCTGCTATCGATGTTTCTGGTTTTGGTGATGCTGAAGCTGCTTATAAGGCTTCTGTCGAAAAGAAGCGTCTTGATGATTCTATTGCGCTTGATCGTGCAAAAAAAGATCCGGTCGCTGTTCCTTCTGCCAATGTGTCTATGCGGATGGTGACAATAGATCCAAAAAGCCCGGAGGGTATAGTTATAGACCAATTCGATCGTGATATTGCCGCTGTTCGGTCGCTATTGTATTCGAATGTTTTATACAAGAAGACGGCTGAAATGGATTGTGATGATCAGATACGCTATATGCACTGGTTATTGCTTAATAAATATCAAGACACTACCAGTGTTGTTAGAGCGTGTGAAAGGCTGTGCCTTATATATCAAATAGAATCAGAGAAGTTGACCGTGGTTAGAAGTGCTGCTGGTGAAAATAGTCGCGGAAGCATTCAGGCGCACATCAGGAAGGCTTGGGACTGTATGGGAAAGATCAGTGCGTTAATACTCTTGTTGTCCGACGAGGTTGGTGTACGATGAATATTATGCTTTCTGAGTTCACTGTAAAAATGTTATTTCCGGGATTTATTGCTCTTAATCATATTGAGGAGGCCGGAAGGACCTGTTACAAGTCTTCTAAAGATGGTTGTTTGCCGGGAATAAACCCTGCGTATTCTTTTGTTAAAAGTCACGCGATAGACGGTGGGCACGAATCGATGCTTGAGCATGTTTCTGTTAGTGTCAAGGTTATTTGCGACCTTGGCGTGAGCCAGGAGTGGACTAGGCATCGGCTTGTCCATGTTGATGACGATTTTGTATTCGATATGGAATGGAATCCGGGGGTATCGCAAGAAAGTACGAGATACTGTGTTGCTGGAAACATGAAACTAACCACAAAAAATCCTCATTATGGATTAACGCTAAGTGATTTGTATAAAAAGAAGATAAATTCTTGTAATGGTTCGTGGAAAAGAATTGGAATACGTCAATATAATGAGCGCACTGGAGAGTTGCAATTTTGTAAAATCAACGATATTTTTTATTCTGGAGTAAAGCCTGTTATTAAAATAAATACTTTTTTGGGGTATTCTATTGTAGCTACTGCTGATCATAAAATATATACTGATTACGGATATGTGGCAGTCAAGGAGTTGCTTGTTGGTGGATGCGTCGCCGTAAATGGGTCTTGTCTTCTTTATAAGAACAGGGATTGGCTATATAACCAGTATAATGTGTTGAACAAAACGGCAGTAGATATAAGTAGAGAGTTTGGCTTTGGGTTGTCTGCTATTAAGAGTTGGGTTAGAAAACATAAGTTGCCAAAAAAACCAAAAAGCTATTTTAATATTGGCAGAAAACCTTGGAACGCTGGGTTGGACGGTTCGGACGAAAGGGTAAAAAGACAAATAAATTCTTTACGTGAAAACCATTGGAATGAGGGTCGTTATACTGGAAAACAAAAAAAAGATAGATTGTATAAACTTGGAAAAGGGTCTTATAGAAAAATACAAAAAAACAAATGCGAAATATGCTCTTCTGAAACTGGACTAAATGTTCATCACGTAGATGGTGATCGCAATAATAATGCTGTAGAGAATTTAATAACTACTTGTGCTTCGTGTCATTTTAGAATTCATTCGAAAAATTTGGAAACTATATTTTTTGATAAAATTGTATCAATAGAATCGGTTGGGTTTGTAGATGTTTATGATGTGTCTGTTATGTCTGATTTTAAAAATTTTGTGTCTAACGGTGTCGTTGTTCATAACTGCAACTATTCAAAGGACAAATTTGATAATTCAGTTACGTTCATTGATCCTATTGAGCATTTTAAGAACCCGGAATCGGCTTCGGTATGGATTGATGCGTGCAAGAGCGCTGAAAAGAGCTATCTTAAATTGATAGAGCTTGGTGAATCTCCCCAGATGGCGCGGTCGGTCCTGAATAGGAGCACAAAGACCGAGATGTTTTTAACTGCAAATTTGAGGGAGTGGCGCAAGTTTTTTAAGTTGCGTGCTGCCGGGGAAAGTGGAAAGCCACATCCTCAGATGCTTGAGCTTACGATTCCGATGCTTAAAAAGTTTAAAGAGTTGATTCCGGTTGTTTTTGATGATATTGAAATTAAATGTGGTTAATGGCACACTTTGTCAAGTTGGTTGCGATTTCGCTCTTAAATTTTTTCGTAGGAGTTTACCGTGTTAGACATAGAGGTTGGTATGTTTGAAAAGTTTTTATCACAGTACGTTCTTGTTCGCGATTGCGAGGAGTGGCAAACTCTGAAAACCGCTGTACTCGCTCAACAGTCAACCAACAAACAAAGTATGCCATGCTGCATCAGTTGTGGCAATAAAGAATGTAGCATGCAGGCAGGTGTTTGTGCTAAATGGAAACCAGTAGTGTAAGCACGGCATACATTTGTCAAGTTGGAATGCAATAAACTTTTTCTTTGGAGTTCTTATGGCCGCTGAAGATGAGCGTTTCGAAGAGTGGTGGAAGCAAAAACACGATTGGCTGTGCTATCCTATTGCGCAGAAACAAGCAGCGAAAGCGGCCTGGCTTTATTTGGAAAAAAAGTTTGCAGCGTCCAACAAGCCAAGCGTCGAAATTTGCGCTTTATATGGTAAGAATTGTGGGTATATGCGATTTAACGGTGCGTGTATGGGTGCGGAGTGTTCAGTGCATCCGTCGCGCAAACTGTCGCGCAGTGTTGGCTGAACGTTGTAAGAAATATGCGGTTCTTTGAAATTGTAGGCGCGGCCCCCACTTGTCCCGTAAGGGGATAACCAACATCTCGTAGTTAACGGGTCCCATGATGGCAACACTGCCGGAGAAAGTGTAGAACGAGTATTAGCCGCGCTGAAAATTATGGAAGAACCGCATACATCTTACAACAACCGCAGCCCAAAATGCGGGGTAGCTCTACTGGTAAAATACCTCACGTTCTGGAGTGCGGAAAACGTTGGGCGAAATTCCTTTAACTTATAGGAGCGCGATCGTGGAAAACAACTTTATAGAATTACAGGCTTTGATAACAGAGCGCGATGGTATGGTGGCGGAGAACAAGGTTCGAGAGTCGCTCGGTCAATCTATGGCTTATCATTATGACAACTTTGCTATTTTGTGCGATCAAATTCGCGCTCTTAAAACTGTGGAGTTGGGCACTACGCCTAACACGCAATTCAAGCCATGTCAGGTTTGTGGTGGGAGTGGAGTGAGCGTCGTGTGGAATTTCTGTCCAGAGTGCGGCAGCAGGTTTTCACTTTAATACGGCTTGCGGGTTTGCGGAACGTTGGTTGAAAGTTTTTGTCATTTTTATGTTCGGAGGCGCTCATGGGAATGAACTTAGAAAAAGCACTTGAGATAGTCGATGTCGAGCTTCCACAAATGAGGCCAATGGCTTTGCGCAGGGCGATGGAAGCAATTCGCGCAGAACTGGCGGTTGTTCAAAACTTATCGCACAACAGCGCATTGGAGGTTTCTTCCGAGATGCACGATTTTGCTGTAAAACATGCCGATAGCGAACCAATACATGCCTCTGCTCACATAGAGCGGTGGAGTAGACAGTTAAGTAACAATAAAGGGGTTTAGTGTATGTCGAACAAGTTTAGGTGTGAAATGGAATGTGATAGGTATGGCGATTGGTGTCTTCGTATCACCCACAACGGGTATCAGTGGACCGCCGTTAATATAGAGTCCACTAACGACGCTAATGCCATTATCGAATTATTGCAGGTGTGGGTCAATGGTCAGAAGGAATCTAAGCCGAAAGGAATTTCTGTTCCGGCACCAGCCACAAAAATACAAAAAATGCTTGAAGATATGGAGGCTTTTTCAAAAGGGTGCGATCGTGCCGGAAATGGCCGTGATGCTCGCCAGGTACGTGGGTGGATTAAACAGATCGGCAAAGAGATAACTTGCGATTCATCGAGAAGCCAAGTAGTTGTAGATAGAACTTGCGGTTGTCCTGATGCAATTTGCCGTTATCGTAGCGCAACCGAATCTGGTCTGTGCCTTGACCCTACTGACCTGTGTAGTTCGAAGGGTATTAAATTGTAGGTAAATGGAGAATGGAGAGTAAAATGGAATGGTTTGCTATTAGTGATATAGAGTTGCGCCAATTTCATATGGCTGGTTTGGTCGCTGGCGGTGGAGATGCTGTGCTGCCTGTGGTTGAAGGAATCCGCGAAAGGAAGATTTCATATCCCGAAGACCCAACCTATATTGCGTTACGCAAGGGGGATGTTATTCTTCCCGACGATTATGTTGCAAGAGAGGATTCTTTTAAAGTTATTGGAAATACTGTTTCGGTTGGAAAACGTTGGAATAAAACAGCGTACTATCCAATGTATAGAAAAGTCAAAAAATAAAATAGGTTGCTTAATGTTAATAAACAAACAATACATCGATGATTTAGTAGAGTTTTACGAAACGAAACGCTTGCCTTTAGAAGGAAGTACATTGCTGCTTCCAAAGGAAAGTGTAATTCCGGATGAAGTAAAAGAATATGCTTTGTCAAAAGGGGTTAGTATAACAATAGACGTTATGTCAGAACGTGAATTTAATATGGACATCGTGTATTTTCCTCCAACCCACAAAATACCACACTAAGGAGAGTGCTCATGAAATCAATTTATAAGTTTTATTTAGACCATCCCGAAAAGAACTTTATATTTGTTCCGATTGGATCAAAAATATTATGTGTCCAAAACCAAAAAGAAAGAGCTGCTATATGGTTTTTAGTCCCAGACACCGATTCAGTTATTAAGCAGGAGCGCACGTTTACGATTTACGTTACTGGAGAATCCCGAGAAAGAATGGAAGGTGAATACGTTGGAACAATACAGATGGATAATGGAAATTTCGTGTATCATGTTTTTGAAGATACTCCCATAACTAAGTTGCAATTATAATTGGCACAAGTTATATTTGTATTGTTGCTGCTTAAATATCCTGTGCGCGGGGGAAAAGTAGACTGGCGCACCACAAGACACTTTTCCGGCAGCGTAAATTTAATCTGGAGGGATTATGGGAGGAATTAAGGATAGCGGAAGCGTTGTAACTTATACTGGTTGCAGCGACGAACAGGCAAAGGTTAGCAGCGTTTCAGATCCGCGTGGTGTTTTGGAGGTTGGATCTCAATACACTATTGAGCGCGTTGAGATCCACAATTGGCACACGCGGTATTGGCTTGAAGGTGTTAATTGTGAAAATGGATTTAACAGTGTTTGTTTTGAATAGTTTGGTGCCTTGTATGGTGCGGAAACGGTTGACTCCAACTGCCGATGCTCTGATTCCTTTGGTGGTGGATGGTCAAAGGCTCTTCTGTAGCGTGTTCCGCACCACACAAGGTGTCAATGTGTGTCCTTCACATTCTGGTGATGGAATCGGAGGTAGTACTTCCGTGACGGGCCGGTTCGATTCCGGTGGGGGACTATAGATTTTGCTGGTGTTAAATTTCGTTGGTGTGCTCTAATCCCGCCACTTGGCCCGTGGGCCGGGAGTTAACGGGTCCATAAATAGTAGACGGTGCTTAAAAGCCGTTCAAAAGGGCGCACCAACAAAGTTTAGTAATTCAATTTTTATACGGAGGTTAATGTGGGTATAGCGATAGCTCAAGCTGCTTTGCAAAGTCTGGTTGATCAACATGTGGGGGTTTCGTATCGCGAGGCGTTACAAGAGATCCGTGATTATGTCAAAGAGACAAGCGATTCTCGTATTGATATGGAAAAGATTTATAAAGAATGGGAGGTTGCGCATTCTGGAGATAAATTGGAATGTGCTCATGTTCGCTCTTTCGTTCGATATGTGATGGCAAAAACCGGGCAATATGTAATATTTTAATTAAAACAAGGGGTTGTTAAAATATGAGTGCTTTAGATATTTATTTTTTGCTTAAGTTAGATGCTATGATTGGGCTTGTAAGGGGTATTGGTGTAACTGTCATAATGGTAAATATTGCTACTTGGATTTTTATTATGACGGTATTCGAAAATGAATGCGATTTGCCTGATACTGAAAAAACTAAAATTAAACATTCGATTGCGCGGTGGTCTATTATTTCTGCTATTTTCTGTTTTTTATGTATTGGTTCTTCAATGATGATTCCAACAACAAAAGAGGCTGTAGCAATAATTGTCTTGCCGAAGATAATTAATTCTGCGACAAATAGTGGTGAATTAGAAAAGCTTCCCGAAGACATCGTTGCTATTGCTTGTGGTTGGACGAGGGCGCTTAGTCCTGATAGTATTAAGTGTGACATAAAAAGTATTTTGGGTCATGCTAAAACAATAAATGGTAATTAGGTGTTTTTATGAAATGCGCAAAAGATTTTAATGTTTTAATCGCGTGCGAAGAATCTCAGGTGGTATGCAGTGAATTCCGTAAGCTTGGTTTTACGGCGTATTCGTGCGATATTCTTCCTACAAGCGGGGAGCATGCGGAATGGCATTTTCAGGATGATGTTTTGCCAATATTAGATGAATATCATTGGGATGCTATAATAGCTTTTCCTCCGTGCACCTATCTTTGTTCGAGTGGTATGCACTGGACAACGAGAGGGTTGCGCGATCCGCGTCTTACTGAGCAGGCAAAGGAATTTGTTTTTTCTATATGGGATGCCAATTGTGGTCATATTGCAATAGAGAATCCAATTGGCGCTTTAAGTAAATCGATCCGCAAGCCAGACCAGATTGTTCAGCCGTGGTTTTTTGGCGACGATGCCAGTAAACAAACATGCTTGTGGCTTAAAGGGTTTCCGAAGTTAGAGCATACAGTAATAATTCCTCCAAAAAATTTTAAGCCGGTTGTTTATGCTTCCGATCTTCCGTTGTGTCCATGCTGTGACGAGCCATGGTGCTCTGAGCATGGTGAACACTATTCGGATTGTGAATGCGTTGGTCCTCACGAAGAAGGAATACGAATCGTTACTGTGAATGGATACGAATTCGCTTGCAAGGATACTTTCTTGGGGAAACCAGTCTGGAGCAATCAAACGCCATCTGGCCAGAATAAGTTGGGTCCAAGCAAAGAGCGGGCTGCTTTGCGAGCAAAAACGTATAGTGGCATAGCCAGGGAGATGGCTCGCCAGTGGGGTGGATACTTATTATCGTAAAGAAAGTATTACGAGGGTTAATGTATGATGGGTTTAAATTACGTTCATACCAGAGTTATCGATGCTGCCGAAGTGTTGAGGCAATCTTCAAACGATTCTTTGCATATTGCTTTTGCTGACCATCTTGTTTTGGTTGCCGATGCCTTGCGGATGATTCAAAAGGTTTTGGATGGTGATTCTTCTTCTGGTTCAGAACACGAAGCAATACGAGAATGCCTCACCCCCTCCGACGAGATAGATAGCGCAAGGGAAACCGCATTGAAGGCCATGGAAGACTTAAGCAATGCAATAAACAGGTCGTTTGAAAATAGAGCCGTGGTGGCGGTTCAGAACGATAAAACTGCCGTTTCTCCTGATAGCGCTTTTACTTGTAACACATGCTCATTGCGGTTTTTGTGTAAGGGGCCGTCTATGTGGAACGGAATGGCGTGCCGTGGTGCAAGAAGTCAAATTTTAAAGGAGGGTGCATGATGATTGTTCCAATTATTCAGATTGTTGGTGTTTTTGTGGCATCTGTTATGGGTATATCAATAATTGGTAGATGTATTTCAAGAAACAGCGTAGCTGCTTCGCACATGATTGGTTTTGGCGTTGGTATGGTAATGGCTACATGCGGATTGTTTTTTAATAGATAAAAAAGGGTAAAATGTGGTGATCGCCACAAGATACCCGTTAGGCAGGCTAACTATTCGGGTTCTTGTTGGCGGTCGCCATCCGATTCTTTTTCTGGGCATTCTTCGTTTCTTGGTTTTCTGCATTCACCGGCATGCTCCCCGACTCCTTTGATTTCCCATTTACAACCAAGTCCATAACACATTATAATTTAATTTCCTTTTTGATTTTTTCTATCATTTCATCTATGTGGCGCTGAGCAATTTCTATTGTCCTGATGTAAGGGCAAGTGGGAATGTCTTCGGCGATACATTCGACAACATTAATCAGGAGTAGGTTTTTTTTTGTCACTTTCTTCCTCCAATTGAGTTATGTATGGCAATAGTTTTTTATACTCACCCTCACGCAATCTATACGTTCGATTGGGTTTTACCAATTGGTGGAGTCTTTGTTTCCTCCACCCCATTTGAAGGCTGATCGTTTGCAGTGGAATTCCAGACTCCTTTATGAGCTGGAGCCAGTGTTCGGGAAAACTCATTATTTTCCACCACAATCTACTGCCGGGAACGATATGTCCCGCACATAATTGTCTTCGCTTTTGTCTATGATATCAGTGAAAATTTTAACGTCCTGCGCCGGGCATAAGAAACGGCCATTGCCGCACCGTACAAGGATCTGCTGAAAGCGATTGATTGCGACGATGGCAGCCAGGTCAGCATCGTTTTTGATAAATCCATGGTTTTCTGCTTTGAGTTGAGCCATGGTTTTTGGCTTTTTAACGGTTGCCTTAACAACGAGGTCGAGATAGCGATCTTCTTCTTCGTTTGACATCTGAATAGGGTCGGTCCTGTTTTCCATTTTAGAATCCTTCCGGGAAACGGTGAGTAGCATAATAATGAAACCTTGTTTTTTCCATGTCTTCATCTTTGATTATCTTGCGTATCAATAGGTTGTAGACTGTATTCGACCATGCTTTGTGCGCTTGGATGGTTGCCGGGTCCTCAACCGGCTCCGCCATTGCTAAAGCAGCGCACAGGATAGCTTTTTCCTTTTTGATCACGTCACCCTCCTTTAATTGTAGTATGCGTATGATTTGCAGGTTGCGTATTTGCCATTGAACGCTACTTCGGGAACGAAATTTGATCCCAAAGTACATTCGCAGCTATTCCAGAGACAATTACGGCATCCAAAGGCAGACTTCTTGCACATTTCCAATGTTACGTCTGAAGGCGTTAGAATGACCGTAGGAGACTTTTTCTTGGCCATGGTGTTATTCCCCATAATTCTGTAAAGAGTGTATTAGGGCGCAAAGGTCGCTGCGGAACTGATAGTTTATAGCATTAGTTATTTCGTCGGCGTCGGATTGATCGAAAAGCTTCAAGAAGCAGAATCTTTGATACGATTGATTTGTTTCGTTCCACCGGGCTACTTCGACATACCATCCTTCGCTTCCCGATTTTTCCGTGCGAGCGAGAAGACCGTCTTCGATTAATATCAGTTCGCTATACTTTATTTTCTTGGGGTTGCTTTTTTCGTCAATTCCGTAGATGGTGAATGGGTCAACAAAGTCAATCTTCTCTTCAGTTAAAATTGGTTCGTTGGTGTTCATGCAAGCTCCTTTTTCATAGCGTTAAGTTTTTCTAAATAAGTATTTAATTTAGTAAGAATAGGATAGTTTCTAAGGTCGGAAGGATAATATTCTTCGTCAACGATCATTCTTCTGACTTCATATATCACCCGGTCAATTTCCGCAATACGTTCTACCTTCGTGTATTCACTAACACAACCACTAACACCGACGGATTCTGTTGCCATGATTACTCCTTATGCGAAACGGACAAAGTTAATAAGTTTTTTTTCGGTATGCTTCTTAGCCAAGGCAATCGCAGATTCAATCATATTTTCACCAAGAAGAGCAATTGGAACGCGAACATCCATGTCGCTTTCTGCGAAATCGCCGCTTGCATATCGCGCTATTACCCTTAACTTGACATCGATAGACTTTCTGTTTCTTTTGATTACTGGTGGCGTCATACTATCTCCTTGATTGTTGTTTATAACCTTAACTTGTCATATAATATAACTACTTATTTTAATACTGTCAATACATTTTCCTAAAATAAATAAAATATTTTTTGTGATTTGCTATTGACATTATAAATAGGAATGGTTATATTTATTGACGCGATTAGTTTTTAACAATTTTTAAGGAGTTAGTATGGGTAACGAATATTGCAAGACGGTTAATGGCAGTCGTAGTGTCAATAGCGCGTGCGCTTTTTTCTGTGAAAACCATGGGTGTGATATCGGCAACACTCCTGACCATTGTAGAAGCAATTCGGTCGCCGACCAGGAGGAGAGTATTGCTCTTGCCAATGAAGGCGCATACGATCCAGAGATAGACTAACACCAACCGGGGGAGAAATCCCCTATAGGAGTAATATGAAAACGATTGCGCTAACAATGGACGGGTTTCGTATGTCGATACCTGATTTTATCAAGGCGATTCAGAAGGCAAAGGACAATCCTGAATTGATGTTTTCCAGATCGATTAAGGGATGGTGGCCTGCTAATGGTGAAAAGATTCGTCAAGAATATTTGGAGATAATCAACGACAAAATCAATAAACGCGGAGGGTTGGTTATTCGAGAGTTAAGGGATTTGACTTGGTATCGACGCGCCCAAATATTGCTTAACGGAAATTTTATCGTCCGTGAGCATGATCTTCCGCCAAGGATAAGAGCGCGATTTGAATCTCGCATTTATAGGGGGGAGTTTTAATTGTGAAAGCATATTCAAAAGAATTCGATGAAGCAATGGCGATGTTTGAAAAGGTCGCTGCCGGGATGCGGTTCGAAAAGCCGACTATTCGGGAGCGCGAACATATTCCCGCTGGGTATGGTTGGTATAATGATGGAAAGACAAACGATGCTTTCAATATGTTCCTTCATGGGTGCGCATATCAGAAGCATGTTTATGGCTCTGAAATCGATTGTGTTGTTAGCGATATGGAGTGTTGTCAGCCGTCATTGTATCCCATTTATTTCTCTGAATACGTTGGCCGACTGAAGAAAATATCTGAAAATAAATAATTTATTTTTATTGACATTATAATTTGCGGTAGTTATATTTGTACTGTTGTTTTTGTGGTTAACAATTAAAACTGGAGGGTTTTATGTCTGGTGAACCGTTAGAGGAAAAGGGAAATTTTATGTCGTGTTACATGACGCCGGATAGCGCGAGAATTTTGCTGGAGCGTTATGGTTTCAGCAACGCGCAGGAGGTTCGTGAGGCTGTTCGGTTTACGGTTAACAAGGCGAGTAAGTGATATTTTTTTTGGTTGCTGGTGCCTTTTGTGGTTCTGATGGTATTAATTTTGAGTATTGTATTCCGGATTTTGACTATTGTCGCTTTTTGGATTTCCGGGGTCCAGTTCGTTGGCGTGGCGTTGTAAGTGTTCCGGTGTTGCCTGTTTTGCCTTACAATATGGGGTATACCAGCGGGTTTACCTAAATACTCTGTGGTATCTTGAAATACATTTTTAGCCTCCTCTATTATCGGTTTTTTTAGGGGAGGCATTTTAACCGGGAGGAAAGATGTTTAAGATTGGTGATAGGGTTGTTTGTGTTGTTCCAAACACTTGTGTTAATGGTGGTATGCGTGGTGTTGTTGTTGGGTATTCTGCTTATGCGAGTCTTTCTGAAGATATCTCTTTTGCTGTTGCGTTTGATGGATTCACTGGCGGGCATTGCTGTGGCGGTTTTGTTTATGGGGATTCTAATAATAGAATTCCGGTTGTTGATAAATCTATTAAGAACATGTGGTTTTGCGATAAGAAAGAGCTTGTTCTTGAATCGGAATACAAAGAGTATCGCGGAATGAAAGTTGATCCTACTTCTACGATGGTTGAGGATGCTTTAAAAAGCACTCTCGGAAAATCCAAAGAGGAATCGAGTCGCGAGTATTTCATCGGTCGGTTTCCCAAAATATCGAAAATTATTCGGTCGAGTGGTCGGACCGGACATCCCATCACTATCGTCATATTAAAGGATGGCCGTAAGGGAATTGTCCGGTTGCAGGAAGGTGATGTTGATAATTTTGACGTTGCTGTTCTTTATGCCTATATTAAGGCGAAGGAAAAGAAGGTAGTAGTCATTGATCGGGCGCACCAAAGGCTTGTTCGCCATCCGCTTCACATGTCAAATAGTAGCAGAGGAATATTGCTGCGCGGTGGTGAATCAAAAGACCAATATAGTGCGTGGCTCGAAGAGAGCCTGCGTTCATCCTTGGGAGGTCGTCGCAATGGTAAGTGATATGTTTTTTGCATGTTTGTTTGTTGGTATTATTGTTTCCGCCGGATTCTTAGGGGGAGTGCTGGCGCATTTCGTGTTTAAGTATTTTTTCCATAAACTTTAATTTTACAGGAGGTTCAAGTGCGTAAGTTTTTATGTGTTTTTACTCTCATTTTGCTGGTTGGATCGATTTTCGCTATCAATGCCCAGCGTATTGTCCCGTTCACCACCGTGTTCTCGATGACCGAAAGCGGGAGCTATTTCCCGACAACCAATGTCGTTATCAAGGACCGGCAAACCTATGACAATATGGTTCGCTCGTTGGGGGTCCAGCCGGAATGGATTTTTTACAACAATAAGGTGTATAATCCCGATTTTACCCAGAGCAATATCGTTATCAGTTCTTACATGCAATCATGGGGATTCCAAAATAATAAAATCACCCAGATGCTTAGGCGAGGCAGCGATGTTTACGGGTATGTTCAGTATGATTCGGCAGCGCCAAATAGTTCCGGGATAAATCCGGGGTTTGGGTATAAGTATCAAATTATGGAGACTCAGGTGATATACGGCAGGTATTCCGTAATTACCTATAAGTCTACACCTATAGCTAAGCAATACGCCAGTACGCCGGTACTTGCAGGTAAGGGGGTGACGGCTATTAAGCTATCCACCAAAAGCTTGGTTCGGTATGATGCTCTTGGTCGGAAGACTTTCATGACACCGAGCCAGCAAAAAGCTTTTAAGAAAATGACTTTTCAGAATGTTCGGTAATCGTATATATTCCTGCCGGGGCGATATTTCAACGATATCGCTCCTCTTTTGTTGCGCACCACTACATTTCGGGGACTCTGAGATGAAAATCCTGAGTAGCGGTTCCTCTGACGCTAAAAAATACTTGGATGGTATTCCTCACCACGTATGGCTTGGTATGCCTCCGTGGGTTGGTAAATATGACATTGTAATAGTAGAATGCGTATTTAGCAACGGAAATGTGGTCGGGAGATTCTGCGGGTATTACAAGGATGCTGAAAAAGCGCTGTGTGGAATCGTTGAGTTGGTGGATGGAAAAACAATTTCAGTTAAAAACGAGGACATAAGGTTTTTATGACAAACGAAGAATATCTCAAGCAGTCAGCCAGGACCGCCGATCCGGAACAGTGCGCCGATGTTGCCATTAAACTCGTCGATAATTGCAGTACATTGGTTGATCTGTTACATGCTGCACTTGGACTTACGACTGAGACAGGTGAATTCGCTGATTCAATCAAGAGACATCTATTTTATAACGACAATCTGGATATCGTCAACCTAAAAGAAGAATTGGGAGATATCTGCTGGTATGCAGCACTCGCTCTTCGGGCTATCGGGTCATCGTTCGATCAGGTAATGCAGATGAATATCGACAAGCTAAAGGCTCGCTTCCCGTTAAAATTTGATTACAACGCTGTTTTGAACCGCGATTTGGATAAAGAAAGAAGTGTTTTAGAGGGTTAATGTGAAATTCGGATTATTTTTTGCCTAAAAATGGAAGAAATCTTCGGTCTGGAATAAGATTTTAAGCCTTTCAATGTTAAAATAATGTGACAAAAGGTGTAATATGAAATACGTGAGGACTGACGAAATAGAGTGTGGAGAGAAGAATTGTGCTTCTGAGCCAGGAAAATTCTGCAAATATCTTGGCATATCAAAATTGGGTATGCAGGTTGAGTGCCGATTATTTGGTTGTGTGCTTGATGTTACCAAGTGGGGGATGGGCTGGACACAGAGGTGTAAGGAGTGTTTAGAGGCTTTTGTGGCTATTAAATCTCCCGATAAGATAGATGAATACAATTCTGGGATTGATTCTATCAAAGATGGGAGTGTTTATAATATCGTTGATTATCTTATGAAAGCGGTGAACAATAGACGCCCCAGTCTCCAGATACCATTGGACGTCGAAGACGCGCTTGGCCGTGGTTCCAACGAACCGGTTTTAATTCCAGACCACAACAATCAGGAGCCGCCAGTATTCCGCAAACACATGGAATCGGTTGGGCTTACGGTTCGGAATATTGCCGGGTTCGTGTATGTGTTTCACAAAGATGGCCGTGTGTGGAGGTATGACGAAATCGAGTGGAGCTATGGAGCTACTGGCCAATTGATGGTCAACCACACTCCGATACACGCGGGGACAGTTCCGGCTTATTTTAACGGAGTTTGGGAGGGGAAATGATCGAATCTATCTCTAAACATAAAGCCCTGCTGAGTAAGATGCACAAGCGATATTTGGCCGCATGCGCAAAGCAAGCAATGGCAGGAAATTGGTTATTGGAAGAGGCGCAATACATTAAAATGTATGAAGACATAATTGTTTCCTCCGAGTCTTTGGGGCATCGGGGGTTTGATCGTAAAAATCCATTCAAGGTGAAAAGGTAATGAAATTCCTCATAACTCATTCAAAGGGTTTTATTGTGAAACTGAAGATTCGGACGAAAAACAAATACGATTGGCACCAATGGTTCGCATGGTATCCGGTTGTCGTAAAAGAGCCGGAGGGAAAGTATATCGTCTGGCTCCAAAATGTAAGCAGGATGGTATGCAAGGATTCGAACGGCGACGAGTATACTGTTTATGGCTTAATCGAAGGGTATTGGGAGGTATGACGTACTATCCAGATATTTTAGATGCGTGCTGTGGTGGCCGGGCGTTTTGGTTCGACAAGCACAACCCAGATGTTCTTTTTATAGACAAGCGCACGATGCCGCCGGAGATTGTTGGTAACGGAATACATGGGAGGGTAAGAAGCTGCCAGCCTGATAGAGTAATGGACTTCCGCAATATGGATATCCCAGACGAAACTTTCAAGCTTGTGGTTTTCGATCCACCACACCTTTTCCTTGGAGAAAAAAGCTACATGGCTAAGTGCTATGGAGCGCTTGATCGGCAAACGTGGACGGAGGATATCGAAAAAGGATTCTCAGAATGCTTTAGAGTGCTCAAACCAAGCGGAATACTGGTTTTTAAATGGAATGAGTGTGATATTCCTCTCAGAAACATACTAAGGTGCACCGACCAGAAGCCTCTTTTTGGCCATCCATCAGGTAAAGCGCAAAAAACCCATTGGGTGTGCTTTATGAAAAAAGGAGAAGAAAAAAAAATGATGATGAAATGCCCAAAAAAGAAAACGGAGTGGTGTGCAGGGTGCGATCATGAGTTGCCTCACGAAGAAAAGTCCGATTGCAAAAAATCAGTTAATAAATATTGCAGTATGTGTGTTCCTGTTGACGACGAGCGCGAAGAAACGCGTGAAGAAATGTGTCTTCGTCATTTAAAGATAGCAAAGGAAAAGGTAGCTGAATACCAAGAAAAGGTCAACAGGTGGAATTCTATGGTTGAAGAGCGTGAATATGAACTAAAAATCATAAGGAGTGCTAATGTTAAAAGGAATAGAAAATTATGATGATGAAATGTCCAAAAATAAAAACATTCGCAATATGGTGTGAAGGATGTCCACACGAATTGCCGCATGAAGAATTACTTGATTGCAAGCAAGACCGTCGAAAGTATTGTAAGGCGTGCGTGCCTGTTGACATTGAATATGTAGAGAATGGTGATGGTAAAATAAATGAAACAGAAAAGAAATAACTCCCGGGCAATGATAGTTGGTTGGCATAGTGATTGCCTTCTCAATTCAACCAAGTATTTTAATGACAAAGCTGATTCGGCAATCAAAGAGCTGCTTAACGCTTATTTTGGGATTGCTGATAATAAATTCCGAAAGATTCAAATAGACGCAGCTATTAAGTCCAAAAAAAAATCGTTCGACAGCGAATCTTTCATGAAGAAAGAAAAAATAGCGTTCTTAGACAAAGAGTATAGGCGCATAAGGGATATAATAGTAAAAGCAGATAGCTATTTAAAAGAAGAAAAAGTTGCACAATCACCCAAAAAGGATGTATTATAGGGGTTATGAAGACAGTACAAAACACCATTTCCAAAAAAGTTTCGAAAAAAAAAGTTGGAAAGCCGCGTAAAAAGGGATTAAACGATCAACAACGGCTGTTTTGTCAGAAATACATCCTGTGCTTTAATGGTGCACGGTCAGCAAAGCAGGCAGGCTATTCAGAGCATTCTGCTACGACTATTGCTTACGAGTTACTTAACATGCCACACATAAAGGAAGAGATAGCCAGGCTTAGAGCCGATACTGGTGCGCACTTTGCCGCATTACGTGACCGAGTGGTCGAGGAAACAGCGCTACACGCCTTTAGCAATGCCGGGGACTTCTATACCTATGACGAGAGAGGCGTTAAGATAAAGCCAGTGTCAGAAATAGATACCAGGCTTGTAAAGAGCATATCTTCCAAGTGTCGCACGCGAACGACAACCAATGGTGAGGTCAAGATCGATGTTGATTTGGCAGAGCTAAAGCTTGAAACCTACGATAAGGACAAGTCTCTTGACCGGTTAGCTCGCATGCTTGGACTTGAAAAGCCAGAAGGTCCGTCCGTTAAGGTGGAAACCAATTTGATAATCCTTCCATCTAACGGGAAAGAGTCAGCTAGGGTTATAGCTGCTGCTTCGAAAAAACAAAAGGAATAAGATTCCGTGGGTCAGATTTCTCCACATCCAGGACCGCAAACAGCATTTCTTTCTTGCACAGCCGATATAGCAATTTTTGGTGGCTCTGCGGGACCGGGCAAACGAGCACCATTAACTTCTGATATAATAACGCCTTACGGGGTTAAGAAGCTAATTAACATTAACGTTGGTGACTCTATAAATAATCCTGATGGAAGTATTGGAATAGTTGAGTGTGTTCATCCCATTGTTAATGATGAAGAGTATAGAATAACTTTTCACGATTATACCAGTGCTTTGTGTGGTCCAGAGCATTTGTGGTTAGCTTGGAGATCTGGAAAAGGTATAAAGGTTAATGGTAAAAGAATATTTGGAGAGTCTTCTGGCAAAGTAATCGATACTCTACGGTTAAAAAAGTGGTGCGATAGGGCTGTTGAGCAAGAATCGGTTGGAGAAAGACCTAATTGGCCGCTAATTCCAGTGTGCAAGGAACAATGTTTTGCTGCTATTGACGATTTTGATTTTGGTATTAATCCTTACGCTATGGGGGCGTTACTTGGGAATGGGTGTCTGCGAAAAAATACGATAACTTTTGATATTCATCGTGACGATGTCCCTCATTATGAAGAAATTTTAGGTGTTTATAACCTAACCGGCAGTGTTAAAGGTGGGTTGGGGTATAAATTCAATTTTATTGGCGACAGCCGCAAGGATTTGCTTGCTATAATGCGCTTATATGGTCTGGATAACAGGCGGTCGCATGAGAAGTTTATCCCGGACGCATTCAAGTGGGCGTCGATTAATGATAGATATTCTATAATTCAAGGTCTGCTTGATACTGATGGACACGTCGAAAAGGATGGATATATCGAATATTCATCTTCCAGCAAGCAGTTAGCCGATGATGTAGCGTTTATTCTGAGGTCTCTTGGCTCTACGGTCGTAATAACTCCTAAAGAACCGTTCTACCGTGACGCAAACGGCGAAAAAGTGTATTGCCATACATCATATCGGCTATACATTAAGCATCCGCAGCCGGAGAAGTTGTTTCGTATAGAGCGAAAGAAGTCTGTTCTTCAGGGGTTGAATCAGCAATTAAAAATGTATCGTCGCGTGGTATCGGTTGAGAGAACCGGGAATACTGTTCCGATGCGCTGCATAACAGTGTCGAATCCAAACGGCCTGTATATGTGCAATGACTTCATTGTAACGCATAATTCGTTTTGCCTTCTTCTTGATCCATTACGCAATGTTGCCGACCCCGCCTTCAACGGCGTCACGTTTCGCCGAACATCCAAGCAAGTTACAATTGGTGGTGGGCTATGGGACACATCTGTTAATCTATATCGATCCCAGGGAGCCGTACCGATTGAGGGGAAGTTGACGCACAGGTTTCCTTCAGGAGCAAAAATAGCTTTTTCTCATTTGGAGCATGAGAAGAATAGGTTCGACCACCAGGGTGCGCAATATCCTTTTATCGGTTTTGACGAGCTAACACATTTTTGTTTGACGGAAGATACTGATGTTTTAACAGATTCGGGGTGGAAAAATATTAAGGATTTATCCAATGGTGACAAGGCCGCCTCGTTGAATCATAGTTGGGATATCGAATACAAAAAAATAAAACAACTACACGCATTTAATTACGATGGCGATTTAAAGTGTATAAAACAGCGTAACGGAGTATCCTTTAGGGTAACACCTAATCATAATGTGATGGTTTCTTCGAACAAAAGAACCGAGTGGAAATTCAGAAAGGCACAAGAGGTAACAAAAGGATGTTACATTCCAAGGTCTGGTAATTTTATAGGGAATGAAGTTGATGATGTTTTACTTGATATGCCGAATTGGCGTGGTCACGGTAAAAATTCTAATTCCATTAATAAGTTGAATATTGATGTTTGGATAAAGTTTCTTGGTTGGTATTTTTCTGAGGGGTGCGCGTTCCCCATGAAAAATAGAACAAATAGTAGGATAGTCAATATACGACAGACAAAAATTGAACATGTCAAAGAAATAAGTGACATTCTTGACGAGTTGGGCTATCGGTGGAAATACAGAAAAGATGGATCGTTTATTATATGTAGCCGACAGCTATATGATTTGTTAAAACCATACGGAAATCAGCACGAAAGAAGATTGCCAAAATGGTTGTTGGGGTCCTCAAAAAGACAGCAACGCCTTTTTTGGGATTGCTTTGTTGGTGGTGATGGATATATAAACAAGTCAAAAGGAATAACAATTGGGCTATGTAGCTCTGGTCTTATTGACGATTTACAGATAATGGCGTTTAACTTGGGACTTGTTGCCACAAAGTCGTATCATAGAACTAAGTCTGGGTTTGATGTGTGGAGAATATCTGTATCTGAGCGGTCACATTGTCAGACAAAGCCAAACGATTGGTATACTGAAAAGTATTCAGGTAAGGTTTATTGTCCAGAAGTAGAAGATAACAATAATTTTTATATTCGAGTAAATGGAAGGTGTTGTTGGACGGGGAATTCTAGGGCTCAGTTCTGGTATTTGGTGACAAGGTCCCGGCGTCCAGACGAATATGTCGGCCCGTGCTATGTGAGGGCAACAACCAACCCGACAGACAAGGACGATCCAATTGGAGGTTGGGTGCGTGAGTTAGTTGATTGGTGGATCGATCCAGACACAGGATATGCTATCCAAGAGCGCTCCGGGGTAATCAGATACATGACAGTTCAGGACGACAAGGTGATATGGGTTCCGGAGGACTGGAGAGATGAGGACGGGCAGCCGCCAAAGAGTTTTACGTTTATCGCTGCTACATTAGACGACAACCCAAGTGCTGATCCATCATACAAAAGCACTCTAAGCGCACAGGATGCTGTTACCAAGGAGAGACTGTTACATGGCAACTGGAATATCAGCTATAAGGGCGGAATGTTTAAGCCTGAATGGTTTAAGATTGTAGACCAAGCCCCAGATGGTATAAAGTGGCTGAGATATTGGGATTTTGCTGCAAGCGAGGTGAAGCCCGGGAAAAATCCGGATTGGACTGCCGGTCCAAAGGTTGGTTTATATGGCGCTGATTTGTATATAGCAGACGTAGAACATTTTAGGACAACCCCGGCTGTCACTGAGACCAAGGTACGGCTATGCGCTGATCGTGACGGGAGAGTTGTTGAGGTCGGAATCGAAGAAGAAAAGGGGAGCGCTGGAAAATTTGTTACAATGCACTTCAAGAAAAACGTTCTCCCCGATCGCGTTGTATATGCCGATACTCCGACAGGGGAGAAAACAGAAAGAGCGCGTCCGTGGTGTGCTCTGGCTGAAAATGGACATGTGTTTTTATTGCGCGGCCCGTGGAATCAGTCGTTTCTATCAGAAGCAGGCGCATTTCCTCTTGGGAAGCGGGATCAAATAGATGGTGTGTCGGGAGCGTATAAGTTGCTTACGTCTGGGAATCGAGTGTTCAAGGATTATAGGGGCGATACTTCGAATTTTGTTATTGGTTGGGACAATTTAGACAATGGTACGCGGTTAATAGTCAGCCAGTGGACCGATAGCGCGCAGAATACTGGTGTTCTGTTCATGGTTTGGACTGCAAAGACCGGAAGACTGATAGTTTTTGATGAATTTCTATTTGGATCACCGGCACCAGAGCGCGTTATCTCCTCACTGATTTCATCCATCAGGAAGACAACTGGAAATTTGTATCGCAATTTGCAGGGCTGGGAATGGTATGCTAATGACGAAATGTTCAGTAAGACAGGCAGCGGAGACATGCGCAGCGCATACCGAAAGTACAGAATAACTCTTCGTAAGAACGTGCGGTATGATGAAAATGGTGCAATACTGTACGGTCAAAGGATTTTAGAGCGTGGAAAACTGTTAATACATGATTGTTGCCAGAATTTCTCACGGCAAATGAGTTCTTGGACCATGAATGATACTAAGCCAGAAAGTGGACACCTGCTTGCAAGAGCATTTTGTAATGTTGTATCTATCCTGTGGGAGCAGGGAAAGATTGAACCGGCACTAAAGAAATTAAAACCGTACTCATATCAAGGCACAGCATATTTTCAGGACGTAGAAAGACGGGCAAAAGAGGGAAAATTATATAATGATGGGGTTCCCCTCCCGCCAGAAAGACCACCGTCAATAGTAGGTGACAGAACACAAAAAGACGGATGGATGGTTTAACTCACACTAAGGAGGGAATCATGCCGATTAAGATCCAGAGACGACCACTGCCGATCGAGACAATATCGAACACGCCAGCGGTGCAGCCAGTTCAAAAGGTGGCGCAAGCAGGTCCCAAAGCGTTCACGTTGAGAGATTATATGACAACCCGGGGAAACGGTAGCGTTCCGAGAGCTAAACAGGGAAACGCAATCCAGGGTTTTAAATGTGGTGGACTTAACAAGAAGTAGGAGGTAACTATGCCATTGAAAACAGGTAGTTCAATAGAGACAATAGGCGGAAATATCGGTGACATGATCGACAAATACAAAGAGACCGGCAAAATCGGGAACGCAACGCCCCGCAGCATGGCGCATGCGCAGCAAATTGCAACCGCAGCAGCACACCAGAAAGCTGGTAATGCAAAGCCGACAAAAGTCAATAGCTACAAAAACGGAGGTATGAACGAAGGCGCTGGCAGTATGGACATGGAGAAGGCGAAGCGTGAAGTTTCTGAGTCCATAAAGAAGTCAGGAAAAGAGGCTGGAGAGCGCGTTGAGAAATCTTCAGATTATACCATGATACCCAGAGAGCTAAGGAAAACAAAAAAAATGAAATAAAGTTGTATACTTATAACGAGATTTGTTATATTAGTATGCAAAAGGAAATTATGTGTAATAAATCTAAAGAAGTGTCAGGGCGAAGTAACAGGTTGTTGCATATCGCCCTTTTTGTTTTTATTGTTTTATTGGCCTCTTGTTGTTGGTGGATATGCAAAATAGTAAGGCATGTTCTTCCAATTTTTTATCCAACTGATTGGTAAAGAGAGGAAAATTATGAAAGTTTTTTATGCTTTTGTTGTAGTTCTTATTCTTTTTTGCATCGGATTCGGTATCTATGGAATTTGGACGTTCGGAAACACGATCAAGTACAATACATCGTACCGAAAGATGGTGGAGAAGACTGTGGTTGATATGGTTAAGCCAGAAGCGCTGAAAACAAAATAACAGGAGGGTGTATCGTGGGTCGGAAACGGTTGAATAAATTTGCGTCAAGAGGGGAATGTTCTCTCAACCGGGATTGTTCGGACGAAGAATGGGATGAAAGGTTTGGAAGGATAGATTGGAATGATGCTCCGGAGATTAAAGAGCGAATGAAACAGCGAGACGCAGAACGCGCTGCTCGTCGGTCGGTTAAAACACATGGGATTGTGATAAAGTAATGGATTGGTTTCCTGCAAGCGAAAAACCCGAAGATGGGCGTTTGATCGTAACTCTTTCGAATGATCCAATGATAAGGCCGAATAGAAGATACAATCTAACTACGGCAAGTTCTGGATTTCCATTTTTTAATCATGTTGCTTGGTGGGCATACATTGACCCGCCATCCGCTATGTGTGAGAACAAACACGATTAGGAGGGTATTGTGAGTTTTGAAAGGAAAATGAAAAGATCCAACACTGTGAAAGCAGTCAAGGATATGACGATGGAAGAGAAGAAGAAATATCTTCTTGCCCGGCAGGATGCAGAAAAACGCGCTCGTAAGCGAGCCAGCATGCAGAAACACTTCCTTGATGTACGTAACGTCAACGTAAATGCGGCCACAATGGCTTTGGCTGAGATACTTACGCCGATGATATACATAAAGATGGTTGATCGTATAGTGTACTTCCTTGCCATGGCTTGGTTGGTTAAGGGCGTTGAGAAAAAGCTTGGAGAAAAGGCTTGGTTCATCCGGGCGATCTGTATGCCGTTCAATATTCTTAGTTTGATCATTTCGATTATTTTCATTAAGCCAGTGTTCGCCATACGAAAAGTTCTGGTCAATGCCGGAATCAAGTGCGTTGATGAAGAGATCAATGCGCGTGTGACTATTCGAAGGATATACAAGTGGGGCAAGATGATCGACGAAAGCAGATGGGAAGCGTAAAATTCACCGGGAGGGTCCATGCCTCCATTGAAGGTTATTCCTTTCCCTTCAATATGGACTTCTCCCGGACATTTTTGATTTAGGGGTATATTATGGCTGATGTTTCTAAATGTATTTGCGGATCGACGCCGAACGTTTGTAAAAGAAAAGAGGTGTTTGGTCAAAGTTCTTTGTTTACTGTTATGTGCCTTAATGAAAATTGTGGAATTATTGCAGAAAGCAAAAGTTCCATTGCTTCAGCAGTTGCTTTGTGGAATAATAATATTTTGTATTTGGAAAAGAAAAAGAAAGAGGAAGAGGATAAAACGTTGAAAGATTATACTCCAAAAATGCTTTGTCATTGTGGAATTTCCCCGCATATTGAGGTAGAAAAATCAGAGTGCTCTGACAAGGTAAGATACGCTGTTTTTTGCGGAAGAGCAGATTGTTACCTGCGGTCAGACTCTAAAGATACTATGGAAGATGCCGTCAATGATTGGAATGAGAAGATAATGAGAGAACAGATTGTTATTCCAAAGTTTGATTCGCGACTTGAGGCTGGCAGAGAGTTCCGTGTGGATAAAAAATTTCGCCTTGTCTGTAATTATGATGATAAGCTTGGAATACAGTTTCTTGATGGGAGATGGATCATTGATCCAGCCAATACATCATTGTTAAACAATGAAGTTCTATCAATATTTGAGGGAATGAAAAGTGAAGAAAAAAGCAAAACTATCCCAGCTTGATAATAGCGCAAAATTTATTTCTGATATAGCCAATGGTGTCGATGATATTATTGGTGATATAAATGCGCCGGGAGAAGAATTTTACAAATGCAATACTCACGTAAATCCAAAACTCATTGCAAAAAAAACACATCGTTTTTACAAAGCCAAGTCTCCCGATAGTGTTCCGGTGAGCACAAGTTTTCCTAACGAAAAAAAGTTTAATAAAATTCATACCGAACTGGAAAATCTATTCATAGCATTTAACAACAATAGACTTTTAGAGCGTTTCGCTGAGCGTTGTGGATATATAAAAAAACTATTGGGGGATGGTGATGGATCGGATATCTGACGGAGTTGTTGTTTTGTGTATTGGTGTTGGTGCGTTCGCTGCCGTAGCAGTGTTTTTTGCAGCTTGGTCACGGGGAATACTGAGTGATATTGAAAAGAGCTGCACGCCAAAAGATGTTTATGAGGACGAGAATCACACGGTTATTCCTATGAACGATATCCCGGAAAGGCATATTTAATGGACAAGAGAATGCACGATTCTACTAAACTGCTATGGCACATGGACCGAGTTATTGAACATTTTGACAAGGGCAGGAGAGTTGCGCCTATACACATTGATATGGGAATTGCTAAATTCTGTAATGTGGCATGTGTTTTCTGCTATGGCAAATATCAAGATGTTCAAAAGGTATTCATTGAAAAAGAGCCGCTGCTTCAAACAATATGGGATGCAAAGGACATCGGGGTAAAGTCGATAGCTTTTATTGGTGACGGGGAGCCGACTTGCAATCCGTATTTGTATGACGCTCTTGACCTTGCCAAGAACATCGGGCTTGATATGGCGATATCGACAAACGGATTTTTGATAAACGACGAGGAAAAGTGTCACAAAATTCTTTCTTCGTGCAAGTGGATGCGCTTCTGTATCAGCGCCGGGACAAGGGAGGGATACAATGAGGTTCACGGGAGAGACTATTTTGACAAGGTAGTTGAGAATATCAAGAGGATCGTTCGCGTCAAGATGAAATATGAATACGATTGCGAGATTGGCATGCAGTCGGTATTCGTTCCAACCACAATGCGAGAAGAAATGGTACTGGAGTCGAGATTAGCAGTTGGCCTTGGCGTTGATTACTTCGTTATCAAGCAGTGTTCTATCCCGGACGATGAATCAGGAATCGGAAATTTCGACTTAAAGGAATATGATTCCCCGGAAACGCAGCAGGCACTAATGATGTGTGAGCGCCTATCAACAAATAAGACAGATGTCATAGTCAAGTGGAATATAATGCACCAGAAAGGCGTTCGCCCGTACACCGGATGCAAGAGTGTTCCATTTATCTCTGAAATTAGCGGTAATGGCGATTGGTATCCGTGCGGATTCATGTTCGGAGATAAGCCCGAGTTCAAAGATTACAAGTTCGGGAATGTGCATGAGAGTTCATTGAAGACAATATTCGAGAGCCAGCACTATTGGGATGTGATATCCAAGATGCGAGACAATTTCGATGTCCACAAGCAGTGTCGCGGGTCCTGCCGGTTGGATTCGACCAATAAGTTCTGTTATGACTACCTGAATAAACCTATAAATTTGAATTTTATTTAATATGATAGACAAGTACAATACCAGACTTTTGTCGATCTGTTCATCGTTCCGGCGGCCAGAAATGCTCTTCGATATGCTTGAAACGTTCTATGTGAAGAGGGCGGATGACAAAACACAGATATTTGTGTATCTCCACAACGACGATCCGCAGATAGACAACTATAAAAAGTTGATCGCGGGACATAAGGAAAGATTCGGATTCGAATTGAATTATGTTATCGGTCGCCATCGATGCTTACGAGAAGTCGTGAACCATGTGGTGTTCTCCATGTATAGAGAGATCCCGTACTATCAAATAATCTGCGACGATCATTTGTATCTTACCCAGAATTGGGATTCAATACTCATTAAAAGATACATGGAAGTGTCGAACGGTTGGGGATGGTGTTGCGGTGACGATATGTTGAACGATGATTGGTACACATGGCAGCACCCGGGCGCAGAGATTTGGTCATGGAAGTTCGTCGATGCTATTGGATATGTTTATCCAAGAACATTGAACCATCGTGGACTTGATATGTATACCAAGGATCTTGGCCTATCGCTGGAAAATGGAATAGTGTTCGTTCCGGAGGTTAAGATAAAGCACTTGCTTGGCTGCGACTCAGTAACGGATGACGCAAACCTAAAGGAAACGTATTCCGAAAGCAATTACGATGCAGCTATGGAAGGTATGAGGCTTTGGGGTGCCATAGATAAAGCAGATTGCATCGAAAGAATAAAGAAGGGAATATCAAGTGAAGCTCGTCTCCCTTTATAAAATATGGAGGGGAAACGAATTTCTCATTCCAAGCATAATGTCAAATTACCACCATGTTCATAAGATGATTTTCGTTTCGTCGGATATAAGTTGGTCTGGAAAGCCGGGAAACGATACGCTTTCGGTCGTTCTTGATTGGAAGAAAAAAAATGATTGGATGAACAAAATCCATGTTATTGACATTTCAACACGTAGCCAGGCAGAACAATATACGGTTGGGATGGATTATATACGCAAGAACATTCCTTGTTGTGATTGGGTCCAGCTGGTTGATTCTGACGAAGTGTGGACCGAATCTGTATGGGAAAACGCTATGGACGTGCTGTTTAATAGCCAGTGCTTGAATTCTATCAGCGCTAACATGGACACGTATATAAAAAGCCAATTTTATCGTATAGTAGGTGCCGGGGAAGTAACTCCGGTTGTGTTCGTGCGTTCATCCATGGATTACCAGGGAATACGTTACAATACGGTTATTCCAAGAGCGCACATAATAAACCCGATATTCCATTTCGCTATGGTGAGGAGAAGTTTTGAAGACATAGCAGAGAAGATTGCTAATAGCATTATTGGTGACAAGGATGAATACTCTTCGGTTAATATCGATGAATGGAAAAGAAATGTGTGGGATACTCTACCGAGTGGTTCAATAAGTCATTATATTAAGGGCTGCGAAAATATATGGCAGGGAGTTGTCGTAGTTCGCCCAGAACAGATTCCAGCTTCTTGCGCAAATATTAAAATCTAATAAAGGGGAAGTATGTTTCATTCGTTTTCAAGAAAAGATTTTATAGAGGCAATAGAGGCTGTTATGATTCCGGGAATACGAAGCGCTACTGTGTTTTGTTACCCGATAGAAAATCCAAAGCAAAGAATACGGGCAACAAAGAGAGGAAAGAATCAGATTGTTATTACATACGGAAAACCTAATTATAGCGAACGTATGTTCATAAAACAAGAGAAGAAAAATTCTAAATTTGTTGCAAAAGTAAAACTTGTTCACCAAAAGAAGATTAAAAAATGATGAAAAAAGAGGATCTGATAGCGTTTGAACAGAATATCGTTGATTTATTCCATGCCGGGAAGATTCCTTACCCGATTCATCTATCCGGAGGAAACGAAACACAGCTAATTGAGATATTCAAGGGCATCGGAAAGCAGGATTGGGTGTTCTCTTCGTGGAGGAGCCATTACCACTACCTTCTAAAGAGTGGAAATCCAGTTACTCTTGAGCGGTGGATATTGGCCGGTAATAGCATGCACATTATGGACAATTCATGCAATTTCTTTTCGTCGTCAATAGTTGCCGGGTGTTGCCCTATCGCAGTTGGTGTGGCAAAGGCAATCCAAATGCGCGGAGGAACAGAGCACGTATATGTTTTTGTTGGAGATGGAGCCGAAGACGAAGGTGTCTTCTATGAATCAGTGAGATATGTTGAAGCATGGAAACTACCATGCACGTTCATAATCGAAGACAATGGTTTGAGCGTTTGTACCACAGCGTTAGAGAGAATTAATGAATTTACGATAGATTGGCCATCGTGTGTTAGTCGATATTATTACGAGCGCAAATGGCCGCACTGTCAAACCGGTAAATTCGTACCAGCTTACGGAACCAATGAAAGGCACATGTAATGAAGTACAAAGAAGCGCTGCACAAGCAAATGCTTGAACTGGCAACCGATCCTAAGAGAGTATTCATAGGATATAATCTCAAGAACGGGTCAAGATGCTATGGGACCATGGCAGGGGTGTCAACGGTACAGATAATTGAAATGCCTGTTGCTGAGGCGCTTATGGCTGGAATGGCAACTGGTTTGTCGATGGCAGGTATGAAACCGGTGTTAATATTCGAGCGGCATGACTTTATGCTGCTTGCATCCGACCAAATAATAAATCACATGGACAAGATATTTGAGTTGTCCCATGGCAGATACAACCCATGCGTTATTATCCGGGCGATCGTTGGGGACAACAAACCATTCGACCCGGGCATCCAACATCTTCAGGATTTTTCCGATCTGTTTGACCAGAATACCGACAATACATGTGTGACAAGGTGCCGGAAATGTGAGGATATCGAAAAGTATTACGCAAAGGCTATTGGGAACAATAACGGTAATTCGATGATAGTTGATTATCGCGGACTATACGATCTTGAGTGTTAAAATGATGAAAAGAAAGTTTAAAATAGTCCTATCAACGCTTCCGAGTGAGGGAGAATACCAAAGTTGGATTACTCCCAAGGCAGTGCAACCGGCAGCAGTTAAATATATTCCCCTTGGACTTCTTTCTCTTGCATCGAATCTTCGTGGCCATGAGGTTGTTATCATAGATCCACTGTTCGACAATCTGACAATAAAGCAGACTATCGACAAGATAAACGCAGAAAAGGCCGATATCGTAGGATTCAGCGCTGTATCTAGGCGTTCTTTTGCCCTATATTCAATTATGCCCAAAATAAAGGCCGAATACATAGTTGTTGGCGGTCCACACTGTACTGTTTATCATGATGATATAATTAAACGTGGTGCCGATGCTGTTTTCGTCGGTGGTTTGGCAGACAATGACTTTGCTGCTTGGATAGAAGATCCCCAAAGAGGTGTTGTCGTACATTGCACCACAAACATTAATGACATAAAATTCCCCAACCGAAGCCTCATTGATTACGAGAAATATTTCTATTCTGGTAAAGTTTTGTTCGAATCGTCCAGGCGCATGTCAATGTTTAGCAGCGTTGGGTGTCCAAATAAGTGCACGTTCTGTACAGTCCAAGGAAAAACTGTTCAGTGGAAGAACCCAAACACGATAGCGCACGAAATACAGTCTATGCTTACGCTTGGTGCCGAATCCATTCATATCATGGACGACAATTTCAACATAAGGCGGTCTCACGTTGTTGGCTTCCTTGACGAAATTGAGAATAGAGGAATAAACACAGAGTGGAGCATTCGCGGCCAAGTAAAATTTGATTATTCTCTGGTCCCGAGAATGAAAAGACTTGGGATGAAACGAATTCATGTTGGAATAGAGTCTCTTGATAACCGTTGTTTGAAATGGATGGGGAAAAATCAGACAGTAAAAGATATCGAAGACTTCTGTCGCGTTATGAATGACAACGAAATAGAAATTGTTTCCTATTTCATCATAGGCACACCAGTTGAGACCAAAGATTATATCGATTCTTTGCCTGAAAAGATTGAAAAACTTAAGATAGCAATTCCATACGTTAATGTTTTATTCCCGGAGCCTGACACAAAGTATTATTTCGATCTGGTAAAATCGGGCGTGTACGACAAGGACTTGTGGAAAGAATATTTCAACAACCCTTCCCCGGGCTTCGTTATTCCTTCCCCCATAGGCATGGAAAAACAAGAAATCCTAATCAACAAGGCAGAAGAAATAGTCAGGAGGTTCATGAAATGATATTAATTCCAAGAAGCTATTCGTATATCGAAGCGTACCTAACACTACGATGTAATCTTTCGTGTAAGTATTGTGTCAATTCCTATTCAGGGGTAACAAGAGCGCGAGACGAACTATCCGCAAAAGAGTGGATATCGTCATTGAACAAAATCAATACCAATGGATTACCAATTACTCTTGGCGGAGGAGAGCCAACCATTCACGATGGATTTTATGAAATAGTAAATGGGATTAAAGAAGGAACAACCATAGACCTTTTGACGAATGGCCAATTCGATGTACGTGAATTCATTAAAAATGCACCTGTGAACAAATTCACAAAGAAGGGACCAGAGTATAAATCTATAAGAATGAGTTACCATGTGAAGTCTATGGAAGCGACCGTTATCGCGCAAACCGCATGCGATCTTATGGCCGCAGGGTATAGTGTTGGAATATTCGGGCTTAACCATCCGGAGAATCTTTCTGCAAACGTCATGATGACCGAGATCTGTAGGCGGGTCGGAGTGTATTTTTTCGTTCGTGACTTCCTTGGGTATTATAGAGACCGCCTTTATGGAAACTACAAGTATTACAGCGCATTGAATGGAAACAAAAAAGATTGCATGTGCAGGACAAGCGAACTGCTTATTGGGCCGGAGGGGAATATTTATGTGTGTCACCGCGATCTTTATTCAGATGAAAGAAGCATAGCGAGTGTTACTGATAAGTATTTGGATATTGATGATAGCTTCAGAAAATGCTCAAATTACGGTCTGTGCAACCCATGCGATTTGAAAGAAAAACTTTCTCCTGATCTTGTTACTGGAAGGTGCAGCGTTGAAATCTATGAAAAATAAAATGACTTTGATTACCATGTGTTCTTCCAGGTCTCGCCCGGAGATATTTCTTCGTATGGCGAAATCGTTCGTTGAAACCAAAGAGGGAGCCAATTCTTTCTTGGTGGCATACGTTTATGAGAATGATCCAATGGTGGAGTCGTACAAAAAGATTGACCTTTCTGGAATGAGTTGTGTTGACATTGTATATGGTAAAGACCGGTGCATGGTCGAAGTGCTCAACTATCTTTCAACCGACCTATTATTTGATGCTGATTTTTATTCTGAAGTAAATGACGATCATGTTTTTATCACCCAGGGATGGGATATGAAGATGATCGATGCCATAACGAGAAAAAATAATGGATTCGCAATAGCTTACGGAAAAACAGAAAACTTGCCAACTGCGACGATGTGTTCTGGCTCAGTAGTTCGGGGATTGGGATATTTTTTTCCACCAGAATACAAGCATAGCTGGGTAGACAATTGGCTTGTAAGTATAGGATTCGAAACAAACATCTTAACCTATCTTCCCGATGTGATAGTCGAACACCGGCACCATGCCTTTGGGTTGTCGGCTAAAGATTCGGTATACAACTATGCCGAACAGGATTATTCCAATGGGAAAGAAGTGTTTGAAAGATGGTTGGCAAGCAAAAAAGAAAAAGATTGCTTTTTAATAGAGTCATTAAAAGCCTCTCAGGCTCCTATTAAGATAACCGGTGATTATTTGATGTTCAAAAAATTGTTTGGCAAAAAACTTGAGGAATACGGCGTATCGTTTGGTGATGTTTCAGGGATTGGACTTGCAAGAGTAGGGAAAGAACTGTTGGCAAAATACAGAATTCCTGTTGATTACGGTCCAATACATCCTGATTGGAAAATTCCAAGCAAACAATCAAGATATAGGGCGATGCTCGAAGAGGCTGGGCTTTGAATATAGCGATAATGACCACACACAATCGCGAAGTGCTTCTCGAAAAGACCATAGATAGCTATCTTAAATCCAGTCCAAGACCAGAGCGGTTGATTGTTTTTGACGATTGCTCTAACGATGTCGTTCTCGTTAAAAAGATAACAAGCAGGATACCAGAATCGGTATTCGTTGAAGGCGAATCGCACCTTGGTGTTGATTTAAACAACATAAACGCAATATCGAGAGCGTTTTCTGAATTTGGTGCCAGTTCTGTCGTTGTGATAGACTCCGATTGTGAGTTCAGGCCGTGGTGGTGGAGTAATACAAATAACATTATATCTTCAATCGACATATCTTCTAACCTAATTGGATTGTGCAATCTACAAACATACCCTTCTGTTAAATCATATTATCTTGGATTGAATTTTAAGCATATTCTTGGTGGTCTTGGGATGCTAATATCAAGAAATATCTGGGAAAAGATAATCGTTCCTTCTATTGCACAAATAAAATCAAGGAATGGATGGGATTATTCGGTTTGTGAACTTGTCGGAAAATCAAATATTCCTATACTTGTGTGTTCGCCATCTTTCATACAGCACACTGGAACACTTGAGGGGTCACATATTGATACCAATTGCATTTCTGATGACTTCGAGGGGTGTCGTAATGAAAACACAGGGTTTTTTTATGAAGAATATTTAAAAAAGCATAGGATTCCAAAAGGTTTTTGCACAAGTCACCCCGACTGGCGCATTCCGAGTAAGCAAGAACGGTATAAAATTATGCTTAAAGACATATATCCAGAAAAACAGATGGCAAAAAAGGTATGTATAGCTGCTTTCTATGATGAAAAAATGAAAAGTTATGTCAAAATGTTTGAATATTGTGCCAAAAAGGCATACCCAGAATACGATGTTAAGACATTCGACATATCCGGAATGAATAATGATAAGGCACCAGCAGTGCGCTTCCTATATTACAGTTCCGACTGCCTTGAGAAGTATGATTATGCTCTTTTAACCGATATCGACATTCTTTTTATGCGTGAGGAGCCGGGGTTTGTCGAGCAGCACGTAGACTGTATGAATAAATTTGGTCTTAAGTGCTATAACAATTACGTGATAGACAATCGAATGATCGGGGTCCATTTTATAACAAAAGACTGGTGGGAAGCGACGCAAGATGCAAGAAGAGAAGAATTAAATGTATTATCAGAAACACAAGAGATATCAAAAACCTACGACGAAGAGATGTTGCTTAGAATTGTTTTGAAAAGTGGTCTTCAAATACAGAATTCACAGGTTAACTTGTGGTCAGAACATGGTATTCACCTTGGAAAATACAGGAGAAGATTCATCGACTCTCTTCCGGCGCAGCAAAGCATTCTGTTCAAAAATTTGATGCAAGACAACGAATTCTTAAGCATTCTCAATAATGCGAAATCCGAGAATGACACAATATCGTGTATCTTCAATAACATACAAATTCAATAGGTAGAAATTTAATTCATTTTTTTTTGCTTTTATAATTTTTTTTAAGTATACTTATATGTATATTTGAGGTGAATAGCGTTTTCTCCTTGGAGATTTTTCTGTATGGAAAAAAACAAATTTTACGAGATCAAGTGTGATAGTAAAACAAGAAAGGGAAAATCGCGACCAGGCGGGAGAGTGTGCAATCAATATCTTGGAGAGATCCAGATTGATGTCCCGAACATAAGCAAGCACAGATGTCACCTATGCAATATCACATATCGGCATACTGTTGATGCAAGCGGAATTGTTTCGAGGGATATTCCGAAGTCACGAACAGTATATACCGAAGCAGTGGCGAGGTTGGATATTTGATCACTATAGGACATGACATTTTAAAGCCAAAACCAAACGAGAGTTGCGTCAGCATTCTTGACGGTTGGCGCAATGCAAAAGACTATTACACAAGAAAATTCAGGCGAGAAATTGAAAATTGGCGTTTCTATTGGGCGCACGATCCAGAATTAGGGCTTGGACAATGGCCTGATAGCGCCGTTGCCTACATGCTGAATCAGAACCGTCAGATGCTAACCTATAATTTTATCAAGCCAATTGTCGATACAATCGCTGGTGGAATCATGCAGATTCCTTTTGATCCTGAATTTTATCCGGTTAACGAAGAGATTACAAGTCTGACGCATTCCATTAAAAAGGCAATGTATTCCGACAAAGAGATCATGGATTGGAATAGTACGTACCTTCAAACGGTCACTGGTGGATTAATCCATGAATCAGTCATGAAAATGGTAATTTCCGACGAATACGACGAGTTGGGGAATATAGGATTCAAGAATTGTCTTCCCGGAACAGTGATGGCTACCCCGTATTGGAAAGATTGGGGATCAAAGAGCTGCCGTAAGTGTTGGCAGGAATCTTGGTATTCAGATGAAGAGTTAATGGACCTGTACAAAGACAAGGCTGATTTGATAAAACTTGAGATTGCGCTCCACAAAGACAAGAGCGATACATACGGGTCATATAGTAGCGTAACTCCATACGTGAACGAACACGACGGAGGGAAATGGGGTTCGCTGCACAGGGTTATAGAAGAGTATTCGGTGATAGACGAGATGAAGGATGTCGAATTCGCTTTGACAGAAACCGGCAAAGTTATTATACCTGATGACATTGAGGATATAGATAAACCGGCATGGCTCAACCAGTATCATCCTACGTGGAGACCAGATCACGTATACACCGAAAAACGACCAGACAAAGTTTGTTATGTCAAAGCCGTTTCTCCAACAATAAGCAATTTCTATCTTCTTGCGGATGGGAGGACCGAGATACAGATCGGTCGGCTTCCGTTCTTCTGGTGGTCAGCAAGCCGCGCAAATGGCGAATCTCATTCAATTGTTGATTCTATCAAAGATGTCCAAACCAATATAAACTATCACGAAAGCCTTATAACGTACAAAATACAGACAGAAGGAGGTGGCGGAGCGCAATTGGTTGACCGGTCAGGGTTCGTGGACGACAAGGAATACAAACGCTTTCTCGAAAAGAGAAACGATCCGACCGAAAACTTTGAGGTAAGACCAGGGCTTATATCTGATGAAGGAAAAACAGTTTCAGCCCCCGTTAGAAAATCAGATTTCCCGAGCGAAGTGTATCAGCATTTAAACCACATTGTCGATGTTTTGCTACCCCATATAAGCAAGGTAACTCCTGCACAAAGAGGGTTTCAGACGGGCGCTTCGGAATCAGGAAAGCTATTCGAGCTGCTTAAGATTCAGTCAGACCAACAGCTATATACTATCCATTACGGTCTCAGGATCTTCTGGAACGAAGTATACGAAGCGTATTTCATGCAGAGCGCAAATACGTACTCAAACGAATCGCTTCCCCGTAAATTCACGTTTAATCAGGGGAAAGAGTCAGTAACACTTAATGAGCCGATTACCCTTGCTGATGGCCGCATGGCGATTAAGAACGATGTCCGAGAACTCAAAAGAATTCGCCACAAAGTAATTATTTCGGAACAGCAACAAAGCCCGACGCAGAAGCTTGAGGAACTCGATTCTATCAGCAAATTCATGAAGAATATCCCGTCAAATAAACCGGCAACACTTCAGTACATGGTAATGGAAGCGGCAAAGAGGATGTCTTCGTTTGACGAAGAAAATATTCAAGCATTGGAAGCTATTGGTGAAAAAGAACTTGAATTACAGATGACCGAAATTGAAGCAAAGATAGTTCAAGCAAAGGTTGCCGAATATGAAATGACCGTTAAGTTAAAAGGACTTCAGCTACAGGATATTCAATTGGATAAACAGTTAGAGGCAGCAAAGAACCCTCCTCCTCCCGCCCCTGTTCAGACAATGGGGACTAGTGGCGGCCAGGGTCAGCCACAAGAGCAACCGCAATCTGTTCCCCCGGCAGGAAACCCTTCTCCGGGCCAAGGGTATCCAGTAGAAGGCGGAAACCCGAGCGATATTAGTGCACAAGATTCGAATCCGAATATAGAACCGCGCTCACTTCCGAGCGGATTACAAACCCAATCCCAAACCCCACAAGGGTAAGGAGATATTATGCCACAAGCCACAACCGATGGCGTTACAGAAATCAAGGATTTTGACGAACTGAAGAAACTTATGGAGTCAGATGCCGACTTTGCTGCGCAGGTATTGAAGGATCTTGACGCTATGGAAAGTGGGGCCGTTGCTCCTCCTGTTCCCGAAGAGAAAACTGAAGAAGTTGTTTCTGCCGAAACAAAAAACGAAGTAGTTGACGAACCTAAAGAACCGGTTGTCGTTGACGAAGTAACGTCCGATGACGAGGTTGTTACTGTAAAAGTAAAACCGGAATGGCTTGGAACGTATGCCAAAAACAGAACCCCAGACGAAGCTGTTCTTGAAATGCACAAAGGTGTTGTTGAGAAGGACCGAACAATTGATTTTCTTAGAAAAGAAAAAATACCTACTCTTGAAGAGTCTGTGCGTTCTTTTCAGTCTGAGAATACTTCGCTTAAGGCCGAACTTGAAAGATACAAAAACAATGTAACGAAACAGCCCGAACAAACAGACGAAGTTAAGACGGTTGATATTGTTATTCCAGAAATACCGGCGTTGCCAGATATTCCTTCAGGAGAAGACGCTTTTGACGAAGAAAAGATGGCGAACTATAAGAAGTTGCTATCCGATAGGGATGCGGCTATATCTTCTGCCAATGAGGCAAGAATCAAACTTGCTGCGCTTGAGAATAAGAAGGAAATCGAGAGAGTCAAAAGCGAGTTGCGAGGAGAAATCGATAGCGTAAAGCGTGTTCAGCAGTCAGAGATTACTAATAACAGCCAGAAGACGGCGGTTAAAAACGAATACGCTGAAATCGAGGACTTCCGGAAAAGATATCCAGACATGTTTTCTGGAGACCGCACCATCCAAGAGATAGAAGGCGATTTTATCAAGTACATGGAAGATATTGCCTTAATTTCAGGGATCAATGGTGGAATATACAAGGATGATGGCCGGAGTATTCGCGACGACGTTCGAACGGCTGTTCAATTACATCAGGATGCGTCAAACAAAGACGGCGAAGACCTTCGCGTAAGAGCTACCGAGAGGGGGATAAGTGTTCCCGCTGATATGGACGTTCTTAATAAAGTGTATGCCGTAAGGGGTATACGCAAGCAGTATGGTGCAAGAAACGAATCAGGTGAATTTATTCCAATTGATTGGGATGCTGCTCTGGCGATAGCAAAAACTCAGAATAATTCACTTCTTGTCGAGAATGATAAATTTCAATCACAAGTTGAAATGCAGAATAAACGAGAAAAAGCGATCCAGAATCGTAAGTCGTTCGCACAGGAAACCAAGGTTGGGGAAGGACAAGGACAACTTGATATTGCAAATTTCCCAATGCAGCAGTTTAATGCGCTTATGGCCAAAGATTCAAAGTCGTGGAGCGAGACAGAGAAGGATACTTTAAGGCAGATTGCAAAGCACTTCAACATGCGGCCTGAAGAGTTGAATCCTGTTTTGGTAGAGAAATAGCCACAAGTTATTTCTTGATCCACAATTGCGCTTCGAACGAAGTCACCTTGATGACGGTATCTGTGGCAACACGGAGTTTGAACAAAACTAAAACAGTAAACCGTTAAAGAGGAGATAATATTATGGCTTATGTTCCAGGTACACCGACCACCCTTTCCGGTATGAATGCAACCGCAATTCGCCGGATTGGTTACGAGAAGCGTCTTCGCGAGAACAGTATTCGACCGTCCGTCTTCACGCAGCTTAAAACTGCAATTCAGGTCATTGATGGAATTATCAATGTCGTAAAAGCCGGTATTTGGATGGAGGTAACGAACGCCCCGGATTCCGGCCAGTCCTGTCGTATTGCGATGCGTACTCCCCTGAAAAAGGCCCCGCAGTACGGCAATGAAAACGCAATGCTTGGCAACGAAGATGAACAGGATCTTGTTTGGACGGAGTTGTTCTACAACGAAATCAAGAAAAGCGTTAAGTACAAAAAGTGGGGATACGACTACAACGATACCGCCTACCTGAAGTACATCGAAACTTATGGCCCGGCGTTGTCAGAGTACATGGCAGAACTTCGTGATACGCACATTCACCAGGCTCTTATGCTTACTTATGACGAGGGTCTTACGAATGCACCCGTCAGCAATAAGCAGCAGTTTAATAAGAACTGGATTATTCCTAACTTGGTAGAATCTTCGTACCCAGCGTATGATATTACCGATCTTACTAAAACCAATGGTGCCGCTGATACCGATGGATATTATTCCAGCCGCACCTATTCCGGATCTTCGACGTTTGTGCTTAATATTGCCACTGCGTTGCTGGCAGCCTCCGGTACTGGTTCGGCACCCAAGGCGCTTATGAATGTTGATACGATGATGCAGATCAAATATTATCTGACTGACCAGCTTGTTATGGAGCCGGTTATGCTTGATGGTATTCCGAGTTACATCATTCTTATTCCCCCGCGTGTTCTTGGTTGGGCAATGAATCCCGGTAAAGCCGGAAGCCTTGGCGAGTATTTCAAGGGTGTTGCAGAGTACAAAGATCCGGATCGCCCGAAACTTATTGGCGAGATTGGTCGCGTGCTTGAGCAGCTTGTTTTCGTTACAGACGCTCGTATGCCAACTCTTACGGTTGGCGGTTCTGCTGGTTCGTATACCCTTAAAGTTGGGTATGTCAACCCCGGCAACAACGATGACCGTAACAATTCAGCGTGGGCTAATACTTCCGGTGCAACAAACTATGTGTTTGACATGTGTGCCGCTCTTGGCGCAAATGCTCTTGCCGAGTACCTTGTTGACCCGCTGGTAACTAACCTTTCCGAATCGACGGAATACGGCCAGATTCAGGGTCGTGGTGCCTATTTGGGTGCCGGGATTCAGATCCCGTCGTTCGATAAGGATGCAGCGTCCCGTGGTGATGGTGCAAGTACAACCCAGATTCAGAAGGGTTCGTGCCTGATTCCTATCAGCCGAGCTCCGATTGTGACCATTTCGTAAGCAAGTGATTGGTGGGGTGGGAGAAATACTCCCACTCCTTTTGTTTAATATTTTTTTAAGGAGGACAGAAGATGCCGGTTAATCAAGGCACAGGATCAGCGTTCGCCAGTGGATACCAGCCGCCGGAGAAGTACGATTTAGCTCTCATGGCAGGAATACGCCTTTTTGTTTTGGCGTATCCTAAGAGATGTCCCGACATGAATTCGAGAACTCTTATGGGTCCATTCGATGTCGTTGTCACAGAAAATTTCGCTCAAGGAGCTTCGAATGCTGCCTATAGCGAAAGGTGGATCACCGGTTCAGACGCCGGAATCAAATTCGATCCGATAGACAAGAAAGGTACGCTTGTGGCGTTCATGCCGGACGATCGTTACTACCACAACCGCCTTATTCTTGCCGACCAGCCAGCTATTCGTGTTATTGAAATGCAGGACCAGCAAAACGGAATCATAAGTGCATCCATTGTCAATATGGAGATTCAGTGCCTACGTGACATTATCAACGAAAATGCTCCAATTTACAAAATTATTAAACCGACAAACAATCAGGAAGTTGATTTCTTCTGGAGCGAAGCCGAAGCAATTGACTTCATTAATCAGGAAGAGACGGTTCTTCGTGGTCCGAACCAGGTTCCCGTGTCAATTCAGCCGTACAAGAAATACCGTATTGAGAAGGGAATGAAGACGCGCAAGCGGTCAGATATCATGGAACTCATTACACGGTATTCCCGCGAACCGTATGGATGGACTGCCAGCCGTGAATTTCGGAATGAAATTATTCCAAAAGTCAATACTCTTATCAAGTCGCGAAGGGAGCCGGAACAGGAAACAATGTCGGAGAACGCTCCTTTTGATATGCGCAAGCAGATTCTTGATGTCATTCGCGGTCTTTCGCCCGAAGAAATCGATCAGATTCGTAACATGAAATCGGAAGACGATTCCGAAGATGTTGTCGATTCGAAAACAGAACTCACAAAGCATACCCGCGACTCTCTTATGAAAAAGAAGGTCGGCGACGTTCGTACAATTGCCGCCGAAATGGGGATTCTTGTTGATTCCAATGCGACAAAGGTCGAGTGCATTTCGGCAATTCTTAACGCACAAAATGAACCAGAAAGCTCCGGAGAAAGCGCAATGGGGTACATCCCAAGCATTGTACAGGCTCCGGAAGTAATAACCGGATAATTTATGAGCACAAAAACGCTACTCGATGACATCGCTCCCCAGGTTAGAGAGGGATATTCCAGAAGCACTGGAACAAGAAGCCTTCTTGCTCTTATCCAGAAGGGGCAAGACAAGCTGTTTCGGTACGACGGCCCTCAATTCAGGTATTTGGGAACAGACAATCTTGGATGGGTCCCATACATTAAAACTGTTGCTGGTGTATTCGAGTACGAGATTGTTGCTGCAAACCTGAATAACGTGACCTCATTGGTGCGTGTTATCAATGGGGTCAGTTATCCTATTCGGGCAAGAACTGTTTTGGACGTTTTTGTTGATTCAACAAATATCGATTATGGTAAAAGATGGATTGGCGAACCGTATGTGTTTTATTGGCAAAACCCATATTCGACCGCAACTTCACGGCTATCAGTTGTTGGAATTCCGGTTGATAGCTATGAGGCTACCGGGCTTACTTCCGCAAAGATAATTTTTAAGGAAGATCCGGGCGATTCTACTGACAAGTATTTTATTCGTTTCACTATCGAGCCTCCAAGGCTGACATCCGAGTCTGTTCCGTTGATTATCCCAGAATATTACGAAGAAGCTATTGAGGACTACGTTATAGGGACAATACAGAAAAGAGAAAATGGAACGGTTGGTGATAGATGGAGCCTATTCCATACGAACCGGCCAGGTATTCCGTCTTGGTTAAGTAGGTTTCACCAAGAATTATCAAGGGGAGCACAGTCTGACAACACTAAAATACAATCAAGGATCTGCTAATGTCGGCTTCTAACTTTGATCCTTCAAGCGTTCTGCAAAAAGAACGTAGAATAGTAAGGAAACAATCAGACCATTCTGCTGGAATGTTTTTGGATGGCCCGGCCAGGAATGTTCCCGAAAACGGGATTAGAGAACTCAAAAATTTTACAAACAGAGGGTATCTTGAGGGTAGGGGTGGGTCGCGGCGGTGGAGTAATACGAAACTACCAAACCTCAAGACTACCGCTGGTGTCGAAAGAAATTATTACACCGCATCAAAAAGCGCAAACTTAATAACAGTTACAGCGGGGTGGGATTTTACAGAAAAAGATGTTGGGAGTTTTTTTGTTTTTAAAAATGGAATTTTAAGCGGAATAGATAGGCACTATAAAATAACTCAGGTCGATATAGGAAATAATATATTGGTTGTCAACGACGTGCTTGTTGAGCACACATCTACTGCTCTTTGTTCTGTTCGTGGGCAAGTAAATGGATTGTATCCACATAAAACACTAAGGAAGATAATACTTCATATCGATCGAAGGGTTTTTGTTGCAGACGCATACGCTTCTTCTTGGGAAGAGTCTTATTGTATATCGTACAAAAAGCCACACAATTCTTTGTCGAAGATTGTAGAGCATGAGAATTATGCTTTTTTGATAAACAGTAATGGTCTTTTTAAAATAGATTTGGTAAAAAGCCCGTCATTATTTTTTATGATGAATTCAATGGTCCCGACAATAAGGGTTACTGGATCTGGGTCTATTGGCGAGTTAACGCCGTATTGCAGAAACTACACTTATTCAATGTCTCGCCTAAACGGGATAGGGGAAAGAAACAGGGAAACGCTTGGTGTTTATATTGAGTGCGAATCTGGAACTGTTGTTTATGATCCCGACCATAAAGATTATGGAAGCGTTTTTACTGCATACCCAATAAGTTCTGATCACCCTGTTTCTGTTGGGTCGCTAACTGTTCCGTGTGACGACGTTGTTCCAACTGAAGCGGAAAGACATTGGACTCATTATTCGGTTTACGCGCCTCTCGATACTGGATTTCTTGGGTTTGACGCAGTTAAGAAAGTAGCGAACCAATCAGAATTATTTATTTGGGTTAATGATATTCCAGTGTGCAAGGCGTTTGAGTTATCGATTGATGTTTATGGCGGAATAGCTGTTACACAGAACGTTCTCTCTGACTATGACAAATATTGTTCGATAAAGTCGAGTGACGGCCTTGTGTTTGAGATATATGATATAACGAATTTAACTTCTGGGCTTGTATCGGATAGTGACGGAACGGTGTATTCTGGTGGGACGAGGGGGTCTACTGGATACGCTATTGGCGCGAATGACGTAATTGGTTTTACTCAATTACTAAACACCGTAACACTTGTTTCTGGTACAATGCAATTTGCTTCGGGAGATGTTGGAAAATGTCTTTATTGCAGCAACGGAAAGTATAAATACATTACAAAGGTAAATAGTATTTCTTCCGTCGAGGTAAACGATTCCGAGACAATATCGACAACTATATATGCGGCAATGAATCCGACAAGCAGAAAGTTTTGCGATACAGTTTCAGACGAAGTTCCAGGTCTTCGGTCGAGAATAAAGGCTTGGCCATTAAACCAGAGGGCATGGGAGCCGTTGCCGCCGTGTAATATCGGGACAATTGCCAGTTCGTTTCTTTTGGTAGCAAGGTCTGGTGAAAAGGATATTTTTTACAGCGAATTCCCAAAAGGGTATGAGCACCTTGTTGGGTATTATAATTCTCTTGACCAGCATGAGATATTTCCAGACGGAATAATAGATATTGTTTCACACAAAGAGTCTGTAGTAATAAGGTGTTTTCATTCAACACACGAAATGGATACGTCATCTGTTATACAGCAAACGATAGAAGATATCGGAGAGTCTCACATGGTAATTTCATCGAAATCAATTATAGATCCAAATATTGGATGTATGGATTTCGGCGGAAACTCTTTTATGGACCAAAGCACAGAGATGGTAATAACAAGCGAGCCAGCAATGAGGACTTTTTCAAATAGAGCGTATGGAGAGAATGTCGCAAAAGACAGAATATCAGAAATGTTGAGAAGGATGCAAACATCTTACGCTTCTGGGTATCACCAGCATATTGGATATATTTTTTGGGGTAATACAGAATGAGTTTTAAAATAATTGATCCTGAATTTTCGGCTACCCCGTTAAGCGGACCGGCTTCTTTATTGGTGCAATTCACTGACTCTACTACAACGTTTAGCCTTCTTGTTCAAACAGGAAACGCGACTGACAGAATAGTTCAAGTTGGAACTTCTGACGATTTGATTATTCAAAAAGGAGTATAAATGGCAGATTATTATATCGATGTAAAATTTGTTCACGCAGCAACACCGGCAGCACTTGAATCTGCTTTTACTGGAAGAACCCAGCAATGGGGAATGGAAGAAACGAATTATGCTATCGGTGCCGTTGATTCTTCCGGCGTATTTCATTATTTTTGGCCAAGGATAAACGACAATATTGCTTTAATGGGTCAATTCCTTAGTAACGATGGGGGGGACGAAGGTATATCAATAGGGAACGCCGGAGAGGTTAAGTTAAATGGGGCCGATGCCGAAAGCGCAAATTACGCTCATGCCCAAACAGGACTTTATAGGATTGCGCTTATTGACGAAAATGGAAATTTAGTTGTTGGAACAACAAACGTAGCAAAGAACGTATCTTAATATGGGACAAAAAACAATAAGCGATATTGCAATAGATGCCATTGATTCTATGTCTAAAACTACGGCTATTATCATCTTTTTAAGAAATGAGTTAATTAAAAAAGACGATGAAGTAAAAATTATGGGAAAAACAATTTCTCAATTGACAGAAAAAATTAAATTATTAGAAGGAAAACAGTGATGGAAAGAACGATAAAAGACATTATAAACGAGAATATTGTTAGGATTGATGCCCAAAACGGAGACGTCAAAAAACTTATTATTGATCTTGGAAATACCATTGTTGAACAATCAAAAAAAATAATTAATCTCGAAAAAGAGATATCTGACTATAAAAATTCTCTTAAAAAACTTCTTGGCACCGAAACACCTTCCGATGGGGGTAAATGATGTACATAGGTTCGTGGGATGATAGCGACACAATTACGTTTTCTGTTTTAACAAAAGGCGCGAACGGTGCTGTTGCCGATTCCGATGCTGTTCCCGCGTATAGGATATACGAGGACGAAACCGCAACACCTATTCATACTGGAAATATGGCAAAACTTGACGACGATAACACTCTTGGATTGTATTCTGAAAGACTTCAAATATCTTTAGTAAAAGGGAAATCTTATAGCATTTACATTTCATACGCGATAAGCAGTGTTGCCTATGGAGAATTGCACAATATACAAATGTCAGCGGCAGCAGACTTAAGGCACATAGAAGGCGACGCGACAAGTGATTATAATGCTAACTTGAAATTGAAATCAATAATGGTTGTTAATGACAATGGAGACGCAGCATATTTTCAATCTCAAGGTGGCAATGGAAATGGATTAGTTCTTGGCGGAAACGGAACCGGCCATGGCTTTTTTAGCGCTGGTGGAGACGATGATGGTCACGGGGCATACCTTTATGGTGGAGGAAGCTCTGGTGATGGTCTACATACAACTGGTGGAAGCGGAACGGGGGATGGTTGTGGTATAAAAGCAATAGGTCTTGGAAATGGCGATGGAATATCAGCAGAAGGAACTCTTGGTGGTGCCGGAATGCGCATAGAGGGCGGAGCAGTTTCTGATGCTGGACTATTATGTTTCGCCGGAACCGATTCTGACGGAATTGGCGCAGAATTTCGCGGTGACGGAAACGGAAGCGGAATGACTATTACATGTTTAGGGTTACAAGGTGTTGCATTATGGCTATCTGACGCAACAAACACTGTGAACGTAAAATACCTTCTTGAGCATGTTGCGTTAAAAGAAGATGTTATTCCAGAGTTGTCGGCAGGAGAACCTTCTGACACGCCAACACTTTCAGAGGTGTTATCGTTTTTGTACATGCAGCAAAAGAACAAGATAACTACAACGGCGACACTACAAACATTGTATGCCGCAAACGGGACTACTCCTATTTGCAAGAACACTCTTGATGACAATGGCGTAACTTTTACCAGATCGAAATCGGTGGCTCCATAATGGCTATTGATACTGAAGAAAAACGAAGGAAGGCGTTAAATTCGTCGTTCAGGGGGCAATTGCTCCCTGTTCCAGTTGCTGGAATTTCGTTTGACGACAGGACCCATGTTTCTTGGGCATATTATTCTTTTAACATTGTGTTTTCGGAAAGAACGAGAACGTATACGCATCTTTGGGCTTTTGGTGACGGAGAGTATTCAACCGAAGAAAATCCTTCACATGTTTATTCTATGCCGGGAGTGTATACCGTAAGCCACACAGTCACCGACGAGGATGGAAATTCGGAAATCGAGGTAAAAGAAGATTATATAACCGTATATGGGTGGGACACGGGATCAACAGGAAGAGACGTTTCAAAGACAAACAGATGTTATAGGTTTGGGTTTACTACTGATCAAGGGCTTGGGTTTTCAGAATGCTCTGGAGATTCTTGGCCAACACCAGAGGCTCGTTGCGGTGTTCTTTCTATTTACGACGACTCTTTTTATCCGCATTTATTGGTACTTGATTGTAAGGATGGGATGTTGTATGACATAGCTACGTTTGACGGTCCAGATGGAAGCGGCCTTACAAAGGTATGGAAAGATAAAGTTGGGACCGACAACACTGGGGGAACGGAAATAATTCCAGAAGTGTTGTACGGTGAAGACATTGGCGGGGAAGAAGACTTTTTCTTGCGTGCATTACAGAACTATTTTTATACAAGGCCAATAAAAGAAGAAAATAGAGATGTAACAGGTTTTGATGACAACGGATATCCAGATGGGTTATCGATTGATGTTTCGATGCTTGCGGACGGAGAACCGGAGACAGTAAAAGTATCCGCAACAGATATTGTTTTGCCAAAACACATGATATCGTTTGACAAAAAAGCAGAAGGTAATAGGCTTCAGGCAAAAATAACCGCAAACATGTCTGGTTTTAGAATTATGGGAAGAGCGCAACACTACGTCTCGCAGGATACTCCGGCAGACCCAACAGAAATGTTAATGAATCACGATAATTACCAAGAAGAGTTTTCTATTCCATTGCTGAGAGTTGGCGATTACAGGGAGCAAATAGTTAACCTCGCTACTGGAATTCCAATATCATTGTCAACGTATTACAGGAACGTGTATGGCCCAGACCAAATAGCCAATTCTGCAATTTCGTTTGATATTCCACAAAATATTGGGAGCGTTTCATTGTCTTCAGGAACCATAATGCTATGGTATCAGGGTGTATTTTCTCTGTCTATCGGTGGAGTTCCTGTAGTAATAACACAATATAGCGAACAAATCCATTACCCACAAGGAGCTTGGACGCTTGGGTATGCAAGCAATGTAACCGCGTCTGGAATAATTTTAATTACACCTACTGGGAATTCTAATTTTTTTGATATTATTGCAATAAATTCAGCAATAAGCGCAAAAGCATTGGAGTATTATTACAACAACGCAAAAGACGAAAATGGAAACATCGTTTTCCCGAGGTTTTAAATGGAAAATAATCCAATTTCAATAAATAATGATCCAACAATAAGAATAAATAATCTTGAGAATGATAATAATATTTTAGATAGGAAATTGTTATCGGTCGAATCGAGACTAAAGTCTATAGAATTAAAAACAGAGAGCGTAAAAAACGATAAATCTTCAATTCGAGATGTTCTTGATTATATTGATAGAGAGCGCATAGAGAACAGATTATACACCTTAATGTGTACGGAAATATAAAATGCCACTAACGCCAAAAATGTTTTATCAAGGAACGCTTGGGGTTTCAAGTCTCCTTTTGAAGACTATCCCGCCCGGACAAATAGCTGAAATAAAACAAATTTCAATGGTTAATCGTGGTGCTGTTAATGCGCATGTATTCTTGAATTTTGTTATTCCTGGAGAATCGGCATCAATAACTAACTTTTTCTTATATGATTTTGTTATAGAACCATCAGAACACATTGAGTATGGGACCTGGCAGATACTTGAGTCTGCCGGGACAATATACGGCTATTCAACTGGAGCACTCGTTAATATCAGAATAAGTGGAATGTTGAGCCTATGATTAAAAGATATCCTTCTCACGATCATAAACCGGTTACGGTCGTAGATACTTCAAGCGTTGATTTAACTATTGTTGGCCAGCAATTAAGCGCATCAGCTATTTTTGGTACAACGGCGGGGACTGTAGCAGAAGGAAACGATTCAAGGCTTGTTGATAAGAAAACACAGGCGATAAGGGATGGGAAAAGAACATATAACGACGAACCAGACGTTCTTGATATAAAGATCCGGGCTGGTGATGGAGTGGTTAAATCGATAAGTGACCCCATTCAATTTCTTGTTCCTGCCGGAGTAGCAAATCTTGAGGCGCTAAGGGAGCTTGTTTAATGCACAATTTGTCGGTTGTAATACCAAGTAGAAACGAGATGTTTCTCGGTGAAACCGTTAAGTCTATTCTTGAAAACATGCGTGGAGATACGGAAATAATAGTAGTTTGTGATGGATGCTGGCCAATAACGCCAATAGAAGACGATCCAAAAATAACGATGCTCCATTTTTCCGAATCGGTCGGACAACGTGCGGCTACAAATATTGGAATTTCAGTTTCTCGATCAAAATTCGTAATGAAACTTGACGCTCATTGTTCTGTAGATGAAGGCTTCGACGTAAAATTAACTTCAGAATGTGATTATGACAGTACCATTGTCCCAAGACTATATAATTTGCACGTTTTTGATTGGGTATGCAGTTCTTGTGGAACAAGAATATACCAAGGTCCTACTCCGACGATATGCCCAAAATGTTTGTTAAATGGAACTTTTAGTAGAGAAATGGTATGGAAGCCAAGACTGAATAGGCGTTCTGATTTTATGAGATTTGATTCGGATCTCCATTTTCAGTATTGGAAAGACTACGAAAAGCGAGAAGAAAGCAACAAAGATATTGCTCCTGTTATGGGGAATCTTGGCGCTTGCTGGATGATGCACCGTAAAAGATTCTGGGATCTTGGTGGGCTTGACGAAGAACATGGTTCGTGGGGTCAAATGGGAACCGAGATTTCATGCAAGTCGTGGTTGTCTGGAGGCCAGCAATTGGTTAATAAAAAGACTTGGTACTCTCATTTATTCAGGACACAGGGAGGAGACTTTGGATTCCCCTACCCATTGGACGACAAACAGGTCAAAATAGCACGACAAAGATCAAAAGACCTTTGGATACGCGGAATGTGGAACAAGGCCCATAGGCCATTGCGGTGGCTTGTAGAGAAGTTTGGTCCGGTGCCAGGGTGGGAGGGGTATCAATGGACGACATAACAGTCATATATATCACTGCAAATGAAATGCCGCTAAAATGGATTGACTTCCAATTGTCATATTTAAAAGCAGCTGTTGGAGAAAAAACGCCAACTATTTGCATAACGCGCAACTCTTCTTTTGTTTTTCCATTTTCAGACACAGAGTATGTCTTGGACAGCAATCAAAAAAGCTATTGGAATATTTATCACCAATTATTGATTGGCGCAAAATTGGCAAAAACCAAATATATTGCGACAGCCGAAGACGACGTTCTTTATACCACAGAGCATTTTAAAGAATTTAGACCAAAAAATGACGAAGTTAGTTACGATAGGTCAAGGTGGTCTCTATTCGCTTGGGAATCCAATCCAATATACTGCCTAAGAAATAGAATAAGTAATTGTTCGCTTATAGCTCCAAGAGAGTATCTTATAGATGCACTTGAAGAAAGAGAATCGAAATGGCCTTTTGGGTTTGGCCGCGATGATTTGGTTGGCGAAGTTGGCCGCAAGATGGTCGAAAACAATCTTGGGGTATCGCGGCGGAATATGGTTGAATGGTATTGCACGAACGCTATAGTTCAACTTAATCATGTGAATGGAACAGATGACAGGCAAAAAACAAAATGGAAGAAACATGGACAAATTAAAGCATACGACATACCTTATTGGGGAAAAGCAAAGGAGATTGTAAAAGTTTATGACAACGCATGAAGAAATTTGTAGGAAGTTTAAATTCCGTAGTTCAAAAGACAATCTTCCGTGGAGCCCTCCGCGCGGAGACAGAAACAATCTTGCTGAGTTATTCGGTGAAATAGGCCTCAATAAAGGAGTAGAAGTTGGAACACAAAGAGGATTGTTTGCAAAGGTTCTTTGTGAAAAAAATCCCAACATTGAATTGACGTGCGTCGATCCTTGGTGCGCATTCAATAAAAGGGTTACTTTGGAAGCTCAAGACCGAAATTTTGCTTTAGCCCAAGAAAATACGCTTGGGCACAATGTTAAATTCATGAGAATGTTCTCAATGGATGCTGTTAAATTATTCGAAGACGAGTCTCTTGACTTCGTTTATATCGACGGTGACCATACCTTTGACCATGCGGCAATGGATATAATCTGCTGGTCTAAAAAGGTTCGTTCCGGAGGAATTGTAGCAGCGCACGATTATTTCCATTTCTTCAGGTCTGGTGTCGTTCAGGCGGTCGATAGCTATACACATTGTAACATGATTAATCCTTGGTATTGTACAAGAGAAGCAATGCCAACAGCGTTTTGGGTAAAACCGTGAAACTTTCAATAGTAATACCAGTTCTTAATAGCCATGAAATTGTCTATAGACAGATCCTCCATTATAAAGCAATGAATCTACCCGACAACGTAGAGATAATATTCGTTGACGATGGCAGCGACCCGGCGTTACTATCAGTTTGTCTTCCGGAATTGAAAAATTTTAAGATAATTGAAACTCACGACAAAAGACCATGGACTTGGGCACCAGCAAGAAACAAGGGTGCCATTGCTGCATCTGGAGAATATTTGCTTATGGCTGATATCGATTACATTATCCCAAAAGAAGCAATATTTGACGCCTTGAATCTTAAAGAAGACCGTATGAATTTTCGTAGAGAATTCGGAATACTTGATGGAAATGGCGTTTTATCTCAAAATATAAGCGATCTTAAGAAATATGGTCTGACGGAGCAAAGAATTAAAGACAGAGGTGTTAAGGTTTCCGCACACACAAACGAATTCGTCATGAAGAAAAGCGTTTTTATTGATATCATGGGCATGTACCGAGAAGATTTGATAGGAAAGCCGTATCCGCAGGGAGAAGACCGCTGCTTTCAGGGTGTGTGGGATAGAAATATAGCAAGCGGAAAGGTTAATAGGACCGAATATCGGCCGCTTGTGTATATGTTTCCAAACGGGAAGTTTTGCGGTGACATAGATTACAATCCATTTAGCCTTTTTCATTCAACAAGTAGAAGAAGTTAATTATGGCAATTATCACTAGAGTTGATTACCTTGATCCATTATGTACAATAACGATAACGTATAATGATTCTACTATGAAGATGACGGGTGTGTCTGCTGTTAACAATGGAAGTAAAACATTGCGTATTTACCTTATATCTCCGCTGACATTGGAAAGAACTGTTGCCCCAGGAAATACATTGTCGTATTCAATTCCAACTTCAAATAGACCATCGTTTAGAATAAATACTGGCAGTAAATCTGTGACTAAAATAGATATTCCTCAAATTGAGGATATTGTATGGAGAGCTACTTATGGCGTTTAGTTTTATTGCTGGAGCAAAATCGACATCTGACCAAAGCGCAAGCCCACAATCTACTGCTGCTGCACTTAATATTGCTGCTGGAGACGTTTTGGTGTGTTGGCTTGCATACGAAGATAGCAATGTTACAGACGCTACCGTTAATGATGGTGGGTCAAACAGCTTTACGATGGAGGCTCAGACATCTAACGCCGGAGGGTCAAGAGGAAGGTTTGGATACATCCTAAACGCTGCTGCGAATGCCAACGCAACATTTGTCGGAACGGCGGGAACAGCACCTTATTGTGGGTTGTATGTCGCACAATTTCGCCCGGATGCTGGAGAAACTGTTACGGTTGACCAAAAAGGAACCGCGACAGGGACAGGGACTTCGCAACAATCAGCTACCATATCAACAACCGGTGATGATGAAATAGTTTTGTCTGGCCACAAAACGTATGCTTCTGCTTCATGGACAAGTCCAACTATAGGCGGGGATGCTTCAACCGCTGTTATTTTCGCGAATGGTCTTACGGCTTTATATTACAAAATATACTCTGCTACTGCCGCGAACATTTATGGTGCAGTTACACACGCCAACAGCAATTGGGTGTGTAATATTATAAGTATAAAATCTACTGCCGGTGGTGGATCTTCCACTTCAAGTTCTCCATCAACAAGCGCGTCGTCGTCGCCAAGCCCTAGTGCTTCCCCGTCAGCAAGCCCTTCTGCTTCGCCATCAGCTTCTCCATCAACAAGTTCGTCGAGTAGCCCGTCGCCATCTTCGAGTCCTTCTGGTAGTGCTTCAAATTCTCCATCAGCAAGCCCTTCGTCGTCGCCAAGCCCGAGTTCGTCGCCTTCTTCGAGCGTATCTAATTCTCCGTCTACAAGCCCAAGTAGTAGTCCTTCGCCATCATCTTCACCATCAGCCTCTCCATCGTCGTCAATAAGTAGTAGTCCATCCTCTTCGCCATCCAATAGCCCGTCAAGCAGCCCGTCACCGAGCAGTTCTCCATCTTCTTCGATAAGCGCAAGCCCATCGTCTTCTCCGAGCCCAAGTTCTTCGCCGTCTTCGAGCGCGTCAAATTCTCCTTCTACGAGCCCGTCAAGTAGCGCGTCAAGCAGTCCTTCGGCATCACCATCACCATCATCTTCTCCGTCTGGCAGCGCATCTGCATCGCCTTCAGCAAGTCCAAGTGTAAGCCCAAGCGCGAGTCCAAGTAGTAGCCCGTCACCAAGCAGTTCGCCGTCTTCTTCGGCAAGCGCGTCTCCATCTTCGTCGCCAAGCACAAGCCCTTCTGGTGGAGGGTCTTCGCCGTCAGCTTCACCGTCAATTTCGCCATCGTCCAGCGCGTCGTCAAGTCCTTCTGCTTCGCCTTCACCGTCAAACAGCCCGTCGTCGTCGCCTTCGACAAGCGCGAGTAGTAGCCCTTCTACTTCTCCATCATCGAGTCCTTCGGCAAGCCCGTCTCCAAGTTCGTCTATATCAAACAGCCCATCGGAAAGTCCTTCGACAAGTCAATCAAGTAGTCCCTCTACTTCGCCAAGTACAAGTCCGAGCGTAAGCCCGAGTAGTAGTCCGTCTTCGAGTCCGTCGCCATCTTCCAGTCCAAGCGCGTCGCCATCGTCGAGTGCTTCGAGTAGTCCTTCGAGTAGCCCTTCTCCGAGTAGTTCTCCGTCTTTAAGCCCTTCGTCGTCACCGAGTAGTAGCCCTTCGACTTCTCCAAGCCCGAGCGCGTCTCCGTCAACAAGTCCGTCGATTAGTGCGTCAAATAGCCCTTCGTCGTCTCCGAGCCCATCTTTATCTCCAAGTGCAAGTCCAAGCACAAGTCCGAGCAGTAGTCCATCGTCAAGCCCGTCTCCGTCTTCTAGTCCGAGTTCTTCTTTGTCTTCAAGCGCCAGCGCGTCGCCATCATTAAGCCCGTCGTCTTCACCATCACCTTCGTCAAGCCCGTCAAGTAGCCCGTCAACAAGCCCGTCTGGACAGTCACCGTCGAGTAGCCCATCGACAAGCGTTTCTTCGTCTCCATCTTCAAGCCCGTCTTCGAGTCCTTCGACAAGTAGATCCGCGAGTCCGTCGCATAGCCCAAGTCAATCTCCATCGGCAAGTATATCGTCAAGCCCATCTTCTTCTCCGTCACCATCATCGAGTCCTTCGCACAGCATGTCGGCAAGTCCATCTGCGAGTCCGAGTTCGGGTCCAACTTCTCAAATTAAAATAGGAGAATATTTCCAGAATCTTGGAACAACAGATCTTCTTGACGGGTCTTTTTTGACGGCAAAAAGAGCTGTTCTTGGTCCTTCCGCGATTCTTGCCGAAAATGATACGTTCGAAATAATGAGTGATTATTCATTTTCCTATATTGGAACAGGGTCGTATTATAGGACGAGAATAGACGCGAATCCGATAACTTTAAATACTATATCTCCAATATCCGGCGGTGGCTTATTGTCGGAAGACAGAACGCTATCTGTTGGCGGATTGACCGGAATAGGATCTTCAAACAATGTTGTTGCAGTGAATGCAGCCGGTAACTCTTGGGCATACAAAAGCATTATTGGAAGCACCGGTGTAACGGTAACTCATACAGATAGTCAAATAACAATAGCTTCAGACGGAACAACCCCGGTAACAGACCACGATTTGTTGTCAAGTTCTCACCCAGATACGATAACAGGTTCTCCCGTTCGTGGTGATCTTATTACTGCACAAGAGGAAACGGTAAAGTGGAAAAAGTTAGCATTAGGTACTAATGGGTATTTTATAAAATCAAATGGAACTGATATTGTATGGGCAGCTCACGGTTTAACGTATAGTGATGTCGGAGCGCAAGCCGCCGACGCAGACCTTACCGCTATAGCCGGGATATCAATTGCAAGAGGAATGATGATAACGGCGCAAGGGGCGTCACCGGCATGGGCTGGTATGGCTATTAGCGTTCCAACAACTGGATTAATAAACTATGTTGGTGTTGCCTATGGAGATGTTGAGCCTGGATACAAAGCATTGTTTGACGCTACTGTTCCGAGTACGATTACAGAAAACGATACCGCGCTTGCCGGGAGCGCGTCAACCGCTGCAAGGCGAGACCATGTTCACGCAGCGCCAGAAACTTGGAAACCAACAACACACAACTTGCTGTCAATATATCATTATGATACTACTGGTGGAACTGTTAGCCGTGGAGATTTAATAGCTGGAATTGGATCAACACCAAAGTGGACAAAACTTGCTTTGGGAACTATTGGTACAATTGTTTCGAGTGATGGAACAGACGTTAAATACCAATCGCTATCAACGCTTGGAATCGCCCCGGCAAGCGCAATAGCTGGAACGCAATACCGAATCCCAAGATTCGCTACAACGAGTACGCTGGGAGATTCAAATATATACACCGATGCAGCGGGAACGATGGTCGGAATAGGTGTAGCTGCATCTGACGCGATATTAAAAGTGTATACCGCAGCTTCGGGGTCCAACGCTTTACGAATAGGAACGTCAGGATCTGGTGGTAGAGCAATTGATTTTGGGATTGGAGACGGATCAACCCCGGCAAGCGTTCCAGTGTCTGCCGGGTATATACTTGACAACACTTCTACCGGAATATTTATAGGTTCGGCAACTATATCAAATAGCTATTTATATATAACCCCGAGCGCTGGTATTGGTGTAAATACTCTTTCTCCATTAGCAAAATTACAAGCAAATGGAACAATAGTAACAAGTGACGAAGAGTTAATAGCAAATGAAGATATTTTTATTTTGCAGAAATGGGAGAATGACCCCGTCCAGAGAATGCAGGCAAATTTCGGTCTTCAAAAATATGAAACTGGTAGTTATGGAAAAACTCAATTAAACATTTCTCTGTGGGATACAACTTCGATATCTTCTCCGCTTGTTTCTATACGTAGCAATGGACGTGTTGGTATTGGGGCACCTACACCTGTTTCTTTTGTAGAACTCAGAAGGGCATCCGATGACGCTACTCATTGGTTCAGTCTTACATGTGATGGATTAACACATGGAATAACGACAGTATTGCCCACACATGCTTTTTTTAGTATAGATACACAAGACACATCAAAGGGTGGTGCTACTATTATGGGGGCCACTTCAGAAGATGATAGAAACCCCGTAATGTTATTTGGAATACTTGGTGCAACTGATGGTTTAGGACAAACAGTGGCTGCAATAAATATCAGAGGATCAAAACAAAACGGAACAACAATAACGGCAATAACAACAACAAAACCCGTTATTGATTTTACAAACAATAATACACTTTTAGGAAGATTTATTGGAAGCGGATATTTCGGGTTTAATACATCTGCTCCTGATAAGCAGGTAGAGATTAATTCTGCTACGGGAGATTGTTTAAGGCTCACATATAATGTAGATAATGGTTCTGCTACATATTACTCCGATTTCAGCGTATCAAATGCAGGACAATTATCTATAGTTGCTGCTGGCGGAATCTATTCAAATAATTTTGTTGGAATAGGGGCAACTCCCGATTCGAACGTAAGGCTATCTTTAGGTTCCAGTTCATCTTGGACAACAGCAGGATGGTTAAAATCTTTGTATTTTAATACCAATGATAGCGTAATGCTTTGGGATAAATCATCTGATAATTTGTATTGTGGATTCGGTCATACATCTAATTCCTTCTATTGGATCACTTCGACGGCAATAGATAATAGCGCCGTTGCAGGATATCCAATGTCTTTGACAAATGCCGGGGACTTGACTTTAGGATCAATAGCTCACGAAACTACTGATGTTGATAAAATAATAGTTTCAAGTTCTGGTCAATTAAAATACAGAACAGGAGCCGAAATTCTATCTGATATCGGAGGAGCTGGGGCTTTATCTGGAACTCAATACAGAATTCCTCGTTTTGCAACAACTTCTACTTTAGGCGATTCAAATATATACACCGACGCAGCCGGAACGATGGTTGGAATAGGTGTAGCTGCGTCTGATGCAATATTAAAAGTATATACCGCAGCCGCAGGATCTAACGCATTGAGGGTTGGAACGTCGGGGTCTGGTGGAAGAGCAATTGATTTTGGTATTGGTGATGGATCAACGCCAACAAGTGTCCCCATATCTGCTGGATATATTCTTGACAATACATCTACTGGAATATTTATAGGTTCTGATTCTGTATCAAATAGTTTTGTGTATATAACCCCAAGTAGTGGGATTGGTATAAATACTCTTTCTCCATTAGCAAAATTACAAGTAAATGGCACACAGGTTCCATCTACCCACCAACTTTTAGCCAACGAAGACATATTTATTATTCAGAGATTTGAGAATGACCCCGTCCAGAGAATGCAGGCAAATTTCGGTCTTCAAAAATATGAAGATTCGGATTATGGTAAAACACAATTAAATGTTTCTTTGTGGGACACAACTTCAATATCTTCTCCTATAGTTTCAATTCGCGGAAATGGAAATGTTGGTGTGTGCGGAGACCCGTCGTATAGATTTCAAGTTTTTGGTGGAAGCACTTCTCTTGCTCTTAACTATTTTCTTAATTTTGAAACTATAAAATATGGTTTTGCCAGTGCGACAATTAACTATTCATATTCTGGTTCAACTTCTTGGTATTTAATGAATCAAGAAGATAACAAAGCCTTGGCCACAATGTTAAATGGTGGAAATTTTGGAATAGGAACAGTTACTCCTCTTGCTAGAGTTCATATAGTTCAAAATATCGCTACTGCAAGAAACCAAATAATGATAGATCAATCGCCAGGGACAGGAAACGATACTCTCGGATACATAGGGTTTAATGCTTATCATAATGCTTCTGGAACACTAACGCACGCTTCCTCTAACGGAAGGGGCGCATTCACCATAGAGCATAGTGCGGCGGCTGCCAATAGTTCATTGGCAACATTTAGTTTGTTAAGCCCAACATTAACAGATGAGGGGTATTTTTCTTTATTCAACAAGTGTTTTGGGATAAATTCTCCTTCACCTACGCATTCGTTTGAGGTTCGAAACGTTGCAACCGATTCGTGGCTCGGTATTGAAATGGAGATAGAAGATACTGATTTTAGAAACGCGAACTATTATTCAATATCATCTACTGCCAGCGATTATACTCGACACCAATTTTATACTCACGATGGATTTAGCGAAACCGACCACCTCGCAATGTTTATTGATTACGATGGTTCTGTTGAGGTTAGGGGTCCGTACTTATGGGTATATAATGATTGGGGAACTTATTCAAAAGTAGTTTTAGAGTGTGGCGACACAGATATAACGTCGTCAAAATATTTGGGGAGCTTTGTTGTTAGGTCTAGGGATTCCAGCACCTATGGTATTGGTGAGTGCGCGAGAATCGACGTAAAGGCTGCTGCTGATTTCGGCGGAAGTGGTCGTCCGACGTATTTTTCTTTTTGTACTTCCGACAATAATAACAGTGGGCCTATCGAAAGATTCAAAATAGGTTATACTGGAATATTGAATTATGTAAGTCCCGTTAATGAGGGAACAACGGCTTCAAAAATATTAACGCTTGATTCGGCTAACAATATTGATTTTAGAACCCCGGCTGAATTGATTGTTGATATGGGCGGTGTTTCTGGAACGGGAACCGATAACTATTTACTTAAATACACTACAGGAGCAACTGGTGCTGTCGGTGATAGCAATATCGTTGATAACGGATCTTCTTTAAGGCTATTATCCTATACATACATAGATTCTGAAACAACAAATAATACCCCGTATGGATTAACCCTATCAAACAAAGGCGTTTTTACAAACGATATTACAACTAAATATGTAAATCCGTTTTATATAATAGCTGATATATCAATATCGTCAGGGAAAACGGTTACAAATGGAGTAAATGGAGCTTTTGCTGGTGCCGAAATAGTGGTACTAAGGGGGTATCCAGATGATAATGGATCGCTAGACGCACTAACGGGATTGTTGATATATCATGGTCACGCCTACACCTATCCTGGCGGCAGTACAGCTACAACAACAAATTCATACGGAATAAGACTTAGGCCATACCACAACACAACCACCAGCACTATAATAAATAGTTACGGTATCAAAATTGAGTCTCCTAATGTTGCCGATGGAGAAGCAACCGTAACTAATCAATACCCTATTTATTCGGCGTGGGCAGCAAAAAGTTATCTTGCGGGAGGTCTTCAGGTTGACGGAACGATTACTTGCGCGACAATAACACATGCAACTTCAATATCATTAACAAGCCCAAAGGTATATATCGGTTCAAGAACGATGGAAACAGATGAAGGCGGAAGGGCGATATTGTACACTGCTGGAGAAAATCTCGCAAAAGGAGAAGTTGTTTGCTTTCTTCAGGGTGGAACAGGTGGAAGGGTTTATAAGTGCCCGACCAGTGGAAATTCAGCCGATATGCCTATTGGAATTGTTTATGCTGACGCAACAAGCGGAAACTCTGTCTGGATTGTCTGTTCTGGTAGAGCAGAAGCTCTTCCGGAAGCAGGACTAACACTAACAATGGGGTATGTTTGCTCTGTATCAACAAGCACTTCTGGTAGGGTAACACAAGAAAATACACCATCAACCGTTCAGCACTGGAGAGAGTGTGGACACCCAGAGGCAAACGGATCTGCCAACGGGGCACTAACGTTTATAAATGTTCATTTCAATTGATATGATATTTTTATCATAAAACGAAAGGCATGAATTAATTTATTACTATATTAGTAGTGTTGCGTTTAAACAATTAAAGGAGAGAGTATGAAAATCTCGTTATCGAAAAGAGATGTAGTTCAGTCTTCGAGTGGCGTTGTCGGGACTCTTAATACGAATGTCCAGTATTCAGGAGAATTCGTCTATTGTTTGTCTCGCAATAAGCGGTATCTTGAACCTGAAGCCAAAAGTGTTCGCGAGGGGGAAGATGTCAATCTTAAGGCGTTTCGGGATCGGCTTAAGGAGATGGGATGCGAAAGCGGTCGCCCGAAAGACATTTACGATTCCGTTGTCGAACAGTTTAAGGCTGATATTGACAACAACGACAAGTATCTTGACGAAAAAGTTGAAGTTGAAATTTATCCGATAAGTCCCGATTTGTTTAAAAAGGAAAAGGGCGTTCCCTCTCTTTACGGGGAATGGATGTTTCCTTTGATTTCTGAAAAAAGCACATCGGACAAGTAAAACAGTATAAGGGAGCATTATGGATAGACCAAAATGGGCTAAAGATTACATGAAGCAGACGAAGGCGGTGCCTGACCAGGTTACGATTATAGGCTCCGGGGGTAGGCGGAATGGAAATACGATCCCATTTAATGGAGCTATGCAGAACAATGCTCCTTTTTACACTGGTTCCGGGGCGAATGGTGTAGTTGAACCAGACAAACCGGCAGCAATTGATTTTTCGGGGAAGAAACCGGCAGTCTATCATGAGGGAGAACTTGGTTTTGACGTTATTGGCGGAAGACAGATAATTCCAGCCGATCAAACCAAGGGGTTGGTTGTCCCAAAAACAGAAGATCAGCAACGACAACTTTCACAGATTGAGAAAAATGGCTTGCCCGGGTTTAAAGAGGGTGGATTAAACCCAACCGAACAGCATAACCTTGATATGATTCCTTCTTACGCAAATTACACGCCACCAAAAACAGTTCCAAACGAAGTAATTAACCCAACAACACCGACAAATTCCATTCTTCCGCCAGTCTTTAACTCATATAATTCACCGGCTACCGTAGCGCCAAACGACCTTCAAAGGATAATGGATAACCCTTCTCTCGCATTACCGAAGCCACCTGTAGAGACAAAAACAGCGATAGGTGCCGTTACTCCAACCACTCCTATTGTTCCGCAGATGACCATTGGGGCACCCGTAACGACGGACGTTTCAAAGATGGTCACAGGAACAAAGACCGATACGAATAATGTTACTCCACAAATTACTATTCCAATCGACCAGACACCCGTCACCCCGGCACCAGCTCCTGCTCCCACACCCGTTGAGCCTGTAAAGCTGGATGATAGTCAGTTTAAAACGGGATACGAAGACGCTTATAAGAAGCTGGTCGATGTAATGAACGGTATGAGTCCAACAGACAAATTGATTGCCGATAGGCTTCTTATGAATTACGACGCGGCTGACGCGGCCAATTCAAGGGCGACATATTCAAAGATATCGAATGATCCAAATATGTCAGACAGCGCGAAACGCCGACTTATGTTTGAGGTTGATAGAACAAGCAACACCGGGCGCTCGAACCTGCTTGGAACAATAGCTGAAAGCCAGATGTCAAATGCTCAGAATGCAGCCAAAGACGTTTTTAATTACGGTCAAACAGCCGAAAAATTCAACCAGACGACAAGGGACGCTGACTGGACGAGGGCGCTTAATTATTACGATCCAACCACTCCTGAAGGTCTTAAAACTCTTCAGGATATGTACGTTCAGAAGTTTGGCGGAACACCGCCAGACCTTTCCGAGCTTATTAAAGAGCGGAAATATCTTGATCTAAAACGTCAAAGCGAAGTCGATGCTTCATCCAACAATTCAATAACAAGTCGAATCGCGATGCTTTATAGTGGCGGAAAGAACTCTTTTGACGAAATAGCGAACGATGCCACAATAAGATCCGACGTTGCTTCTGCTATAAACGCCGATGATAAAACGCCAGAAGGAAAAGCGGCAATAACCGCTGAAATACAGAACAGAATTAATGCCTATCAGGTCGGAAATACTGATACATTCGCCGGGAATCTTGAAAAGCTGATTGGTAATGCTTTTGAAACGTTCGGGACCGAAGACGTTCAGGGTGGACATGCTTTTGTTCTAAATGATAATAAGATCAGAAACGCCGCAGCGGGATTCCTTGGGATAGATCCACTGTCTGAAAATATTAACGACCAACAGAAAATCAACGACTATATCAATAAGGTTTGGGATACTGGATATGCCAAGACGGAATCAAAAGCTATCTTTGAAAAGTGGAAATATAATTATTCTTCTTCTCTTGAAAATATGAAAGACACCCCGGGATGGGAAGGTATGGCGATTGCTACTATAGAGGAGCTGAACAATAAGGGGCAAATTGATTCTGATGGAAAAGTGCTTGAGGGTGCCGTAATAGATTGGCCGTGGAATGATCCCGACACATACTTTAAATTTACCGATTTCAACGGAAACAATATTTCTTATGATACCGAAGGAAACAAACCTGATGGATACGACAACCAAGTCGTTAAGGTTAATGGAAAACCATTTGAATATACCGACGCAGTAACCGGAGAAAAGTCGCAAATAACGTTTGGCGCAGCCCAAGCAGCGTGGAATGATGCAACTGCTTCTGAGAGAGAAGATTATTCCAAAAAAAAGGGATATCCCGATATTCAATCATTCCTAAAAGATAAATTTGGAACGACAAAGGTTGCGCAAGGGACCGTCTTTAATAACATGACTGATTATAATGCCGCGTATGAATCGGGCGATTGGAAGACCTATTTCGATGGTAACGGTGGAGACGTTCAGGATAACATAGCCGACAACTTTTCAGCCGGGACATATCCAGCGGGAAGCCAACAGGGAGACGAAAATACACCTATTCCAGCCGGTCAATTCTTGGTGTACGATAAGGATGGAAATACTTCTATCAAAAAATCGAGTGGACTTGACGCAAGAAATATCTACATGCAGTTAAGTACGGCAATCAAGGGTTCCCCGATGAATCTATCCGAATTCCAATCAGCATGGGGAGATGGATCAAAATACAGAATAGGAGACGATGGGAAAATATTGAATTTTACTGAAGAATTCAAGCCGTATGTAGACCAGAAAACATATCAAATTGACACCTCAAAAATAGATCCATCACAAGGTAAGATCCCTGACTCCGTTATCGACGCAACGGTAGTAAAACCGCCCGAAAAATTTGTTATGTCGGACGACCAGAGAAACGGAAACACTGGATCAAAAGAATACAAAACAAATGGTAGTAATGGCGGAGAAAATTGGAGTTTTAGAACAAGGTTTAACGATACAATTTACGAGCCAAATAAGTCTGATGGAACTACAGTATCGTTTAACAACGAGTTCAAAACATGGGCAGAAGATAACAGGGGAAGTTCTTTTGTATATAACGGATATACCTATACTATCCCAGCAAAAAATTCATTGTTTGGCGATCCGGTAAGTGTTGGAAAAGCCGCTCATACCCAGGGCGTTACTCTAAATGTAACAAGCTATGCTCAACCGTTTATTGTTTACGACGCCGACGGGAAACAAGTAAAATTAACTTTTGATACATACCCAGAATCAATCAAGGGTAAATTTTAAGGGAGAAATTAAATATGGCCGTTGTAACAATAAAACCATCTGTTAGCCTTACAAGTATTAATGATTCTCTCAAAACACCATCAGCAAGCGTATCTGATAAGCCTGTGTCTGGCGGTAATGGCGAAACTATAGATATGGCAAAAAACAAAGCTGCAACTTATGAAATAACGCCAGAAACAGCAAAAAGCGAAAGTTCTTTCGGGACCGAGCTGTGGAAACAAGTAAAAGATATTGGAGGAAACGTTCTTGCTTCCAACATGGCAAAGAACCCCGAGACGGCTCTTAATGAATACAATTCGAAATTAGCAAAATGGCAAGAAGAAGGTAAATATTGGATGGTCCCAGGGAGCGAAACAAAACCGTTCATAGACGACTATCTCGCAAACATGCCATCAGTCGTTGGGGCTGGAATAAAAGGGAGTACGTTTGGAAAAATTGGTAGTTCATTGGACAAAAAAACACTTATTAACAATCCGAATACTGGATTAATAGGTGGCGCTGTTTCAACTGTTTTATCTGGCGGAGCTAGCCCGGGAACCACAATGGCTGGTGTTGGTGCTGGATCGGCAGCCTCAAAAAGTGGAAAGAATACCGACGTTTCGACTCAAGACTTCATTAACCCAGCCGGATACCTTGCAAAGATGTTCGGTGCCAGTGATGATCAAGTAAATTATATATGGGGTAAAAGCACAGATGGATTTGTTAATGGCCTGAAAACTGGCGGAATTGTTGGTGGAGTTGTCAATGCAGGAATCGGGCTTATTCAGGGTATATTCGGATACAATGACGCTATTGAAGCTGACAGAGAGGCTCGCAAGCAGGCTTTGGAGAAGTACGAGAGAGAGCTTGCCGTCTGGACGTATAACAGAAATTCGAGAATTATAGCACAGCAAGAGGCTTTGGTAAATTCAGATATAGCTAGAAGAAAAGCAACTTCGGATACGGCTTTAAAAGATATTGAAAATGCAAATTCAAAAAAATTGGCCGCTGTTACTGCTATGAGAAACAACCTTGTTTCAGCGTTGACTTCTCCGGGCGCAACGAGCAGCCAAAACAGACAATCACGTTTGGCAAGATGGAGTAAATAATATGCCCACAGCAGCAGTTCCCTCTACAACAATAACTTTTATGCCGACTTCGAAGTATCCAAATCTTGAGAAGACGTTTCCTTCTCAGGAACCTATATCGCAGCCTATTCCTATGCCAGCGTATAAGTCGTTTGCCGAAAAGTCTGTGCTTGGTAATGCTGCAAACCAACAAGTCGCTACCCAGGCGGCAATAGATCAACAGCGCCGCGATGCTCAAAAGAGAATGCGCGGAATGTACGAACAGCTTCTTGCTTCTGGAACAAAGGCTGCCGATGGCATTTATAAAAGCGCAGTAGAAACGTACAAGGATGACAAAGATACTCATGGTCAGGGAATCGACTCTTGGATACCGCCAAAAGAGTTGTTCTACGACCAAGAAACCGGGCAATTCCTTCCGCACCAGTATTACCAGGCAGTATATACTGGAGTTCAAAAATTTAGAGAAGATGTTGCAAAAGCAAATGCGATATCAGGAGAAACTCGCCAAAGACAGATGATAGCTGGTGCACCGGCTGACGCCTACCGATCAGAAGTCGTCTCAAACACATTCGCCATTGCACCCGAAACCCCTATCGCTAAAGACGTTCAGGCCGCGTTTGGGGCTTTTAAGAGCGTCAACGATGATCTTAATAGGGCAAACGCCTTAAAGAAACAACACATTTCAGCGACAAGTAAGCGAACGACCGACAACTTGCCAGCGATACAGGAAAACACCAGAAAGCAGCAAAAGCTCGCCCAGGATCTCGGAAAGAATCTTACCCTATACAATAACGCCATCAACAAGCTAAACGAAGGGAAGGCCATAGGAGACATTCTTAAAGGGCAGTTGATTGCAGAAGGACTTACTGATGCAGATATAACGTTAGAGAACCTAACAGCCATAAAGGGACAAACGAACGACGAATACGTTAATGCTTTAAGAAGAG